ACGACCGGTGGAAGCACTTCGGCACCCAAGTGAATGAGTGCTTGTACGTACGGTTTGATGGCGTCCAGGAACGCTTTGATCGTGTCGACCAGCGGCGGAATGATTCCGCCGAGATCGGTGAAGATTTTCTTGAGATCCGGTCCGGCCGCGACGACCATGTCGCCGATTTTCGCAGCGATCTGCGCGATGCCGTCTTCGAGCGGTTTGAGAACTGGCGTGAGTACGTCGATAATAACTGCGGCGATACGACCGAATTGCTCGAGCAGTTTACCAGCGAGCGCAAGAATTCCGCCGAGATCGTCACCAAGCGTCCCGGCGACTGGTTGCAGAGCGCGCAAACCCCCAGTCAAACCATTGAACAACGCGGTGACGCCGGGCGCAGCGCGTTCGGCGAGCGTAAGAAGTTCAGGTCCAAGAATCTTGATGCCATCTACGATCGCCGTGAGTGGGCCACGCAGTGCAGTTGCGGCGTCGGCTACCGTCTTGAAGAAGTTGGCGAGGTCTTGCTTGCCCTCCGCGCTCTTCAAAAATTCGTTGGCGCGTCCGGTGAGATCCTTGAAGGTTGTCAGCAGTTGCGTACCGTATTGAACTCCCGCGCCAAACACGGATTTGAGAATTCCGGCGATATTTCCGAGAATTCCGAACAGCAGTTTGAGCGTGTCGATCGCCGTCTGAATAAAACGGTTCAACGATCCGGTCTGCGCAGCGTTCTGGACGAATTTGTTGACCGATTCAGCGACGTTCGAAAATCCCGTGGCGAGCTGCGGCAGAAACGCGGATCCATAACTGACGAGCGTCGTGAACATTTGCGTCAGCTGCAAGATACCGGGTCGCATGTTGGCGAATGCGATTCCGATATTGTTAAGAATCTGACCCATCTGCTGCGCGGCTTGAGGGGTCGAGAACATACCGGCAATATCTTTGATAATGCTATTCATCTGCGTGGCGATACCGCCGAGTCCGGTCTTGAGAACCGGAAGCTGCACATTCGCCAACGTGACGATCGATTGACCCAGTCCAGCGAAGAAATTGTCCTGGATCGTCGTTTTGACGTCTTTCCAGGCGTTACTCAGACCACGAACTTGCGTGACGAAATCGCGCGCGTTCGGCGACAGTTTGGCCATTGCTTCATTGACGGCCTTCATTGCCGGATCGCCCTGTTGCAGCGTATGGTTCAGCTGCTCCTGGGCTTTCGCCGCGTTTTCGATCGCGTTTGTCAGCGCTTGCTGAGATTGCTGAACGTTGTATTGTGAATCAGCGACACCCTTATTGGCCGATTCGACGGCCCTTTGCGCTGATACGACCTGCTGGGATCCTTCGATACCCTTTTGATTTGCAGTCTGAACCTGATCTTGAAGCTGTTTATTGTGCTCTTTGACCTCGTCCAGATGCTGCAACGACTGCCGATAGTTGAGATCGGCTTCCTTACGTTGCAGATCGGTCGATCCGGGCGTGGACATGACCTTGTCCAGATTTTGTTTCGCCCGAATGATCGCAAGGTTGGCTTCTTCCTCGGTGAGCGCTGAACCCTTGAGTTGCAGATTCAGATCTTCGAGGGAATACCGTGCGTCCTTGTACGCTTGCGTAAGGCTTTCTTGCGCATCCTTTGCGCGTTGAACGGCTTGAGTCTGATTGTACTGCGCTTCAGACACGTTATGAATTGCAGATGCGACGCCTTGATTCGCTTGTTTGACGGCGTCCTGCATGCTTTTTACTTGTTGCTGATACTGATATGCGCTATTCGCGGCATCCTTCTGTTGCGCAGAGTAAGCCTTGAATGCATCAGCGACACCACTGGTAGCAATTTTGACCGTGGCTATTCCAGCACCAGCCGCTGCAGCTACAGCTGGTATCAGAGCCAGCGCGCCGCTGATTTGTGACAGTACGCCGACAACGCCGATCAGCTGACCCGATACAGCTACAGCAGCGAGAGGCGCCAGTGCTGCAGCAGCGGCGATACCAATCGCTTGCAGCATTCCGAGAACGCCGCCAAGCGCGCCACCTGCGCTACTGAGCGCCGAAATCGATTGACGCGCAGCGTCTGCCGCGGCCTTGGTTTTATTCGCATCATCAGACGATCTAGAACCGGTGAAACGACCGCCGGAGTCACGCGTGACTTTCGACTCGTCCCAACCACTGGACGAGCTGGCTCGAAGCGGCGTTTGCGGAAGATTACGTGCACGGGAACTGCGTCGCTGTTCAGCGGCCTGCTCGACCGCTTCAGTTTCGCGAATCGCGGAACGCACTTCGCTGTTGAGCTGTTCACGATATTGGCGACCGTATTGCGTACCGGCGTCTCTACCGGAATTACTCGCTTTATTGCCGAGATCGTTGAACGCATTGTCCAACGCGGTATCGATGCCGCCGCCCTTGAGACCTGTCTTGAATCCCTCGGCGTATCGTCGCCCGGCTTTCGCGCCAGCAAGAAGCGCTAACGGTTCGACTTCATCGAATGCGTCCGTAATCGCGTCGCGAATGTCTTGCCGCAGCTGTTCTGTAACAGCGCGGAGGACGACATACGCAGAACCAACCTTGTTCGGCGCAGTCACTGTCGTCCTCCCTCGCTATATCCACGCTATCCGCGTGGCATTTCCTTCAACCCCGGGATTGCCGGCTGAACTTCTCCCGCGGCCTCCATCTCCATGACTTGTTCGTCAGTGAGATCGAGTTCTTCGATTTTCTCCTTGAACGATTTTTCGGCGTCGATTTCTTCGCGAGTCATGGTGACTGAGCGCGAAATTAGTGCGTAGCAGACGGATACGAGGGCGGCGGCGTCCAATTCGTCTGAGGCGAGGTCGACTCCTGAGAGAAGGGCCCGACCGTACTCCCAGAACCAGTTGGCGTTAAGCCACCCGAGGAGGGTTCGGGTGACTCGATAGGTTTTCCCGAGTACTCTCCGATCAGCCAGGTGATGATCTCTGTCAGAGTTGTGAGCGGAACCGGCGGATCCGACTCCAACAAATAGTTCATCAAACGATCGCGGTCTTCGGTGAGCGCCGCGAATTCGATGAACTTGATCATTTCCGTGGCAGAATCAGTGTCGTCCGATGATCCGTCCATCGCCTTGATCAGCATGAGCAAGCGAAGTCCGGAGATACTTCCCCGTACACGGAATTGCTGATCATTGATAGTCATGATCATCGGAGGAACACCACCGGGGATCGGAGATCCACCGAACGCCTTTTCCTTGATTGTCATTTCTGTCTGCCTCTCAGTCAGTTACTCGCTGTCTTGTCTGTCTGTGTCGTAAATCTTTGTCAAGGCAGCGGAGTAAATCCGGTGATGCCTTGAGTCGCCGCATCGGCAAGAATGTTTTGAATCGCCGAAAAACGCGTTGGGAACTGCGCGCTTGTAACTCCGATCAAACCCACATTCGCTTGATTCGGACCAGAAGCGTTGTATGCCGGCCCACCCGAATCGCCGGGCATGATCGGCGCAGTTGCACCGAACGGCGAACCGGTGAAATTCACCCATCCGCATGTTTCCTGCGTTACCTGACCGAATTTGCACATATGCTGAAGAAGCACCGGTGCAGAGCCAATCGAATTGACGTGTGTACCGTTCGGCAATTGATTAGATACGGTCAATCCAGAATTGATTTCGAAAAATGCTCCGTCGTGACTCAAGTCTTGCGGAGAATTGGTGTAAATCGTTGGAAAACCAGTGGGAGCGGTGATCCAATGCCCAATAACCGGACCGTTTCCATCGATTCCCGCGCTCTTGACGTCCGAATTGGAGTTCGGTGGAATGCAATGACCGGCAGCAAGACCGAGAAGACGGCCAGCAGAATCATGACCTACAGCAGTGAGTGTGCACCACGATCCGCCATTGAGCGGTCCTCCGTTCGTCGCAATTGACATTCCCGGATGAACGTCTGCGATACTGTCTGCGTTCGCTGTATCAGCTACGGCAAATGGCGCAATCACGATCGCCGCTACGGCGATGAATCGTGCGAGATGCTTCATTGAACGATCTCCGATTACGTCAGGGAAGTGGGGTGAAACCGTAGCCGACGGTCGACGGTCCACGCGCAGTCAGATCGTCCATAACACCGATCATGCTAGTGAACTGACTTGTCGGATTGATGAATGGATTGATGGCAGAGTTGATACCAGCGAATCCGCCATCGATAATGACGCCGCCTCCGGAATCACCGGGAATGATCGTCGCTCCCGAATGAATTGTGTTGTTCGAAAACGATGCGATCGAAGCGCACGTGTAACCGGAAACCTGACCGTATTTGCACATCTGCTGTCCGACCTGCGGAACGTTCAGATTCAGATGATCGAATTTCGTACCGTTCGGAGCGACGTTCGTCAATTGCACGACGTTCGGATCCAGTTTGATTATTGAGTAATCGAGTCGAGAATCAACTGGCAGCGTGGTTTGACCTTGCGGATAACTCGTCAACGTCTCATACGTGCCGATCTGCTGACCGGTTCCGTTCACCGTATCGCTGAGGCGAACCGGAAGATGCGCGATGCTCTGCGGAGCGTAGCAGTGACCTGCGGTGATCGCAACCATGTTGCCGGCCGCGTCGTTACCGACAGCCGCTACAGTGCACCAGGATCCACCGCCGTCGAGCGGACCGTTTTGCGTTTCGATGGACGTGCCCGGTCCGACAGTGACCTTGGTCCCGGGCGGAGGAAGCGGCTGACCGTACGTAAAGTTGATCGCATTGCTGGTACCGTCGGGTGTTGTGACAGTAACCGCGACAGTTCCGGATCCCGCAGGAATCGCGGCGACGAGTTGGGTAGCGGTGCCCGAATAGGATGTCGATGTGCTACCGAATTTGACAGTGGAGAACGGATAGAGATTTGTGCCATTGATCGTCACATTGCCTGGAGGATTCGCCTGAGTTGGCGAAATCGAGTCAATGTGCGGCGGCGTACCAGCATGCGCACTTGTTGCTGGCATTAAAAACGCGAACCCAAGAACCGCTAGAGTCGCGATGACTCTGGTTTTGATCACGCTCTTCCCTTCGGTTTCTCTCACTCAGTTCACTGCTTGTGTAAGCCAGCGAGTCAGATATGGACGTGGTCTCGTACCGGGATGATTGACTTTTGCAGCGTAGACAATCTGGCCGTTGACCCTGAACCGGAGCGCTTTCGCACGCACCGGACGAATAACGTGAGGACGTGAACCCTCATGCATGATGTAGCCGTATCCACGCTTTGCGGCGGGCGGTGCGGGATTCGCGCCAATACGCGCTTCCAATTCACCAGCAGCTTTTCCATACCACGTGTCAATCGAGCGAACCAGTGCGCCAGTACGAATCGGTGCATCGGCTTTACCATTCACCTTGACGAATTCGGCACGTCGTTTCATGTCTTTACCAACAAGACCATTCCACGACTTGAATACGTCATCGAATCCGTCGAGATTGACGTTGACATTGGAAAATCGAATCGTCGTCATGGAAGCGCCGCCGTAATCGCCATGGTCGTTGCGTTCATTCCGCCTTCGGAAGGCGCAAATGTAATCGACGCGATGATATTTCCGAATAAGTGTACAGCAGCCAGTTTGTCGGCGGCTACTAAAAGCACCGCAGCATCAGACGATGATGTTTTGAACGCCGAATCGAGATCATCGACTGAAACGGTTCCATTTCGCTGTACTCCCGGTCCGCAACGTACGATTGCAGCTTCGAGATTAACCGACCATACGGGCATACATGTCACCGATGGCGTAAGCATTCCTGCTTGTTCCGCTCCCGGCAAACCCATCGTCAAACTCGTCACTGTGACCGATGTTTGTTCGCAGTCGTAGACCGCTTGACCGGACGTCACAAATTTTCTCGACGGAATATCGACGATAAGTTCCATCGCGGCTTCATTGACAAAATCCAGAAGTTCATTCGCGAACGTATAGACACGCGAAATTCCAGCAGAGTCGGTACCATCGCTCTGCATTCCTACGTCGATAGGAGTTGGATCCGTCATGTCGCCACTTTCACTGGACTGCTGTTTTCGGTCGCCGTTTAGAATGGCCCGACCGCGCATGTCGCGCGGGTACTGCGTCCAAGTGTTTTATTGTGGCTGGCGAGGCCGAAGAACGGCACGTCGCTCGTTGTAATTGTACGCATAGCGTGAGTAGCGTTGCGACTCGTCATTAAATTCGACAGGTAAACGCAGCAACGTACGCTGAGTGCGCTTCTCATTCGTCAGACCGGTAAGTCGATAATTTTTATCGTCATAGACGAAAACGGACGTCCAGAGCGAATCTAGACGTCCGTTTTCTCCAGTTATCTCACTCGACAGTGACGTCCGAACGGGAACGACGCTTCGGCTTGCTGTCTTCGACAGCATTCGCAGTTTCGGTCGCGTTTTCTTCCGTCGTCTCGGCGGATTGATCGCCGGCGTCCTCTTCACCCATCTGTTCTGCAGTTGCGCCCGGCATGCCGACACTCGGATCGCGTTCCTCTTGCGCTTCGGCGCTCGTCGTCTCGTATTCCGGTACAAGACCAGCGTTGATCTCCGACCAAGTCGGCTGTTCGAGAACCGGACCGGTGTCTTCCGGTACATCGCCGTCTGGAAGCGTTCCTTCTTCGCGTCGCTGTTGCACCAGTTCAGCGTGAGTCCGCGGGACGCTTTCGAACAATGCGGGATCAGTCAGATCCGGCGATTCGATACCGTGACCGGTGTCCGGCGGATAGACATCGAAGTCGAACGCAAGCTGACCGTCCGGTTCGGAGATCAGATTCTGCGTCTCGTTGTTCGGAACGTTCTCGTGCGGGAACGGCCACTGTTCCGGATCAGCGAACGGTCGTGGACTACTTTCGCTCTCGGTATTGTCTTCGACCGTAGTGTTTTTCTCGACCGTAGCGTTTTCCTCGACTACGTTCTCGTTTTCGGTCGTGCTATCTGTCGCCATCATCGTGTCCTTTCCCGGATTGACGTCTACTGGTTTGCCTGTGTCGTGCCGTGTCGACGTGGCGGCGGAAGGACCTGGCTGATCACCCTAGCCGGACGTCGCGCTTTCGACGGATTGAACGCCATCAGCACCTCGTCTACTTCGGCGATTCCCGTGCGTCCGTCGTTCAAGAAGTCCATCGGTGAAACGATGTCCATCGAAATTCCCTGACGTGAAATACTCTTGACACGTTCGGGAAGTTTGCATTCGTCGGAACCGTCCAGCAGAAGCCGGAATTGATCCGCCAAGAAATCGATTGCGAGACCGACGCTCGCCGGAGGCGGCGAACCGTACGTATACGTGACGACAATACGTTTCGGCATCGTGCATGGCGGAAGAAATGGAAACGGCGACCAATACGGTCCGTTGTCACCGGTCCATGTTCCCGCGAGTTTCATCTCGAGACGATAGCCATTGACAAGAGTATAGTCGATCTGTGTTGTCGGATCCACGTCCGACGTGACTGATGTAATCGTACTGACGGGACGTCCGGACAAATAGACGAAACTTTGTCCAGGTGGAAGTGCGATTTCTTCAGTCGTCGTGACAGCAGGCCAAACCCAACGTCGCCCTAACAACTCGTACATAATACGAGATGCGATGACTTCGACGTTCGAAATATAGTCTTGGGTAGCCATTTGCTGTCTCCGTTTCCCGTACTGCTACGGTCGCTCGCTGTGCAGTCGATTCGTAATGAACAGACGGCATGGTCAGCGAGCGACCGTGACAGACTAAACGATACCCTGCTGGATAATCTGCGCAGTTACGGACGGCGACGTTCCACCGGTGAGGGCGGTACTGTCGGCGGTCATAACCGGCAGCGGAGTTCCAGCCAGCGTTCCGGTGAAGGAAGCCTCGAACGGGCTGTTGTCCTTACGCGGCGAATCAGTAGTACCAGCGGTACCGGTGTCCGTGTAAGTGGTTACAGCGCCGACCGTGGAGATCAGCTTGTTTTCTCCGCCAGCGGTCGTTCCACGGTAGATCTTGTACGCGGTCGCTCCGGTGACTGCCGACCAGTTGATCGGCTGTTCCTGGTTCGACGTGAGCGTAGCGGTGAGCTCGTTCGACGCAACGCTCTCGATTCCGTCAGCGTCGACTGCAGCGATCACCCAGTAGTACGAACCGGCCGTAAACGTTCCGCCAGTTGTCGCAGTACCGAGCGTGATGACCGGCGCGGTAGGTCCGGTGCTTGCTACGGTGACGTTGCCGGCACCGATCGAGCTGAGCGCGGTCAGCGCAGACTGAACGTCGGTCGCAGTCGCGTTGTATGCGATCGGCGACGTCAATGCACCCTGGAAATTGAGCTTGAACGTGCCACCGGTCGGCTTGCCGTTGATTACGATTCGCTGAATCTCATCAACCGGTGCCGGAGGCGGTCCCACCAGTACGTAGTCGTTGACGCCGGTCGGTGCAGTTGCGGTACGCGCATATTGGAACGCACGATCGGTCTCATACACCCAGTCGCCGCGTGCGCCAGCGCCGTACTGAACGTTACCTACGCCCCAGCCCTGGAACTGGTTGGCGAGCATGCCATTTTCCATCTTGCGCTCACCGGACAGATACATCTTGCAGTACGGGAACACCCAACGCCAGAACGGATTGACCGGCGCGGGACGACCCGCCACGATCGCCCGGGACCAAACTTCGATGGCACAACCGTTCGGGTTCGCATCGACACCGGAAACCGGAGCCGCGTAACCGATCGGAACGTTGCTATCGGTCGGTACGAGAACGTCACCGCCAATGACCAGAGCGTGAAGCTCCGGCGAAGGCGAGCAGATCTCGAGAGTCAGGGTGACGCGCTTGAGAACGTCGGGAGCCTGGTAGTATACGCAGACGGAACCGTCGGCGCCCTTCTCCTCGATTTCCTGACCCTTGGTGTATTCGGGGGTGAATCCGAGAGTCATGAATGCGTTCGTCACGAATGACGAGTTGGGACCCTGCATCGGGGTACCGTCTGCGTTCAGCCGCGTGACCTGGATGGCGACACCCTGGACACTGGCTGCGTGGTCGGAATTAGCCATGTCTCCTTGCTCCTAACTCGGGCCGCTCATCACGAGTCGGCGACTCTGACCGCGATGCCCGGGTCGAACTCGATTGACGCCAGGCGCGAGACTTCGTAGTAGTGTCGGTTCAAATCCATGTCAAATGTCTCGATCATATTTATCGAGCCGAGCCGAATCGTGACTGGACCGGTCACGGCGATGGCGTTTGCCGGATAGCCGTGAGGCACTACGAACGGAAGTTGCAAACTGGACAGGCCCAGCTGCAACGACATCGCCGACTGCCACCCGAGATGAATGACCGGTTGCAATGCTGGCCATTTTGCGTATGCGCGTTCAAGAGCCGCACCGACGATCGTGTATGGATCGCCAGTTCGTGTGATAACTTCCACATCAGGATGCTCGAGGTACATGTCCCCGGTCACACCGTCGTATCCGTTCCACAACGCATTCGAGATTTGCCATTCGGACGCCGAAGCCAGTGCTTGCTCCATGAAATCGGCGTAATCTTCAGGCTCGCACATCGGCGGTACGATTCCGTACGCTGTGCATGCGAACGGTTCCGTATCGCGTCCGAGCGCATACGATGCGGGAGCCAACGCATTGCTGCCGTGGGTGGTGATAGACGCAGTTGCGTTCGGCGATGTTCCACCGGTAAGTCCGGTGTTATCGGCCGTCATAACCGCTTCATCAACGCCGGACAGCGATCCGCCGAATGTAACGACCCAAGGCCCGCCGTCGGGTCCCATGACAGTTACGGTCGCGTTCGGCGGGGCGATAGCCTGCAAGGCCGACTGTACACTTGCTGCTGAAGCGTTGTACGCCAACGGTGTTGTCGTACGGTTATTGAATTCCAGCGTGAACGTTCCACCCGTAGGCGTACCGTTCATTGTGACAGTCTGCTGTTGATTGGTCGGGGTCGGCGGGTTGCAGATGCTTTGGGTCTGCAGGCTGATACCACGAGCGAATGTGTCGATTGGCCTCGGACCGCTGGTCCAGGTGCCGTCGCCTTCGATGACGTCGAACGTTTCGAAGAATTTCGCCATGCTCCTGCTACCCTCCTCTCCGCTTGTTCGGATATCGATCTTGTTCCGTTGGTTACACGCCCGGGCAGCGAAGAGACAGCTGCCCGGGCGGCGCCCTTACTACGGAGCGAAGATTGTCGATCCGGAGACGTTCGCGACCGGAGCGAGACCGATCTGCGAGGTCGTGGTGATCTGGAGAGATTCGGTACCGACCTTGGCGATACCCTCGAAGGTCTCAACGAACGTACGGTAGTCGTTCGTGTCGATCAGCGAGGAATCGCGGACGACGCCGAGATCCAGAATGCCACCATCGAGGAAGAGGAACGTGCCCTCCGCGAACAGCCACCACTTGATGGTCGCCGGGAAGTCGTTCAACGCGCCCGCGCTCTGGCTGGAGAACGTGTCGTCCATGTGCCAGGTGATGTTGATGTTGCGAGCGTCCAGCCACGAATTGATCGTTGCGTCGGTTTCGGCCAGTGCCTCGAAGTGAGTCGATGCCGCGATGTCCTCGCGGATCGCGTCCAGTACCCATTCCGGCATGATCGCGCGCAGCTTGACACCACGCGGAACGCGGTTACGGTTGCGGTATGCAGCCGCAGCGCGTGCGACGGCCCGCAGAATATCGCGTCCGTAACCGGCGACGTACGAGCTGGTGACCGCGGTCGACGCAGCTGCGATCTTGTTGAGCAGCGACTGCTCCGCGAAACGAGCGTGCTGAACCAGCGCCAACTGGTTGTGACGCTGTACCAGCTCGGGGTAGGCGCGGGATACCAGGTTACCGAAGACCAGCGACAGCGTGACGGCGTCGGTAGTCGCGGTTACCTCGGAAGCGCAAGTGACCTGCAGGTGCGGCTTAACAGCCGGCGACGACGGGCTAGCGTCGTTGGCCGCAGTCCACAGCGAGATAGCGGACGTGTACGCGCCCAGTACCGGAGGCTGGATGTAACGGATACCGCCGCGGGTCGCGCCGAATGTCGGCAACGAATCGCGAACCGGCCGGATGTTCGAGCCGACACCGTAAATGTCGTAGTTCACCGGAAGCGGGGCGCAATAGCCACCGGACGCGGTGATCGCCTGTACGCTCGCGATGTTGTCGATCTTGGTCATGTTGCCGAGAACGTCGCTGCGATCCAGCTGACGCTCGTTCGGAATCGATGCCCGCAGCGAAACGACGGTACGCTTCTCACCGTCGCCGCCGTGGGATCCACGAACGCTATTGATCTTTTCGACCATGGCCTCGTCGATCGCCATAGTGGAGTCGTACTGCGCTCCTGCGATCAGGCCCTTGATGTCCGCGCCGGCGACGGGTACCGAAGCGATGGAAGCGACTACAGGAGCCTGAGCCTTTTCCACAACCTCGACAGTATCGCCCGGGACGGTCACAGCAGATGCTGCCATCGCCAGCTCCTTGCTCTCCTCGATGTTCGCGCCCTCAGCGTCCTCGGCGCCGGGGTCGTTGTTTTTCTCGTCGCCGTCAGCTTCACCTTCGGTTTCGGTTTCGCCTTCGGTTTCGCCTTCGGTTTCGACGCCTTCATCATCACCTTGTTCGGCGAGACGAGCGGCTTCTTCCGCATCAACCGACGAATTCACGTCATTGATGAGTTCTTCGAACATTTCGATGCGCTGGACACCCATGAGTGCGTACTCCATGGTGTCGATGTCTTCGGTCTCATCGGCAGCCTCGAACGCAGCGATCAAATCAGCGCGCAGTTCTTCGCGCTCGTCTGCGGAGAGTGTCTTGAGCGAATCCAGGCGCTCTTCGAACGTCGCCATCTTCTCCTCCGTACTCGAGAAAGTCTCGACAACTGACAATAGATAGTCTTGTCGACTTATGACTTCGATTCGAGGTACCGGAGACCGGGCGCTCTGGACAATGGTAATCACGTCTAATGAATCATTGCGACCCACCGTTAGTATTTAAATTTGTCGCGTCTGGAAAATCGCACAAAAAAGCCGGAACCCGATATTTCGAATTCCGGCTTTTTGTTTATCAGATCGCTACTAAGCCGGCTTTCCCGATGCTTTTGCAGCAGTCTTCATTTTCTGCTTGTCCATCATCATCTTCAGTCGACGGTGACGCTTCGCGTTCAGTCGTCCGCTGTCGATGTCGCGATCCACGCCACCTTCGGTATCGTTTGTCACATCCTCGCCGGTGTCGGCATCTGTCGGAGCGGAATCGTCATTTCCGTCACGTGATCCGTTGTCGGGATCATCGACTGCGCCGGTCGAACGACTGCCCTTGGTGCCTGCCGCGGCCATCGAGGTGAGACCCTCATCCTCGTCTGCCTTGATCCGACGTCGTCCATGTGCCGGATTTGTGCAGTTCGAATCACACTGATCGATGGTGTGATTGAACTCGGGACCGCGGTCACGATCGCGTGCGTCGGTGTTGTGCACCACAGGAATGCTCGGATCAGCGTCTCCATCGAAGTCGCCGTCGCCGTCCATGCGGGATCCGTTCGGACCCTGATCCATGGTCTTCATTCCGCTATTACCGTCGCCGACATCCCGCATAACACCTTGTTCACGCAAATCCGGCTTAGGTTGACGCTTGGATTGCGTATCGATACCAAGACCGTCCTGATCGGTATCCTTCATTTCACGTGAATCGTACGAATCGTTGACCGTATCGTCCGGCGTGAGAACGAGCAGAACGTTACGACCGTCGTCGTAGGTCACACGAAGCATGTCCGGACCGGCTGCAGGTGCAGCAGCGGTAACAGCTTCATCAGTCGATTCGGATACCCGCTCCGAATACAGACGCGGCTTTTGATCGATAGGTGTGAGATTGTCGTACCAGTTACCGTCATCGGTCTTCTGCTCGTCGGCGACGCGTTGTCCACCGGCGACGACAGACTCAAGATCCGCGACGCGTGCAGCGACCGACTGGAGCGCCTCCATGACACCAGCCTCACGCTGCAGTTCGTACATCGCAGCAGCACCCGCAGCGACAAGTGCGGTGAGTTCGCCGGATGCGACCATCGCCCGAGCGACAGGGAAACCGGGAGTATTGACCTGACAAACCGCGACCAGTTCGAGTCCGTTATTAATCGGACGCCAGTCTCCGGACGGCGCCGAAGCTCGCAGAGACCGAATCTGCTCCTCGGATACACCTGGACGCAGACCACCGCTGACCCAAATACCGTGCTCGTCTTCACCGCACGCGACATCGGCAACTGCAGAAGCCGTATCGTCGTAGTGCTGTACCGCTGCGCCTGCATCAGCGTTCAGAGGAGCGTGCCCACCAGCGAGTGTAATTTGACCGACCGGTACCTCGTTTCCCGCATCGGTCTTGAGCATACCGGTACGGAAAAATGCGTAATTGGATTGGGAACGTGGCGGTTTAGTTCCAGGCGGTAAACCGATATGTGAAACTTCCCACGGAGCGATATGTCCATAAATCTTTCCATCAGCCGTAATTGTAATCGGCGTCGGCCGCGACAATTTCGGATTTTGGAACCAATCATCTGGCGGATAAAGCGGGCCGCCAGCTGCTGTTAGCGCATTGTAGACCATGGGGCTGTTGTCCACGAGTTCTTCGTACACCCCGTCTACGAGACGCAAGGTCATAGTCTCGGTCCCTTCCGTTGACGACGGCGACAGTGGACGCCGCATTCGTAGCAAATTCTACGTACTTATGCGTCAACGGAGCGACTCACCGTTAGGAGACGGTGAATATAGATGAATAACTAAAGTATTAGTGTTTTTTACCTGTTTGTTCTGTCGGAGCGTGTCCTGGCCAAAATCCGGTTGCACGATGGTGCAAATTGGCACAATATCCGTCTACTTCGTGTGCTGGAAGATATTTTCCAACAGCGCGACGACAACGATCGAAATCACCGGGAACGCCCCATCTAATCTTCGCAACAGCGCGCGGATTACTCGTCCAATATTGCTTGAGACGTTCGGCGCCTTCTAAATGACCTTTTGCACGATCGCTCAATGATTGACTTGCGTCGGCGATCAACGGCTCGCTATTTGCGATGAATCGCTGCTCTTCAGCGAGCAAAGCAGCCGGAAGCAAAAGCTGCATAATCGATTCAGATGCGCGTAAACTTGCAAGCAATGATAATGCGGACTTCATAGACGTCCGTCGAATGTCATATGTTCGCTGCGTGGCGTGTGTATCGGCAGCTTCGATTGCCGCGGTGAGCGACCAACCGTTTTGTGTATCGGTACTACTCCAACGCACGTGCGCGGAATTGCATGCGCGCAAGCGTGCGGTTTGTGCAGCGCTCAATCCAGTGCAATATGCGCGATTGAGTTGCGCTGCAGCAGTCATTCCCTTACTTGCGGTTTCTTTTCCGCCGCTGTTAGCTGCAGTCGCTTTACCGGTTTTACCCGGAACGATTTGCTGTTGCTTGACGGGTTCGTCCATCAGATTATCGCCAGCTTGTGCGTCGCCGTCGCCTGACGTCGTAACCTGTTGTGCTTGTGATGCATCGGTCTGTTGCAGAACGGAGCTCAGCGTATCGCCCTGTAATTCGACCAATGGAGGTGGGGAAACCGACATGAGCGAATCAAGCGTGGTCTGATCGAGCGTCCACGCCCCACCATTCCGAATATAGACTTGAGGACCGGGCGAAATTTTGATGACGCTCATAACCGCAGTCGTATCCGTGGGATCCACGATCGCGTAAAAATGGGAACCGTCATCGATGTCACCAGGAGCGACTGCAGCGATCAACGGTACCTCGTCCAAGAACAGAATCGGAACTTCTTCGTGAAGCAGAACCGACTGATGACCAGATGTGAAAGCGGACGCGGTAAATGCGAGAAGATCGGCGTCGAGCGCAATACCGTCACGACCGACCAGCGAGCTTTCGACCGGTACAGACGTCCATTCACCAGCAACGGTGAGAACTTCTGCCCGCGCGAAATCGATGTCACCGTTCGGTACACGTACGACATGCTCAAGAATACGTGGCTCGTTAGCAGCTGTCAGACCGACGTAGAGAAACGCATTATTATCGTAGCCAATACGTTCGAGTTTGACGTCTCGATCGCGCTCAGCATTTCTGATCAGTCCGGAAATAATTTTCTCAGACCATTCGCGACCTTGTTCGCCGCCGAATGCACTAGCTGTAATGGGATCGTTCGTCTTTTCCCATACGTGCAACGCTTCTGAAGCAGTGACGCGACCCAACGTGACAAGCTTGAGAACAAGATCACGATCGTGTTGAGTCATAGACGCAGTGGACGGCGCGGAATACACGCTAGCGGCCACGGTCGCCACGTCACGTGGAACCGAATACGTGCGCTCGCCCGCGCTCTCCCATACAATTACGTCCGCGTTGGTCATTTCTCGTCGCCCTTCTTCCTACGCGTCTTATCCTACGTTGGATTCGACGTGGACGGCTTATGAGCGCTGTCGAATCGTTTCATACGTTCGGCGTGAGATTCGTCCCTGTTCGACGCAGCCCATACGAGATCCTTGATGCTGGAGCGTCCGCCGCTGACCGATTTGTCGGTCAAGTTGTTGGTATCGGCGTCTTCTCGAGCAACGTGACCGTCGCTTTCGAGTTGCTTGAGCAGCGGCAGAACCTTCGAGTTCGATACGCCGAACGCTTGCGCGATCTCGCTCGTATCGAGCGCTTCTCCACCGATCGTATCGAGAACGTTCCGCTGATTGAGTTGCGATTTCGGTTTGTCAGCGTTTCGTTTTTCAGCCTCGACCGTAGCGATGTCGTTAGCGAGCGCTTCGTGTTTTTTGATTAACGCTTGCTCGCTGACACGTCGCCGTTTCGCCATCATACTCTGCGTTTTACTGTTCATCTCACTCAGTTTGGAAAGTCCACCGGATGACAATCCACGCAGGTAATCGAGTCGATCATTCTTGTTCAGCTTAACGAGCTCACCGAGCGTACTCGGTTTCGGTTTTGAATCGCCGCCCTTGTCCGGGGCTGCTCCCGCCGGAGCAGCGGGCGTTACGCTTTTCCCGCTGAACCCTTTTTCTTTGCTTGCTCAGCTGCGTACGCGACTCGCATCGGGCCTTTTTCAGTGATCTTTGCGTCGCTCCAACTTTTTCCGAATTCGCGTTCGACGAAGTCATGGAAATCCTTAGACGACGTATCGACGTGCGATCCGTTGGTTGGAAGACCTCGTTTCGTTAATTCGGATCTGACCGCACCGAGTTTCTTCGATGCGTCCGACAATTCAGCATATGCCTTCGATTGCTTTTCGCCCATCACCTTGCCGGAATTTCGCGATGCTAAAGCGTCGACCTTGTTTTGGGCGTTGGTTTGCGCTGCTTGTACTCGTTGATGCGCAATATGCAATTGATCGTCCGTTAATTTGCTGTGCGGACCGTCACTAGTTGTTGTTGATTTTTGCTTCGCATTCAGTACTCGATTAACCGACTCCAGCTGCGCATTGATCGCTGGACGCTGATGAGCGGGAGAAATCTTGTACTGATACCGCAGATGACGTTGCTTGTCCTCAAGCTCCTTATCGGAGAGCTTGCTGTGCTCGGCGTCGTATTCCTTCGCAGATTTGACTGTCACGTCAGGCGTCTTCGGTTGCGCAGTAGCCGTATTCATCGCAGTTCGATGCGCGGCTTCAGCTCGTGCAGCGCCAAAGTTTTGAGCAGCTGATTTTGATTCGACAGCTTCACGTGCTTTTTTCGCGTCAGCGTAACGATTAGCCGCTTTGTCACGTTCTGCCTCAGACGCATTACTGCGCGACTTATTCAGCCAATCTTGTTTTGTTGCGTTTTCCCAATCTTTCGCTTTGCTCACTTCATCGGTTGTTGAAACAGACTTAGCCGGTGCCGATTCGCTCGCAACGTGATGATTCAGCGTCTTGTTCGCGACCGTTTGCTTCTTGCCGGTATCGTCCCACTGAACCGCGGAGTGCGTCTGATACGTTTGAATCAGCTTACCGGTACGTCCGTTCTCGTCACGAACCGTATCACCGATCTTGTGTTTGTGACCGTCAGCAAGGGTGGTCTTAGCTTGGAATCGTTCTTCATCGTTGCCCTTGGCCTTGAGATTGACCTTACCGAGCTTCTGGAACTTGTCACGAATAAATACCGGTTTTGCAGTCTCAGCTGGCTTTTCAGCTGGCTTCTCAGCTGGCTTCTCAGCTGGCTTCTCAGTCGATTTCGCAGAATCGCCTGTACGTCGCTTTTGCTCATCAGTCAGAATACTATGCAACGTACTTGCGTTTTCCAGCAACTGATACGCTTTGAGACCGGGTGAAGTCTTACCGATCATACGATTATTCACCGTATGCGATTCAGCGATTTTAACTGCAGCTTCGCCCGAATTGACGCGATTCTTAGCAAGCGTGATCTGTTTTGCAAGCTCGTCATCAGTGAGTCCGCGTGCTATTTCGCGATTCTTGGTATCGTCTTTATCGCTGAATTTAACTGTTTCAGACGCAGACGGCGCAGATGATGTATCCGATTCACGAGGAATTTTCGGAATTTCAATATTGTTCTCTCGCATGTATTTCGCGAGATCATCGATTTCCGCCCGAGCGTTTCGCGCCTTGCTGTCGTCGCCATTCTCGCGTGCGATTCGATTCGTCTTTACCGCCGCGTGATAATCAGCGAGAACATCTTCTTTTTTGAACTTCGGCACGTTAGTCGGCGTACTAGTCGGCGCGTTGTCTTCGGCGTCGCGATGCGCCCGCTCTCTCTTCATCGCTTGAACGAGACGCCCGGCATCCTCAGCCGCCTGACGCGCCTTCATCTCGCGCGGACTTTGCGTATTACCGCGATGTGCACGTGCCGCAGACTCGGCTTGATCTCGTTTCTTCTGGAGATCTTTGTCCGCGTTCTTCAAACGGAGATCAAGTTCCTTGTCAGACATACGTGCAGCAGTCTCCGCGTGCTTACGCATTTCCGTATCAAATCCGGACAAGTCACTACGACCAGGTGCAATACCGCGTTTGACAATTTCGTCGTTGATCGACCTGTTATGCGCCGAAGCAGCGTCGATGTCGCTTTGACCGTATTTGTCACGACCGTATGCTCGTCTGAGCTGCTTGTTGGACTCGTGAAGCTGATCACGAAGTTCGTTGTCAGACAGTTTCGAGAAATCGTTTTTACTGTTGTTAGAAGGTTTTCTCGATTGCTCTTCCGCTTTAAGAGCCGCCATCTTATCGCTGACTGCATTACGTTCATCAGCTGTCTTAGCGTTGAGATACATCTGCATCAATTGCGGCTTCGATTCCGCAAGTTGAGCATCAGTCATTCGCGAAAAGCGATCTTTGTCTGATACTTTCGCCGGAGAAGATTCTGTATCAGGTTTTTTCGGCGATTCAGTTTGCGTTCGTTTTTGAGCTTTATCGGCCACAGAACCTGGACGAATTACCTCGAAAGTATCTGCGTCTTTTGTTTTCGTTTCGGAGTCTGGTTTGGCGACGATCACGCGATGTTCGTGTTTCAGATGCGCTTGCGATCCATCTTTGAACTCAACGTGAGTACGTCCAAAGAGACGACTTGGCTTGACACTGATAACCTCTTTAGTTGCACCAGACATGTCCGAAACGACATGATCACCGGCTTTGAGTTCGTCGCTCCGTCGTGTATTACTTTTACTCTGCAGATGCGCTACTGCCTTCGCAGCACCTTCAGCTGCACGCGCGGCATGCGATCCATCCAGCGGAGTACCAATTGGCAATTTATAGCGTTCGACGCCGTCTTGAGACGCAACTTTACGAACACCGGACGCGGTTACGCCTTTTTTGTCACGTCGTAATTTACGACGCAAACGTTCCGTCATCGATGGTTCATAATCTTGTTCGAGACCGCGTGCAAATGCGTCGCCGAGTGTTCGCATATTGATTGCAGTTTCGTCATCGTGGTGACGATAAAACGTTTCGTCTTCGTCAGTACGCTTATCCATACGTTCGTGAAGAGCTTGCGCACGCTCTTCGCGGTCCTGCAACGGACTGCTGAATCGGCTGTTTTTTTCCGGCTCGTCATCGTACGTGTGAATGTGCGCACCTTCTGGTACGCTTGTCTTGCGAATTTTTCCGTCCGGTGCGGCCGTATGCAGCGTAATGGCACCGTTGTCGTGTTCGGTGTGAAGCAATTTCTCGGAAGCGACACGTCCATCGTTATGAACGAATCGTACTTTGATACTGCCTTTCACCGATGACGGAAGTTCATGAAGTGAAGCGACTTTTTTGGCAGTATACGGACCGATCGCGTCCCGACCGAGATTGGTGATCTCGTTCTTTGCGTTACCGCCCTGACCGAGCGGAGTGCCAATCGGCAACTTGTATCGTGCGGCACCTTCAGGTGATGCTACCTTACGACCCGATGCCACGATCGCCTCGGCGTCGTCTGGATACATACGACCCGCGTGAACGAGCTGCGTGACAGCCGATTCGAAGAGTCCGACAAACTGATCAGCATCGATATTCGGATCACGCATCGAACGAACGACCGCGCTGGCCGCGACTGCCTCGGCGATTTCAGGAGTCGGCGCTTCGCTGACCGACGCAGCCGTTTCTTCGGCAAGTCGCTTCGCTTCATTGAAAATTTCTGACCGCGACGCGTCGTACTCACGCAACGATACGATATTGCTGGCTTCCGCGCGCCACTCTTCCGGAAGAAGAGGTTCGAGACCCATTGCTCGTGCGATGCGAATGACGTACCACTTTTGGTCCGCGTCACCGCCGAGCTTAGTGCGCTGGATTGCCGCGGCAAGCTGCTCCCTGTTCGCGATAGGGGTAATGCGTTGCACTGTCGGACTCTCCCTCCGGGCGATTGTATCGTTATGGATGGTACGTTGCGCGCCATGTAAGCAGCGAACCATCATCGGTTTCTACCTGCGGATTTTCACCTCTTCACTCGGTGCATCGTGCGTTGCGCGATAGCCGGATCCATTTCGGCGAGCATGTCGAGCTTGGTCCAGTACGGCGCGATGAAAACAGTTTTCGCGATCGTGCGTCCTTTACCGGTCCATACCGACTTGAAATGCGCGGCACGATGCTGCGGAAGCTGTTCGTAACCTGACCCCAGTTTGCGACGCATTTCGACGTATTGCCGGCGCAATTTACCGAGCATCGGACCCATCTTCCACCCGATCAAATCGATCTTGGGTGGCTTACGCATGTTCCACGATCGCCGTTCGATCGCTCGTCGTGGTATTGATTGTCGGTCGAGTGTGGTCGAAGCGAGGTACATGATCGATCCGAGAACGATCCGCATCAGCGAACGCATGTATCCGACTTGATCTTCGTACGATGTGGGCGCGTCCACTGCCCACTCGAATTGCGAAATCTGCCATACCGACAGATCGCTCAGACTAATTGGTTCGGATTTGATCGGAAAACTGGTTCGAATCATCTCGAAATCGGTGACATTACCGTCTCCGTCGATCACGTCACCGACGATGAGAACACCGAACCGCGGTATATCGGGATCGGACGTCGTAGTGACTATCTTGTACGCGCCGTCATGCTTGAGGTCTCTGAACTCCAATGGCACACCCGGTATTGACAAATCTTCCAGATTTTCGCCGCGTGCAATTTCTTCGTGCGTGTTGGGCACGCCGTACGTCAGAAATCCATAGAATCGTACGCGCTCGTCTGGATTACTCGGATTATACCGATTGATGATGAACGGTTCGGTGAATACGACCAACGGGCTGATATACGGAAGCGCACGAACGATCTCGGTTACGATCGTTTTCGTGTCCATCGCGTGCAGCTCAGTGAGCAATTCCGGATAAATTGCGACAGCTTGTCGACTTTCGCGCTTCCATACGTCGAGAATCTTACCGTCCTGTAACGAACCGCGAATCGATGTAGCGAAGCTTTGCGGTGTCATACGATATTTGATCGCCAATTCGATCGGACTGACAGGTACTCGTATAGCATTGGGATTTTTCTTATCGATGTAATGACGCGCGGTATCAGCTTCTTGTTCAATCATCCCGATAACGCGACTCGCAGCGTCGATTTCTTTTTCGCTCATACGATCACATCCCCATGTCAGAAGCGCATTTCGGTCCGATACCGGCCTCGCGACTCGACTTTTTGGTAAGAGTTCGACCGCATCGACCACAGACTTTGATCTCGTGACCGAAGCGAATCATAGCGGCGAGCGGATCAGCGGCGATTTTCTCCAGAACGGTACGTGCTGCCTTACCCGTCAATTTGATTTCGTTGTCGCTCGCCATTACGTTGACGAACAAACGACCGTGCCACCGCGACGTGTCGTCCGGCTTGTTGACCTTGTAAAACGCGAGATGGTGGTCATCATCGTCGGTTTCGACAGCGTAGCGCCCGTCCTCGATATTCGGAAATTCCGACGCCATAATTTTCCACGCGCTCGACGTTCCGCCGTTGCGATCCGCTACCATCGGTAATGTCTTGAGCGTATCGAGCAATGCACCCATTCGCTTGTAATCCAACGGATGAGCGTACTTGGGAGCCGACGTCATATCGAAAATGCCACGCTCGATCTGACCGAAAAACGTATCGATTTCGAGGCGAAGTCGCTCGATACGCACACGCCACTCATCGTTCAGTTTCGAGATATCGCGATCGTTCATCAGCCGACGAGCGAATCGATATTGCTTTTCCGACGGCACGTACGCATTCGGTGCCGCGGGGTGGGAGGGCGTTTCGATGGTGGCGTTCATATCGTGTCCGTTTCGTTTCGTTCTTATCGATATATTACCATAACGTGGCGATCCCGTAAACCATTTCCGAATGTTGATATTCTGTCAGCGCATACGACGAACGCCCCGCCACGATTACGTAGCGGGGCGCTCTGTCGGCGAATTAGATCGCGATCGGGTGCGGCAGCGGCCACTCTTTTTCGGTCCACTCGCCTTCGGCCATCTGATCGTAGGCGATCTGCAGCTTGCTCAGTGCCTCGTCGTCGCCGTAAAAGCGAACGAGCGGATTGTGCCCACCGGGGCCGTGCATCGTCAGTACGCGGTACCCGCTCAGCCCGTAGCGCGAAATGGCATCGAGTGCGGCGTGGCCGATGGTGGGGTACGGATCGGCGACGAAGTCGAGGTCGACGTGCTTGGCCATAATATTCTCCTGTCGTTGCCCGGTCCGGAAGCTGGGCCGGGGCTTGCTTCGTATCGTCGTTCGATCGATACGTTCCTATCGTATCGCGTATGGCGTAGCTTGTAAACCCCCTTTACGTAAAAATATTGCCCAAGCGCCAGAACGACGCTTGAGCTCGATGCACCCGAGAAAATGGGCGCCTAGATCGAACGGAGAGCGACTTTTACGTCGAGCGCGGGTATTTATATGGTCGAAACTACGACGCCAGGAGGTCGGAGAGGGTCATCGTACCGTCGCTGGCCTGCGCGCTGTCCCATAGCGGCACGACGTTGCTGTCTGTATCGTACGCATCGTATTGGTCGATATCGGCGTCGTCAGTATCGTTGTCAGGGTCCATCGGCACCCAATAGCCCTGATCGCGTCGATATACGCCCTGCGGAGTGAGCAGTACCATTGCGTGGACCACCTGATCGTCGTCACACAGTCCGACCAACGATTCGCCTTGTCCGACAGTGAAATCGACGCTAGCTACGAGCACCCGAAGCGACGGATCGTCCCAGTTCGGCATGCCATCGTCGTCGAGAAAAACGCCTCCGACGAAACGATAACCGTTACCCATCTCATCGAGCACTGACGTCTGCCTTTCACGTTAACGATCGCGGGTACTGCGTCGTGCAGTTCGCGTATCGGAATCAGTGGAGTTGTCAGTGTCGGTATCGTCGCTTGTGTTCGACTCAACTGGGGTGCTGTCATCGAACGGATCCGCTGAATCGTCTTGATTCACCTTACTGGTTTCGTTCTGCGTACTATAACGCGCACGTTCGTCGTCAGTTGCGACGGTCGGCGTCTCGTACGAACCAGTTTTCAAGAGCTTGATGAGCATGTCTGGTACGTCGTCCATGGTCTCGACATACAGACCCTTCTCAGCGACTTCGTCCAGCCATCCGTTGACCTCGGCGCGTGCAAAGAACGAGCAATTCTGCATCATCGATGCAAGCTCCCGAGATACCTCGGGATCGATGTATCCGCCTTCGATACGTTCATCTGATCGTCGTTCACCTGGGGACTTCATTGGCGTCGCACCTCCGCTCGTTGCCGCGATCATTCCGTAGTCGATATAGGTCATCTTACGCCCGTCCTGCTCTCATCGGCTCATTACGAGCGTATTGCGATGTGTGAAGACCACGAAGTCCTCGTAATTACCTTGCGGAATATCGAATCGGTCGATACCAGTAGCGAGAGCGTATCGCCCGACATCCTGGATAAACTCAAGTCGTGCGGAGATACCGAGAAGCTCGGTCAGCTCCGGATGCGTATTCATCACCTTCTCAACGAGCTGCTCCGATTCCTTTCTGTCTTTGACAGTCGCCTTGAGCGCATCTTTCGAAAACGCAGGCAGTTCGGGAATTTTGGAATCGATAGCTCGAGCGAAATCGAGCACCTTCTTCGGTGACGAGAATCCCGACACGAACGCTTCGCCACTTGTCGATGTGTACGAAATCGATTCGTCACGTGTTTCGTTGAAACGTCTCTGACTCGCGCCAGCAAAGTCATAAACGATTCCCGATTCAATACTTCCAGCGCCGTATATACGAGATCGAGCCTTCGAACTCGTTTCTGCCTTAGTCAACGTAACTCGGTAGCGCATCTCGTCGGGGTCGAACCGATTAGAACTGCCGGGAGTCTTGAATAACAGCTTGATTTCACGTCCACCGCTATAGTATCCGTGATCGATTTCAACTTCGTCGAGTTGAAGACCTTTTTTCTCGTAGAAATTGATCATCGATTCCGCATCACCAACCATTTGACGAATCTGAGCATCGGATGGATTCGCCAGTGACGAATGATTCGCTAAAGCGCGTTGCCACGTGGGATTCGTATTTGTCGGCTTGGTATAGAGTTCGGCGTCACTCGGTGCAAGGCCCAGTGACTGCATCAATTTGAGACGACTATCAGAACCCGATTTGACCGACTTGATCATATCGGCGTAAAGATCACCGTACTTACGTGTTTTCGCATCGGGTCGATTAACGATACGCGTGACATTGCTGCCATTACCACCGGCGTAACTATTTTGCGCGGTCGAAAGCCGGTTACTGGCGTATGATCCCGATCCGTAGACGCCTTCACCAGCGAAATACGTGCCGGAACGGAAATCGGTAGCAGATTCCGCTGATCCGACACCGCGATAGTATACAGTGAGATTGTTTTTCGCTACGTATGCATCAAAATCGGCTTTAGGAAGTCGTACAACGCCCGCATCTCCACCAACCAATTTTGTAAACTCGTACATCAGCGGATCTTTTTGCGTGGTTCCGTCGCTGGCCATTTTGAAACTCGGCCGCGAACGTGAACCCGGACGCTTGACGCGTTCAGCTGCCTCGGGAATAACGAGTCGCGATGCGAGCAAATCGTTATCTTGTTTGCCGTCATCCAACATGGTTTTCGATGTCGGCAGCTTGTAACCGAGTGCTTGAACCGGATTGTACCGAGTTTCAACGAACGGCGCGCGATGTCCTGGAAGTACGTCACCAGATTTCGGCTCTTGAACGTTCGGATCGGTCGCTTGAGCGATTACGTCGATCGCCATTTTACCCGTCGATTTCGGCAACATCGCTTGCGGAGTGAGCTTACCGTCGAGAACATTCATATTAGCGGCCATACCGGATGACCCGTTTCCGCGTTCATAGGTGAGAAGTTGACGATCGTCCATATTGACGCTCTCCATCGTATCGAGCGTCTGATCGTGGTAGTAACTCACTCTAGGCGGCAGATTGATATCTTCGCCAGCCGAATTTTTGAGCGCTTGACTTGGTCGTGGTATCGCGTTTTGCTTGTTCTGAAGGTTATGCGCATCACGCATAGTGAGATTACGCGCCGTCACAACAGTAGACTTGCTACCCGCTCCGAACGTGTATTGAGGATTCGTCGGTTCGAAATAGAAATCACGCTCTGATTGCGTAAGCTCTACCCATTTATCGGGTGGATTGATATTTTTTTCGCGATTTGCCCAATCCGCATGCTGATCGAAATCGCCCACATAATAAATCTTGTCTTTGTCGCCGTCGAAAACGAAAACCGGCTTGAGATGATTGATTATATTGCCGCTAGCATCTTTTTTGGGATCGGTAGGCATAACGTAGGAGCGTACGTTGTGCGACAGCCATGCCGGACGATCGATTTTCTTGATTTTTGGAGAATACCCATTCGAGCCCACTCCATCGTCTATGGGCCATTTTTTCGACAATGCAGATTGAATATCGTAAGGCTTATCATCGTTCGGTCCGTGCGTATTCGCAAGATTTGCGGCTTTCACCCAATCCGGCGACTTGCCCAGCTTTTGAGTGAGATTATTGATGTTACCGTAAGCCGATATCGCGGAACTCAAGAAACGTAAGAGTTCGTTATTCTCCGGTTTCGCTCCGTTGTAGCGTACCTCGCCTTGACGGTTTGATCCAAGATAATGCGCTTCACCATCGCGGAGCATCCAAATACCCGGATTCATGGCGGCGCCATCACGAATGTCGACCACCTGATCGCCGGGACGTAATTCACCGTATTCGCCGAGATTACCGGACTCGTACTTGACCTTGATCGGTACCGGCTTGAGAATTTTCTTCGCGTCATCGAGCGTATTGATCTGCGGAGGACCGGGTTTTACAGCTGCTTTACCGGCACGAGCCGCTTTGGCTGTTGCTCGCTTGTCTGCCAGCGCTTTCGCTTCCACAACCAACGCATCGTGATCGACACTGTCGAGCTGACGGAAATTGTCGGCCCGAATACGAACGGGAAGAATATCTTTCGGATTCGCCTTGTTGTGAAGCAATGCGATAATGTCACGATCACTTTCGGTTCCGTCCTTCTCGATCGCTTTCGAGAAGAACGTCACCTTGACGTTGTGCGTCAGCGAATATCCGACCGGATGCGGCGTCTTGCTGAAATCGTGATTCTTGAGATCGAATTCGATACCCTTCGGGTTAGTTGCTGGCTTAGAAACGGCAGGCGCAGTCTTCGCCGCGTCGAAGTCAACGAACTGGGTCTTGATTCGAGATTTGTCCGCCGCGCGATGATGACCGTCAAGCAGATAATCGACACCGTTGATACGCGCAACGATCGGACCGAGATCTTTCGCACCACGTCCGGATACACCGCTGTTCGTGTGCGCCTGATCTTGCGTTGGCATCAATTTGTCAGTGGCGAACGTCTTGTTTGTGAACTGGCCTGCGCGGATCATTGCTTCCGCTTGCTTGATGTAGTCGTTTTGAATCGTGTTGCCATCGAACGGTGTCGTGTACAGACCGGACTTCGCGGGTGCTGCTGGCGTCACTACAGGCGCAGCCGGTACGTTGCTAGTCGGAGCAATCGTTCCCTTATCGGGCACGAGCGACAACTTCTTGACGTTGACGACCTTGCTCTTACCGTTGTCCATCTCGACACGAGCGTACATCGGAAAGAGCTCTTTGATCGTACCGTCGCCTGGATGCTTGTTCGGATCGGTTCCGGCAGGAAGATCGAGTGCGACACGATCGCCGATCGATGACTGTTCACCGGTCGCGTACACCGATTTCACGGACGACAGGTTTGACCGAAGCGGTTCGAGAGCGTCACGCTGTACGGCGAGTTTCTGACCCGCGGCGGTCTTGATTCCGATCGTATTACCATCAGCAGATACGGAATCGACAATCCACGTATCCGGATATTTCGCCCCAGTTGACTTTGGCTTTCTCTTGAGCCAAACCGGCGAACCCGGTGCGATCGGAACCGCCGTACCCGGATCACGTTTACGAATCGCGGGAACGAGCGACGTATTTGCGACGGGTGCAGGCGATGGTGCGGGAACTGCCGGCGCTGCCGGAGTTGGCGTTCCCTGTCTTACAGCAGGTGACGGAACAGACCCACCAGAATTACTACCGCCGCTACCACCAGGATTAGCCAAATGAGCGTGCTGAGCATTGCCGCCTCCGTATTGCGCTGCCCGTGCGGCCAAAGCCGCCTTACCTGCCGGAGTCGTCTCCGGAAGCTGATAACCGTACGAAGCACCCAACCACGCACGACGTGCGACAAGCATGTCGGCGGTGGATTTGTCCATACCGGCGTCCTTGACGATTTGCTCGATCTCGTCCGGCGACAGTGCGAGAATACGTTTGACCGCGTCCTCTTCGTCCGTTTTCGTCATGCCCGCGTATGCGCTCTGCTGTCGCAAACGTGTGATCTCCGCAGTCATGTCGACGGGAAGCTTGGGCTTCGTACCGCCACGTGCGCGATATTTCAGCGCACCGCCGGTATCGACCCGAATCGGCACACCGTCTTCCGTGATGCGGATATTGTCGTTGCGCGGCGCGTCGTAGTTACCCAACCAGGCGTCAACGATGAAATTCTTCCGAATACTTTCGCGCGCGAGACGTTTCTCGGAATCGCTGAGCTGATACCAGCCCTCCGAGTTCTCGATCTTAGACAGCAATTGCTTGCCGTCCGGTGATGTTCGAATCTCGGGTACCGCGGCGCCCGCAGCTGCGTAAAGCTTGTTCGCCGCTACCTCGTTGGCGACGTGATCTGCCGTCTGCGGCTTCTTGACGTACCAGACGTCGCCAGTCTTCGGATCTTTATAAAATCCGCCCTGATTCGAACCGCCCTGACCCTGTACGAATTGGAAACTGGACGGCGAAAGTTTGGCGACCGGTGCAGGCGCCGAAAAGAGCTTTTTCGCGGGAATCGTTCGTTTGACGCCGTCACTACCTGTGACGTCGATATTACCGGATGCGTCGAGTTTATCGACCGTTCCACGCATCCAGAGACCAGTATCTGTTTTCCACTTTACCGATCCGCCCTTGTCGATGAAGCGTCCGTCGCCTCCACGCGGGTGGAGAATATTGAACGCGTCACTGAGAGCGTGGCGCACGACGTGGAACTGACCCGTCTGCTGGCCTGGAATCGCTGCTGCCACGGTACCCGACTGTATCACACCGCCGGTAGTCTGTAAACCACGAACGGGCGGTAGAACGGCTGCAGCGGCGAGAATCGCCCGGGTATCGATGGTTTGATAGGTGTGACCAGATGAACGCCTACGTACCGGGTACGTTACGTAGCCCGGAGTCGACGCTCCAGCTGCCGGTGCCACTCAGTACCTCCCGTAGTCCGTCGAACTCGGTACGCCGTTCCGCGTGTATCCCCCGTTGCCGAGCGACTTGTCGCGTACCATCGATGACCCACTGTCTTGGTTGTTTCGGTTATCATACGTCTGCGGACCCGTGGGAGCAGAACCTCTTGCGCTATTTCTTGCAGATCGTGCCGCGGTTTGCTGTGCGCTCTCGGGATCCATATTTCCGTCGCGAGTCGTCGCATCAGTAGGAGCGACCACTTGACCGTAGAGCAGTTCCTGTGCACTCTCCGGCATCGGTACCGGTGATGACTGGATATTCGCGGCTCGTGCCGAGTCGGTGACGTTCGGAAACGCGGTCTTGAATAACGTGCTCATCTGATCCGGTTGCGGTACGCCCTTGTTGAGCATGTAGCGTAACGCCAGTTCGTGTTCGGACGGTGCGTCCGAATCGCTGAAACCGTTCGCACGTCGCCATGCGTCGGCACCAATGGCGAAGTTGTCGAATCCCTTGTCCGCGGCAGCCGAATCGTCGGGCTTGATCACGAGTTCGGACGGATCGTACCAGATACAGACGGCGTCGAGATCGTCATCGGTGAGCTGCGGGAACGATCGTTTGAGCATAGGTCGCAGATACATCATCGTGATCGCGTCACAGAACAGCAACGCCATCGGTTCGATGTGTTCGCTGTACATCGCGTCCGTCATGTGCCGGGCGTTGTTGTACTTGACGTTCTCGTAACCGGTGACGACGTTTTTCGGAAGATCGAGACCCTGGAGAATTCGGCTTAGCGTTTTGTCCAGTCGTTCGGTCAGCCATTGATCGACTTGACGATTGATCTCGATATAGCGAATGTTCTTCGACTCGTCACCGGGACCGGTCACCATCATCGGCACCACGCTCGCGGCGCTAGTTTCGTCGGTAATCGGGGTCGTGATCGAGTCGTAGATGCCCGCGACCAATGCGTCCTGTTCTTCTTCCTCGGACGCGATGTCCTCGGCGACAGATTCACCTGCGGCGCTCAAACCATCGGGAATATACAGAATACCCGCGTTCATACGAGAACGCGCGACCGTGCGAATCATTCGCTGAAGCGTGATCAATTCGTCGCATGCCTCGCGGAGACCGAGCATACTGGATTCGGGTTCGCTCGAGTATCGCGGATGCTCGCGCCAGATTCGGGCGATGAACGTATTGGACGGCAATACGATGTCACCGTAGACGGTACCCGCAGTCGTCGTTGACGAACCGGCGCGTTGCGACCGCAGAATGATCTGGCCGCCCTGATTGACGATCAATTCGCTGGTCGATTTGATGTACCAGCGGTTCTTGATTCGTACCAGATAACACTCGCCAGCCACGCTCAGATTGAGGGCGAACATACGAAGTAATCCGCTGACACCGTTACCGCTTCGCAGATCACGCATGAGACGGTCGGCGTACTGCATGACTTCGGTCGTGATATTCGCAGGCAGCGGAGGAAGCGGAGCTTGATCGTCCGTCTTGTCTGGAGTTTCGTCGGCTCGTTGCCGATTCCGGATTTCTGCCATAGGAAGCGGAACTGCGTCTTCATCGAAAACAACAGCAGGGTATAATTTCAGACGCGACATGCACGCGCCGACAATTCCGAATCCGTATTTGATTTCGCCAATCGCGTCGTAATACGCCCAGGCGTCGTTTTGCCATTCGGTATAGACGCGATTGCGAAGACCCATAATGTCGTCGGCATTACGGAGATTGATTTTCATACCGGACGCGACCAATGCGCGATTAGCGCTCCACGAAGCCGGTTCAGGTCGTCGTTCCCAGAGTTCGAGATCGCTACTAGAAGACGCCAGATCAGACGGTGACGAACCAATGCGCGCACGATTAACGTCGCCAATACCTCGACCGGCACGACGCGTCTGTACGTCGTTGATAGAATCCACGCTTGCAGCGAGCCGGATAGTTTCTCTGAATCCCATCCAGCCTACTCCGTTCGTCGCCGTTTATTAATCGAACATGCTCGGCGGTTCCGTACGATCGCGAAGAACGTCGAGCCAGGCCGTGCACTCGCTCATTGCCAGTGTACCGACCGTGAAACGCGCGAGCGAACTGCGGCGGGAATTCAAAGCAAGCATAAGAGCGGCTGTCCAAACGCTTGTGCATTTCGGACAGGAAATAAGATATCCGATACGCGATGATTCGATCGGAAATCGTTTCCAGATTTCTTCTCGTATTGGACGCGTAATTTCGTCACGTACGACCAGCGTAGTCAATCTGTGTGTCGCCAGTGCAGCGATTGTCCACTTGATCGTCTGTGTTCCTGCGGTAGCCATGCCGTCATCGTACGATCCGTGGCCTCACGGACACGTTCCGCGATGAGAACTCGTCACGACATCGGGAATACACGTTTACGTCCTGTCGTTAATATGATACGATAGGAACGAACGAACGAAATTGGACAGGATGGGACGAGGACATGACCAGCTTCCACACCACCGCCACAATAGCCGACGCCGAGGCGTTCGAGCAGACCGACTTCGAGCTTCTGGTGAAGGAGTTCGCCGATAACGGTTGGATGGTGGACAGCAAGCTGACCGATCGCTTCAGCCGGACCTGGACCCTCGACAACGTCGAGGGTTGGGACGTGAAGGTCTGGTTCGATGACGTCACCGAAGACGGGATCGAACGAGAGGACGCACTCGTCGCGGCGGCGCTGTTCCGGCGTTTCGGAACCGCCGAGGCACACATCATCGACTACACCACCGATCTGATCGCGCTGATCCGCTGGATCGAACACAAGCTGCCCGAAACCGAGGAGTGAGCGGAAAAGACCATGAGTCAGACCGACAAGAAACTGGAGGAACGTCCGGATCTCATCGCTTGGCGTCGTCGCCACGAAATCCGGCGTTCGTCCGCCGCATCACGGATCCCCTCCAAGAAAACATATCGGCGTTCCACGCGAACCGTCCGCGATCGTAGCCAGCGGGACGCGTAATCGCCGATCGTACGAGAAACGAGATTGGACATGGCTTACGAATTCGAAGTGCCATTCAACGAATGGACGTCATGTGAAGTACACGGTCATATTTTCGAAAACGGTCGATGCCGAGATTGCGGCGAACCGCAAGAATAGCGTAATCGAAACCCTTCCAAGGCAACAATACCGCAACGATAGACGCCCCGTCGATAACAACGGGGCGTTCTTGCGCGACATTAACAACGACAGCAGACACAGGAGATCTAAGGTGCAGGGGCAGGGGCAGGGTATGATGAGTAATCGCCGGACGTACACGGTCATCGTGGTAGGTCCACGCGACTTCGAAAACCGATATCCGGTATGGCAAAAGCTGTACGACGTCAAGCGAAAACTCAGAATCGGTGACGTCATGATTGTCAAGCACAGCGGTCATCGTCGCGGTGTCGATAAATCAGCAAGCACGTGGTGTCGTGATCAAGCAATGAATGCCCATTTATACGGCAATCGTGGTGCATCTGTCATCGAGGAAACGCATCCGCCACACTGGTGGGCACCGTTGCTTTTTATGAGCAAACGAAAGAGTATATTGCGTTACAAGCCGATGATCGACTCCGGTGCCGACGAAGCAATTGCTTTCCCGATCGGTGAAGCGCCGATTATTCGTGGTTCGATCAATCTGCTTCGCGACGCCGGTATCAAAGTCGATGTTGTCGAAGAGCATCACCCTCAAGCGGGTAAGCAACCACTCAACACAAGCGCTTTCCAGGCTATCGAATCGCGACGTCAAGCCCAAACGTCACAGTCGAGTTAATTCGGGCAATTCAGATTGTCGTGAATTTGCTTTATCGTTGCGTAACCGCTCTGACGCTGTTTTAGTTCTTCCGGTGTCAGTGTCGCCGATGTTCGCGGCGATGCCTGTGCGTACAACAAGAACATATTGGTCATTGCGCACAAATTGGTTCGTGTCAATTCCGTCGATGCGTTCTGGTGATCTTGTACTGCTTGCAGCGTACTTTGATTGTCGCTGATGAAGAAGTACGAGATCGCCAGAAAGACGGACAGAATGATGTCTAGCGTGATACTAGCGATCAACATACGTGTGACGCGGCGATCCGTATCAGTACGCTTCTTTTGCTGCTGTAACGAGTTACGTTGCTGAACAGTTACAGTCTCAAGTGATTGTGCTCGAGCAGCAAGTCCGTTCACCGACGTTTCCAGCTTGCGAAGCATACCGACAAAATCGTCATCCGACGTGACGTTGACGTCTTCTACATGTGCAGTGTCGGGAACCGGCGGCGGAAGACTTTCATTAGTTGTGTCCGAGGTGAGCTCGGGTTCGCGAGTTGCGTCCGGCTGCTCGGGATTTGACCGCGGTTGTGGCTTTCTCCTGGTCACAATCTGCCCCTTGTATCGAATTGTCCGTTGCGAGCAGCGGCATGCGCTTTCAGTGCGGCAATCGTGTCACGCAGTCCAGCAATGGCGACATGAGTATCGTTGAGATACTCTTCGACTTCATTGATGTATAGTCTCTGGGCGTCCTGTCGAGCCATGGCCTTTATCATTGCGTCAGCTTCGGCCCGTCGCGCACGCGCAGAAGTCTTGTCGTCACGGTCGCCGCCGATACCGAACACTCTACGCACAGCGTGATCATACGTTCGATCGGGTACGTCTGTCGTCTCACAATAAAAACTGCTCGGTACGTTGTAGATGATCGAGATATCCCGATCCAGGGGCGGGAATTACTCCCAATGGGTTTACGTTCTACTACATGTACGATACGATAAGGATACGGGGCGGAACGCATAAGATCGACAACGACGTCGGTTCGACAACGAGGTCCGTTCCACCCCACACAGTCAGGGAGATCGAAATGACTCGCCGCAAGGAGCGCAAGCATCGAGAGACGTCTCTGAACGATATGCTCGAGGACATGCGCGGACCCACCAAGTGGAACAACGGTACGTGCCCCGACTGTCTCGAGTCTACCGAATCGCCGTACGAACGTTCGTGCGATTGGTGCGGACACGACTTCACCGAAGACAACTGATAACGAAAGCGAGAATGACATGGCTGCCAAGTTCGACAAGGCCGATCTTCCCGATTGGGTTCGTAAGAACGCTCGTGCCGAAATCGTTTCAAGCTTCGGAGCTAGCCGTTTCCCCGCCGTCAAGGTGTACATCATGCGGGTGACACCGTCTGGCCAAATCGTTACGGACTATAACGGCGAGACCAAGTTCACCCAGGCGAACAGAATCGAGACTCGCGACGGTACCGAGTATCGTAAGCCGACCGACAAGGGCCATATGTTGACTCTTCGGCAGATCGTCGAGAAAGATTCGCAGTGAGTCATACTCGTCATGATGTGATGGGTGCCGGAGCTAAAGTTATCGTTATTGCAGCGATGGTGGGCGCCCCGGCGGCATCCGTCTGGACAGTTACCGGTTCCGCGTCCGTCGATTCGTCGTCGGACATAGCGGCGCCATTGAATCGGATTCGCGGTTTTGCCGCAGCGCTGACGAACGAACGTACGCGCCGGGACATGCATCGCGCTGCTGAGAAAGAAGCAGGACTATGACCGATCGAACCGAAGAAGAGCAATACGAAAACGTAATGCGAATGATACGCATGCGTCGGATACCTCCCGATACGCTGAGCGACGACGATGTGCGCGTACTCGCGGACGAGCATCCCGATACTGTCGTCAGAATGGCGATGTACGAGTTGCTCGAAAAACGATTGCTCGAGACGCCCACGGGTCATCGTTTTCTTACCCAGAGCGATCTGGACGCGCTCAATCCCGGATCGATAGTTCTCGACTATTACGGAGACGGATGGCAGAAGAAATCGTTCGGTCCCTATCCCAAGTGGTTGAAAATGGGAAGCGTCGATATAGAACTCGATCTCTTTCGTGATCTACCTGAACGCGTTGTCTATCGGGCACCTTTGCGTACCGTCACCGTGGATTCGAAGGACGTATCATGAATTGGAAGCCGTGGCGTAAAAAACCCGAAGTCGTTCAACCGATTCTCATCGGTCCAGATCGTTGTCGATGGTGCGGTAGTTTTATCGTGCTGCACCATTCCGTCGTAACATATATGTCTGCAAGAGAATCCGACGGTAAACTCGAGCATCGAAAAACGCATATTCCCACGTATACGCACACTGATCGTCCCGTTCATCAGAATGCGACAAACAAAATGCGTTGCATCGATTTCGACGGTAACAGTCATTGGGCGTCTCCGTGGACGTCGTATCAGCTGCAGCAAATGCGCGAACAAGGCGTGCGATTCTCGTGACTGTCACACGCGCACGATCGCTCGCGACTATGCGACTGAATCGTGATCTCTTCGAAGCTGCAGACAGGTGGCAATCTAGTCGCCGGACACTCGGACAAACCGGATGGGGCAAACTGATATCCGGTTCGTGTCATCGAGCCGATATCGATTTCGAGCGTCATTTACTCCGTACGGATGCAGCGTCCGTCGATGTCGTTTTCGTGAACGCCGTGTCAGTTATACTGGCTGAATATTTGCGCGCGATCAGGGCAGAAAACGACGACCGGTAAGCATACCGATCAGCACCAGTACGTCCAGAATCAAAACGCCGATCATCGTGATCACGTTGACTGTGTTCGCGTCCATCGGATCCTCCCGTTCCGCGGCCCGTTCGTCATCGAGCGGGCCGCTTCTCGTTTCGACGTCCAGTCTACCGAACAATACGTCCGCACAAGACATCATGGTTGAAGCTTGTAGGAAAAAGTGTTTACGTGTTGTGTCATTCGTGATAAGATAAACGTACAAACGATAGCCACAAAAGAATAGGAGCAACCTGTGACTACCGCTGTACTGCCTCGAATCGAGACATTCGAAGACCCGCCCGTACGATTCACCGCGTTCAAGGCGTACGCACAGTCGTCCGCGTTCGCACGATTGGATCGTAAGGGTCGGATCATCGAGAGCTTCACGAATCTGATCGCCACCGATCAGATCACGGTCGACATCCCGGTTCATCACACCGCGGCGCATCTCGTTGTCATGAGAGCCGACGAATATCTCAAGCGTCCCGGTTCCGCGAAACTGCTCGTCGCCGACGCACTCGGTACGTACGGTCACGAGTTCGCCGTCGTTCGCGTCACTGGAATGAAGGGTCTCATGGATCGGTTTCTTCCGACCGCGGCGAAGGTACTCGGCGATTACTATTACTCTCAGCAGCGCATCGGCGATCACTTTTTCGTCGAATCGACGCTTCTGAGCGAGATCCGTCGAGTTCGGTGATCATTCCCGAGAAAAATTGACGCTAGGACGAACGCCAGGCGACCGTAGCCGTCGAATCCATACGTTTTATCGTCCGGGGAACGACCAACGTCAGGGCGCATTTGAGACGCAGATAGACGTAATCGTTCCCCAAAGCGTGGAATTTACGGATACCGTTTTACGTTCCAGAGAATGCGTGATAATATTAACGCCGAACGAAACGCCGAAAGGTCGCCAAAATGAACGACATCGACTTACCCGACGCCGTAGAGATCGATTCATCGATCACCGAGTCGGACATCGCTGCGGCACGCGACAACGTCTACTACGAAGCCGGTCTGTCATGGGCCGAATTCGAAAACGAGTCACAGCGATTGAACGATCGGTCGACTCTTGCATCGTTATCGCGAGACCAGATCCTCACCCGGTTCACGATCAAACGTCTCGCACGTCGCGCCGCTTCGCAGATCAGCAATACCCTCGCCGATCACGTGGCTTACGTTCGGGGTTGAATGAAAGGATTTTCGATGGGTCGTCAGCATCATCCAGGTCGCACTCACAAGGGGTGCGGCGTTTGTAAACCGCATAAGGCCCGTCGTCAAGGTCGACCAATAAAGGATCCGTTCTCCGTCGTTCGTCTGTTCGGCGGCAAACGCTACGATCGCCGATCCATCCCCGACTCCGAGCGAGAGTGAAATATGAAGATTTGGGTAGATGATCTTCGCGATCCGCCCGTTACCGGTAAGCCGTGGATCGTCGCGCGCAATTCGGAAATCGCTCTCGAACTGTTGCGTTGCGCCGTTGTCGATCACGTAACTGTGGATGCACTGTCGCTCGATCACGATCTGGGAGGTGACGACGATCTGGGAGGTGACGACGATACACGAGCCATCGTCAACGCAATGTGCTCGGGTGAAATCCCGTGGCCGCGCAAGATTTGGATCCACTCAGCGAATGTCGTAGGTCGTGAATGGTTGCGCGGTACAATCAAACGCTATGCGCCGTACAACACACTGGCGATCCCGTAGACAACGAGAAAGGACGACGTATGTGGAATCACGTCGGTCACACTTAGGGAACCGTACCGAGACGCGGTAGAGGCGCCGCGCACGGTTCCACTAAGGTGGAACATGAGCAAGACCGACAAGACCCGTCCGATCTGGGTCAAGGTCCTGGATCCGCTGGCCGAGGGTCGGTACGAGCGTCACGATCACACCGAACGCTGGTACCCCGTTTACAGCGAGACCGAGACCGAGGTGGTGGCGCACCCCCTCATTTCCGGCGGGGTCATCCGTCGTAAACTCCTGGAATGGAAGTTCTGGGACGGTAGCTGCACCATCGATCGAGACGTTTCCGCTTATCGGCGACCCCACGAACCCCGATCGGCGTGGATCGGGCACCACTGCGGCTGGACCATCGATTACTACTACAGCTGGAACCACTGGAACTATCGCTCCCCGAAGAAGATCGACCGCAAGGTCGATTACTACGATCCCGAACGGACCCACGTCCGCAACACCCTGCGGGATATGGCCCGGGAATGGAACGCGTACGGCGATATCGAGAACGATGACGCCACCCCGATGTCCCAGCACCGCCATTCCACCTGGTACGGCGGCTGGTGGGACTGACGAAAGAAGGACGGCATGTCGTTGCTACGACGCGATACCGGAATCGGAACGTGTCAGTGCGACGACTGCCGTTCTTCTTTATACGTATCACACGAAACGGCGGATCCGTTCACTTTGAGACAGTTTTCCGCCGTTTCGATATGTCCGAACTGCAGTTATATGGCCGTTCACTGGTTGGACGAGCCGAGACGGCCGAAACCGAAACCGAAACCGAAACCGAAACCAGAACCATCACCGCGGGACGAGAAAAACCGAAAAATAAAGACATATTGGCTCGAAACGCGTTCATTCGCCAATATCGGTTGGTATGACGATTTCGAGAAAAGCGCGCCACGACTTTCTATTGTAAAAGACGAGTCCGAATGGGTTGTGGCGCGGATTTGCCGGCAATGCGAGTATCGTTGGGGAGAAATATGACAGAAAGACCGCACATTCGACTCACAGATCAGCAATTCGCTGAGATAGCACACTGGATTCCGTTGACGTACCAGGGATTTTCGCTGTCCGATCCGGAAGTACCGGAATGGGTGCGGGAATGGCTTGGTGAAGACGGTGGCACGTTGTCATTGATGGAAGCGTTGCGACGTGAACGTCATCGCGCCGATTTGCTGGAAACGTTGCTCAACGCCGAAATGACCGACTACGAGGAGAAACAGCGACAGTTCACCGCGATCCTCGACTCCGACAAACAAGACTCGCTCAAGGGCGTCAATCTCGACTTCTCGGAGTTTCACGATCTGGCGCACTGGCCCGGTATCGGCTGTATCGGACAGTACGGCGGCGTCAAGCATCACCTGAAACTGGCGTGGGCGTATCAGTGGTCGGGCGAGATGAAGCGTCTCACGCTGTGCCGTCTCGAACGGCATGAAATGACCCAAGTTTATGACGGAGACTTCGTTCCGATCAAACGGATGTGCCGTAACTGCTGTAAGGACGAGAAAGAGACATGCGACGAACCGACACCGATGACCGCGTTGGCGAACTCACTATCGCGTTGCAAGCGGAAACTGATCGCATACGCGCCGTCTATTCGAACGCTGACGTCAAAATTGTTCCGCTAGACGTCGATCGTTACGCCATGCGTGTCGTACTGGACAAGTGGACGTTTTTGCTGTACAACGTCGAATGCCAGGACACGAAAACACTGGACGTCATCGACGGTCCGCCGATGGCGTGCTGGATCGGCGATATTTATTTCCATGAATGGGACGACAGTCCGATGGGTTCGTCCATGTGGGTGCACATGACCGCGCTGGACGCGCTGAACGAACACATGGACACGATCGGCAGACTGTTCGAGGCGATCATCAGTACGGTGCCGCGGCGAAAATGAGATCGTGAAACGTGAATCGCAACCGTGCGTCGGTGACGAGTCGTGGCACGGTACTCCGTACGGCTATCGCAATCACAAGTGCCGTGGTGACGATTGTCGTCGTGCCCACAAGGAAAACCATCAGCGCAAGCGTGACGAACGTATGAACGAACGTGAGCTGATCGACGGACGTTGGACGGCGACGAATCCTAAGCTCACGCATGGCAAACCGACGACGTACGTCAACTGGGTATGCCGTTGCGTACCGTGCACAAATGCGCACGCCGAACGGACGTATCGGAACGCGCAACGGCGAAGAGAACGGAAACTCGCGGAGGCGCGTCGTCTGACGATGGAAACGAACGATACGTACGACATAGTCATGATCGCAACCCGCGCCGATACGGAGATCGCGATCAAGAACGCGCTGGAACGTCTCGGCTGCACATTCGCCGATCTCGCTGAGATGTATCGGACCGGACAGTACGTTTCCGTTCATCACCGTATGGCATGGGCTGCAGTGGGACGGTACTACCCAGACTATCCGGACTGGTGACAGATCTAACAAGTTTTTTCTGAGTCGGGAATGGTTTACACATTCGGTGCGTTGAGATACGATATAAGGGAACGAACGAATCGACCCCCGAACGACAGGATTGGAAATGACCGATAACTTCGCCTCCACCGCCACCATCGACACTCTGGACCTCGTCGCTCCGAACGCCGCCCATCCCGAACTGGTCGCCCAGGCGATGCAGTTCAACGCGCTGCTCGATCTCGACCCCGACAATTCTTTTCTGACCGAGGGTGGCCGGTACGTCAACACGTACCAGACCATCACCAATTCGACCATCCGGTACGCCAAAAACGCGGCGCGCGTCCTCAAGGCCCTTCCCCGTCGCGCCGACGTTCCGGAGGACGAGCGCGAGGAGTTCGACGCCTACGTCAATCTGCTCCGTCTGGAGCGCGCGCAGGGCGAGTTCGCCCGGGTTCCCCGGGTGCAGTACCGCCACGGTCACATCGTCTGGAACCCTTCGACCATCGGCACCGGTTTCGGCGCCCACATGGCGATGGTGAACGCCTACGGCGACACCTTCGCCGACAATGACGGCGAGTGAGAGGCGCTCGCTGAAGGAGGGCCGTCCCGGTTTCAGCAGCGGGGCGGCCCTCCGTTTTTCGTATTCACATCTACGATGCAACAGAACAGAACAGAACAGGACACGACAAGGAACATGGGAACCACATTCGACGCCGCCAACAAGGCGTTCAACGATGACGAAAGTCGTCGCGGACGCGTACTGATGTGGATGGCGCATCTGATTCGTCCGGTCATTTTCGTCTCGCTCATCGCGAACATTCCGTTCTATTTCGGATATGACGGTTTCTATCGGAACATCATCGCGGTAATTTTCCTCATTCCGATGATGGTCGGCGTACTGCACATGGGATTGTCGCGGATCTGCGTACGTTGCATGAACTCCGTTCCGCTGGACGCGCCGAAACAGGCGCAACGACGGAAATCGCTGCTCTGGTTGCATCACGTGATGCAGTCCAAAATATCATGGCTCGTATTAGCTATCATAATAGCTATCGGTTTGGTGATCAAATACGGACATTTTCCGAACGCGCTTTATATCCCTCTGGATCTGTTCAGCTCCGCATATTTGTACGCACTGTGGTCGCATCACAAACTGCAGCCGTGGTGCCCGTTCTGCAAGGACTGGGGCGACGGCGGTATGCGCGAACCCTCCCCGGATCCCGTCGAGAAAGTCGAGGCCTGACGAGCATGATGACTGAGGCGCAGATCCGGCATCTGGAGAAATACAGCGCCGCATTCGCCCACGTCTGCGGCGACGACCGTACCGTCCGCGAATACGCGGAGCAATACAGCTACGAACCGGAGCTGTACGTCAATATCTGCAGCGATCTCGGTATCGAACCGATGCCCGAACTGACGGAGTCCGAAATAACCGGCGAACCGTTCGAAGTCCGGCGTGACCGTCTGTTCAGCGACGATATCACGCCCGAAGAGTACGACGCGCTCGAATTCTCGCTGAGCGAGATCAAAATACTGGCTGCCGAAGTCTCCGCGCGTTGGCGGAAAGACCGTTCGGCGCATACCGAAAGCGAGTTCTGATCATGCAACGATCGAAACCGTCGGAGAAATCATCGGAGAAACCGTCCCGACTCCGTGATTTCCATTTCACGATGCAACATACGCTCGCCGATACGCCGTTCTGGACGTTGAAATCGGTCACGATCGCGCCGGGCGACGAAGCGAACGACGAGGATGTCGGCGCGCAGATCGTGGCTATCTATGCCGCCGCGCGTCCCCGTGGTAAATGGACGGTACGTGTACAAGCTGATCCGTTCCCGGACGGTACGGACATCTGGCGGTGGGGTCTGTGTTCGCCGGAACCGCACGAAATGACCAGCGGTATCGCTCCTACGGCGGATATGGCGTTGCGTGACGCGCGTCGTGCCGTTGTGGACAGCGAGCAGGCCGATGCGAAAGACTACCGGTTCGAGTGAGTTCACGTAACAGGTGCAAACCACCGGACGGCAGCGGTACCGAACCGTGGCACGGTACAGCGGGAGGATACAGCAATCACGACTGCCGATGTGACAGATGCCGTGCAGCGCATCGCATCGAGATCAAGAAACGGCGTCAAGAACGTATGGACGCGCGTTTGCCGATACCCGGTACGGATCCGGTTCGGTACATCACCCCGGCGAACGTCAAACACGGTAGTCCGTGGACGTACAACAATTATCGTTGCCAATGCGATCCCTGTCTACGCGCACACGCGGATTACGTGGCGCAAGTGAAAGTGAAAAAAAGGAGGCGTAAGCGATGAGCGATCGTCTGATTTATCTGGACGTGGACGGGCCACTGAATCCGTACGGCGCCCCGCGACATCGCCGTCCGGAGGGATACACGTCGTATCGTATGTCCCCGCCGTCGTGGATCGCCCAGCAGGAGCCGGTGCAGGTCATGCGCGGACGCGTCAAACCATTGCTGGTATGGTTGCGGCCAGACGCTGGCGAGCATCTGCTTCAGCTCGCGAACGATACCGAATCACAGCTCGTCTGGGCCACGACGTGGGAGCACGATGCCAATGACTACATCGGTCCGCATGTCGGATTGCCGAAACTGGAGGTGGTCGAGTTCGGTGACGCACGATCGCGTTACCGGGAGTGCGGTCAGCACTGGAAACTGGACACGTTGATCGATCACGCCGCGGGACGGTCGTTCGTCTGGCTGGACGATGAGATCACGAGTCGTGACCACGACTATCTGGATCGGCGTTACAACGGACGCGACTTCGGCGCCGCACTGGCGTTGGCCGTCTCTCCACTGACCGGTTTGCTTCCCGCACACTACGACGCGGTTCGCGCGTGGGTTCGCGAGTTCGAGAACGGCGACAGCGAGAACGGTGACGCGGCGTGAAAGCGCGCGGATACGTCTTCAAAGAAAGGCACAGTCGCTGGGGCGTCTGGATGGGTATCGTCACGATACACGCGCGAAATGACGACGGTACGGAAAGACGAAGCATCAGACAGCTCAAATGGTTCAAGACGCAGGCACAGGCGTACGGCTGGGTGCGGGATGAGACGGTGCATTTGTGGCGGAAAAATCTGCCGTTGAGCAATAACCCGCACGCACACTGGATTCTGAAACTGCCGCAACACTGTCTGTGGTGCGGTATTCCGTTGATCGATGTCCCGGCGTCGCAACGTTTCTGCAAGCGAACGCACGCCAACCAGTTCCGATTCAATTATCGTCCGGAACGGTGTCCGAAGCCGGACAAGAAACCGTTCGCATACCGCGGTACGGCGATCATGGTCGTATATGCGATGGGTGGCGTCGGTGACTGTTACCGCTGCGAATGTGGCGCCTATCATCTGACCCGCAAGAAGGGCATTATCAACGAACTGCGTCGTACAGAGACCGTAACCACGTTTTTGAATCACTACATGGACAGTATCGCCGTGAACGTTCCGGACGCGGTCAAGAAATTGCGTGAGAAGATCGAAAGCGAAAGCGAAAGCAAGAAAGCGGGTGAGATGTTCAGTGTGGGTCAAACGGCAACAGACCTATCATCGCTGTGAACTTCCGTGGGACATGGACTCGAAGCGGATGGGTGCGAACGGTACGGCGGGCGACATCTGGCAGTGCAATTTCTGCCTGAAGAAATGGACCATCATCACGGTCGGTCCGGACGCCGGTACGCGTTCCTGGACGGCGTATGACGTGTGGCAGCACAGCTGGTTACGTGTATTTCCGCGGACATGGCACACCGTGCGCGGTTTCATCGGATTCTAGCGACAGAAAGTGACAGACATGAACGAAAACGACAACGACAACGAGATACCCGGTCTGAACGGTCGCCCCGTACGGATCGTGACACACAAACGGTACATTGCGGATACGTTCCTCGCTCTCCGGGAGCCGGAACTGGGCGGCGTGGACGTCACGCACGACTTCGGCTTCGATATAGATCCGGCGACGGCCTGGGACACGGTCTGGTGGGCGCCGGGTGAATGGGCCGCGAGTGCTCTCGCATCCGGTGTCCGACTTCCGCTGCTGTCGCCGGGACCGTACTGGCTCACGAAACTGCCGTTCCAGCACGTGCACCGTCCGGTCGTGAACATGCGTGTCCGTGACATCGATATACGGGCTTTTCGATGGACGGGCGGTTTCCCGGTCTTCGCCAAGCTTCCCGAGACCAAGACGGACAAGTTTCCGGCGAAGGTGCGCGCCACCACGATGCAACTCCAGGATGACGTCCGACGGGCGAAATTCCCGGACGGCGCGTTGATTCAACTGCAGGGTGCCGTCGATTTCACGATGGAGGCGCGGTTCTTCATCGCCCACGGCAAGGTCACGGCACAGTCGCTGTACCGATTCAACGACTGGGACTGGAGCAAAGGTCCGATCGCTGAATACACGTGCAAATACACGCACGAGATAGATGGCGTACAGGAGAGTTGCGGATGCACGGCGCCGTTCTTCGGGCAACTCGCGTTGCGAAACCTTCGCTCGTTCGCGGACGAGATCGCGCAACTGTCATCCGAGCCGTCCCCCTCCTTCGATGCCCCTCCCGGTTGGGTCCTGGACGCGGGTATCATGAACGTGAACGGTCTGGGCGGTATGGCCGTGGTGGAGGCGAACGCCGCGTGGTCGTCCAATCCGTATGACGCGGACGTCCGCGGCGTACTCGAGGCGGTGGTAGCCGCACACGATTTCACGCGGAACCCGCTGAACCAGAAATGGCAATGGCTACCCGGCGCCGAACTGGACGCCTGGGCAGCGGGACATCCGTTGATCGTGAAGGCGAGGACGTCGAAATGAGCGGTTTACAGGCGTTGGGCGTGCTGGCTATCGCCGTGGTGACGTGGTTCGTCAGTATGCTCACCGCCGGTCTGACGATGGACACCGGACCGGACTGGGTCACCGCGCTGGCATGGATGACGAGCAAAGTGATGATCATAGTCGGCGTGGTCATGATCGTGTACCTGATCTACAAGGGTTCGGGCGTTCATTTCGAGATGCACGTACGTAGTCTCGATCTCGGTCTCGGTATGGACCTGCCGAAATAATTTACACATCGGGGACGTTGAGATATTATAAGTACGTCAACGACTCGAAGACAGGACCGGGTATGCTCGAGCCCCAACTCATCCCCACGCACATCATCGTGGCGGAGCTGATCAACGCGGACCGCTCGTTCAAATACGTGACTCCGCGTATCACGAGCAACGAAGACCTTCTGAACTTGAAGGATCTCGCGTTCGATATCGCACAGCACCGTGCGCGTCCGGGCGACCCGGAATACTACCGCGAGAAGCTGACGTTCGATCTTTTCTACGAGACCGCGCTGTCGGTGACGGACGGACACAAGCCGAAAGCGATCAAACTTTCGCTCATCGCCATTCAGTGGGCGGCTGCACAGCTCTACGAGGAGACGGCGCGTCGTCGGCGCGAACCTCTGTATCCGTCATCGTCCGAGGGTGCGCGCGCCTGCAACATCGATGACTGACTGATCGACTGAACAACACCCCGAACTGAACAACGATTGGACCCCCGAAATGTTCACTATCACACTCAACGAGCAACGTCACGCCGAGCAGGTCATCGCCAACCTCGAGCGCAGCGACGCCTTCGGTGATCGCGGCGACGTTCGCTCCGGGTTGGATCAGATGCGCGACCTCGGCGGATTGACGTTCCCAGAATACGTCTATGCGCGCTTTGTCACGCTGCGCGAGTACGTTATCGATTCGTACGTAAGCAACGCTCAGCGAGACGCTGAGACGCGTCCCGCGCGTTCGTCCGTCTGTATCTGCTACGTGGACGGCGAGGGCAACAAGAGCTGGTCGTGGTCTTGCCCGGTGCACGGGATGAACGATTGATCGACATGACGACGGAAGAGAAACGTATGAACACGAACACGGACACGGACACGAACACGAACACAGCGGACATGGACCTGGAGGAGTACGTACTGCCGCTCGTCGTGATGGTGCGCGCTCGTGGCGTTGACCGTCACGACGCCGTCAACAGGGCGACGCGGGAACTGTCACACGTCCTGAACCTGGCCGGTGACGGTGAACATCCGGACGGTACGCTCCGTATTCCGGTGGAACGCGCATCCACGGACACGAACATGAACAGCAAGTCACGCGTACTGCCTCCGGGTTATCAGGGGTCTTTCGACTTTTGCGCGATCACCACGATCGAGGGGGCGTTCACGTCCGGACACGTTCGCGTCGAAGCGACGAACCGCAGTTTTCGCGGGTACTGAGACACAACGCAAATAACAGACGTATGAATACGAGAAGAAAGAGGCGACATGCCTGCGGCTAGGACCATGTCCGAGATCATCACGAACTTCGTGTCCAACACGATCGCCGATAAAATTCCGACGGTGTGGTTCGCGGGTTACTACGCGGCTGTACGCGATCACGGTATCGAGATTCCCGGGCCTCCTGGCGACAATGGCGAGCGGTCACAGTTGGGGGCGAAGGCCGTGGCATCGTACAGCGAGTGGAAGAAGTCCAAGGAGGCTAAGCGGATTCTCGGATAGGGTACGGGCTCTCGCGCGACGGGCGGGCTTTATATGCGGGCGGGGCATATATTGCCCGACGTGCGAGAAGCGGGGGAGAAGCCAAGGCGAAAAACGCGGTCGCGAGTGGGGCGCTATCCGGGGGTTCCTACGGCTTCCGCTTTTTTATTTCTTCCCTCACCTGGAGACTTCCGCGGATCCACCGCTTCGATGTCAGCCAATCGCCACAGTGCGAGGCACTTGTCAGACAGACGTCCCTGATATTCGTCCGGCGAATACTCCTTCATAAGCTCCAGGAGCTCCGGTGCGACCACGAAGTTGGTGAGATCAATTGGCTGCCACTGTCCGGTGGTGATCTTGCGGCGGTTCTTCCGTCCCGGATATGTGGTGGTGATCAGATAAGTAGAGCCAGATCGCTTAAAGTTGGCGATGGTGCGTCGCACGTCATCACCCGAGAAGTGGACGAGCATGTCACGGCAAAAGATGGCATCCACATGCGGCAACTCGGATGAAGCAGCATCGAGCTCCAAGAAGCAGTGGCGGTCATCGGTGAAGCGGTCACGAGCCGAGGCTACGAGCTCGGGCACGATGTCCGCCCCTATGTAGCGGTCCAGGTCCAGATCCATGCTACCGAACCAATGGTAGTCACCGCATGGGATATCCAACACGGTACGGATGTTGTAGGCAGCCAACCATTGCGGCAGCTGCTCCCTCACCACTGCAGTCCGCTTCATAGTAGAACCAGGGCCGGATACTGATTCGACGCAACCCCAGAAGTTCCGCTGGTAAATGGAGCTAAATATGTCCCGCACCTAGAGCCCGCCTACTCGTGTACGTATAGCTACTACGTATAGCTATCTGGCAGTGGGAATCGTACGTGGAGGCGCGCATATGCGGCGTTGCCTGGTGGGATCGTATATATGCGCAGGTCAGACCCTATTTACGGAACGCAGGATCCGTGGTAATATATACGTATGAACGAAACGAATCCCACCCGAAACATCGCCCGCCTCCACAATCAACTGCGGGACCTGCAGTCGGATCGCCGCCTGGCGGACGCCGGCCGGGTTTTCGGCGTAGACAAGGACACCCGAAAGCGGGCTCAGGCGGACTGGGACAAGGCCAACAACCGCATCAACGAGATCGTGGCCGACATGACCATGGGCGAGATGCAGGATCTGCACAACTACGTGATGACCCTGCCCGAGAGCGAGCGTTGATCATGAGCATTCGTTGCGGTAACCGCGCCGTCCACGGCACCGATATGGCACATCACGAAACGGTCGCTCAGGTCAAACTCTGCTTCCGTACCGGCGGTTTGCTCTCCTTGGAGGAGCGGGACGAGCAACAGGTCATCAACGAGATCGCGGCCGCAGAGCGAGGGTACGAGCGATTCCTCGAGACGAATGATCAATACCGCGAAGAAGACGAGCGGGATCGCTACGCGGCAGAGTTCGGTTTACCCCTCTGAACCCCGCATTCTAGACCCCTGGTTCGACCACCAGGGGTTTACTTTTTGAGTATGGTATGGTAATAGTATGACGCGCACATAGTTCGTCCACAGCTCGTTCACAGCACAACGAAGAAAGGCCAGAATATGTCGCATCTCATCAGCGATGCTCGTTCGGCGCTTCAAGAAGCTGTTCGCACGCTAGCTTTGAACGAGTTCATTCGTACCGGTATCCGTTGGGCGCCGCTCGCCACGGTCGGACCAGAGACCTACGAGGACCTCTGTATCAGCGTCAAGCGGGCGCACGAAACCGGCTATCTGCCGGTCTGGAACGTCGCCTCCGATCGTTCGATCTACGGCCAGAATGGCGTTTGCGCGTTCCGCTATTGGCACGACATGGGGCACGTCGAGCACGGCAAGTCCTTCACCTTCGAAGACGAACTCGCCCTCCAGGTGGAGGTGTAACGTGATCAGATGTCTCGCGCGCTCGATCTTCAAGGTCTGGACTTCGAGGTGAAGGACTTGGCTCTCAAGATGTTCTGGGCCAACACGATCGGCGAGTTGGAGTACGGTCGTACGTTCGGCGGGTTCCCAGCCGACCAGGACCAGTTCGACATCGACTATGCACTCGGGTTGTGGGAAGGTCGCCTGACGACAACTACCCCATAAGGGTTTACAATTCTGCAGTTATGTGGTAATATAAACGTATGAACGAAAAGATTACCGCTGCCGCCGAAGCCAACGACTGGATTCGCACCAACTGGATCAACAACAACCGGGAAACCGTCGTCTACATCCGTGGCCTCCAGCGACTGAAGATGGTCACGGTGGTTTCCTCCGGCAAGATCGAGATGATCGCCGCCGATGGCAAGCGCATCAACGGCCGCAGCCGCATCGCCGAGGTAATCGCCTTTCTGAGCGGCCCCCGCCGGGACGCCGAGCCGCGGGAATACCCCGCCGAGATGATCGAGAACGACACCTGGGCAGTCGGTATCTGAGCCGTTCTGTGGTCGACCTCGCGGTAACGACCGGGGAAAGCGCGCTAGGCGAGGATCGGGCGCGAAACTTTGCGATTTTCCTCGGTGACCTGAACTCTCCCTACGAGCACGGAAGGAGGTGTCGCATGCCGATCTTCGAGCAGATCATCACCACGCTCGCAACCCTGTTCATCACCATGGGCGGACACGGAAGCGCATAGGCGGCAGCGCCTCGGCACGCACGATCGCCGAGGCGCCTTTCCGTCCCATTCGTGTCGCATTTGTCTGTTATGACGTATGTTGCTCGAGAAAAAGGGCGTCTAGATTGCGCTCAGACGCACTTTCACGAGAATCGAATGGCGTTATATGGTCGCGGAAAAGCGTCCACCATGACGCTCCTACGTAATGGTTTACATACCGTAGGTAGTGTGGTAATATATACGTATGAACGAAAACAAGACCACCGCCACGAAACTCAGCCTCTATCAGCTGCCCGAGAACGAGAAGTCGGTCGTCGCCATCGCTATCGTCCGTAACGGCTGGACCCCGCAAAACCAGGGCGGCTTGGATGGCTTCCACAAGGACATTCGCCAAATCGAGCTGGTCTGGGACTACATGGCGCAAAAGTGGACCTTGACCCTCCGCGACAAGGGCCGCAATATCATCGGCTGGCAATACCCGAAGCCGTTCGATTCGTACGACGAAGCCATCACCGAGGCCCGCGATCTGTACACCAGACTGCGGAAGGGCACCGATGAAGGTGACAGCAATGGCTGGGCGCGCCACACCGGCCCGCAGCTTCCGTTGCACCCGAATCTGCAGCGCTGATCCATCCGGACAACCGTTTCGAGATGGGCGCGCTGTACCGCAACATCGGTCATCAGCAGGTCGTGCTGATGCAGCAGCTCGAATGGTCGATGATCGCCATCCTGCTGCACGACTACGCCGCCGCCTGACAACTCGAAATAACGGACAGGACACGACAATGAGCACAGCAATTCTCGAGTGGGAGTTCGAAACCGACCCAGAGATTCTGGAAATCGACCAGGCTTCCGAAGAATTCGTTTCCGAGCACTCCGGATACAGCTTTCGGGTGCGGAGATGGAACAATGGTCCGCGTACGGGCGCGATCACGTTACGCATCATCCACGACCGTTGGGACGATCCCGGCTGGTACGACACCGTCAATTACGACACGATCAAAGAGGCCATGGAGGCTGCCCAAGACACCCTGGACGACATGCTGAAGATCGACAACCAGTAACTTCGACGCTATAACGCCCCTGGACGAACTCCGGGGGCGTTGACGTATAAATACCCGTTTTCAAGTACGAAACGCTTAGAAACGCGCTGAGACGCCGTATTTTCGTGACACGAATCACATTCAAAGTGTTTACACATCACGATGAGTGTGGTAATATATACGTATGAACGCAAACGGGAACATCGCCGCCAAGACCACCATCACCGATCTCGACGCCTTCCGCCACCTGGCCACCAAGGCCGATTGGGTCGACCCGGATGTGGACACCAATGACGAGTTCGGCTGGACCGACATCGAGATCTGGAACCGCAAGCACGCCTACATGATGAAGGTCACCTTCAACGCGGACGGCACCTTCTCGACGGGCCGCATGTACTGGCAGCAGGGCGAGGACCGCATTCTCATCGCCCAGTACATCGATTGGGCGATGGTTCCCCAGTGGCTGTACGATTACGCCGCCTGACAACTGATCACGTGAGGGCCTGCTCAAGGAGACAATGAAGGCAGGGAGCGGGAGATATGGTACCCCGCACACAATCTCGGAATAACGGACAGGACAAGACAATGGAACTCTTTCCGATGCATCTCAATCGAGCCGCCACTGCAGAAGATCTCGCCGCTCTCCGGCGCGCCGTGCTGGCGCAGTTGATCGCCATCGATGCAGCTATCGAAGATATCCCGGAGAACAGGTACATCACCTTCGAGGTGACACGGACCAACGACCGTAAAGGTTACCGCGACCCGCGACCGTTCAAAAACAACAGCCCGTATCAGGACGATCCGCGAGTGCGAGTGACCATCGAGATCGAGTTGAACGACGACCAGATCGGTAAGCCGATCATCGATACGATCGCCGATTTCGAGTCCCGATCCTAGTTCAATCAACGCCCCGGGTATCGCACCTGGGGCGTTGCTATAGGCGCTGAGCGTACGTCTCCCGACCGAAATACGCGGCGACGGGTTTACGTTCGAACTGATACCGGATACCACTACAAACGACAGGATACGACATGCGTGATGTGTTTCTCATCACCGTGTACCGCGACGGTGCGCAAGACGATGACCGCGATCCGATCGTCCTCGACATGGAGGACAACGCCATCCAGGTGGCCAAGAACTTCTATCACACGTTCGAATCGGATTACCGGTTCGACGCCAACGATCCGAATCGCGGTTCTGAGTCGCTGATCGGCATAAAGGATCAGTCGCTCATCTGGGCACGGTTCACTGACTGGGGTGATGGTGTGGAGGTCAAGCGGCTCAAGCTGTACACGAGCCTCACCCAGTGGTACGCCGATCAGGACGCGAAGGTGGAGTGATCATGCGACTCGAGTGGGAGCCCCAGGAAACATCCGGCCGCAACGGTGCGCGATACCTCGATCAAAATGGCATCCACGGTATCATCTACTACAACGATGACGACGTACATTGGAATCTCGTTCTATGGATGCCCAGCGGTCTCATGACGCAGTCCGATGGCTTCTCCAGTGCGGACGAAGCCGAACGTGATGCCAATATGTTTATCGAACACAACGCGTAAGAGTTTACAAACTCGCACAAGCGTGGTAATATATACGTATGAACGAAAACGAAATCAACGCCATCCAGAGCTACACCGTCGCCGACCAGAGGGTCTACTACACCGTCATCACCTTCAATCCGCGCGTCGGTGGCGACCCGCACGAATTCGCGATGGAGACCGCCAAGGCCTGGGGCTTCGACGGCTATCAGATTCTCGGCGACTGGTACTACCTCACCGAGCACGGCAACAACCTCGACATTCGGCTCATCGGCACCGACGAAGCTGCGGTCCGCGATTTCGTCACCAATCGTACCGATATCGAGGATGCGGACGACGCCATCGTCGGCGAGGATGACGAACACGACGACAGCTACCTCGCTTACAGCTGACCACCCGCACGACAACGCCCCGACCGTTTGGCCGGGGCGTTGTTTGTTACCCGCCAGTACGTGTCAGATTAAATGTCACGTACTCATGAGTATGCTGTAATCAACTGCGTAATGCGTTCATAGCAGCGGTTGGCAGGTACACAGGTACGTGCCCATAACCCGAGCACTTTATGCACATGGAAACGCCAGGTAAACCGATCACCGAACACGAGGTACAACGTTCACCGTGCACCCACCCGGGCTGACCGGTGATCGGGTCGCCGACCTTGATCGCCACCGCGTCCCGTATCGCGTTTTTCGTCGCTCGATCGGTGTATCCCACGGTAGACCATCCGCTATCGTCCGTATACGTGACCTCAGTCGCTTTGAAGACCATTTCGTCCGCCGTCACCTTCGCCCAGGTGATCTCGCCGGACGGTAGGAACGGATTAGGCGAACCCAGCAGTCCACCGTTGTTGATTCTGATCGTACCTTTGTCACCTTCGGGTATCGTCATGCTCGCATCGCTTTCATCGCTACTTCGGGTGTCACACTTTCGCCGTCATCGAACGTATTCCACACACTCGGATCGAGTTTCTGAAGCAATCCCATACTCGGGTCGGAAACCCAACCGGGACGCTCACCCCATCTCATCTCGCGAGAGATGCGTGCCATTCGCTCGATGCGCGCCTTCAAATCCGCCTCGATCGGATCCGCCGCGATCTCATCGTAGATCCATGCCTTATCGGCTTCGCTCATGTCCTCGTCCATGCTCATTCCTCGTCCTTTCCGTGTCGTTTTTCACTCTCCGGCATCCACAACAGCACGCACCGGCAGTTGATGCGGTTCTCCGGCAACGTGTCCGGATCACCCGGCCACATGATCGGTCCGAGCTCGCTCTTGAACGGCTCGCCCGCCAACACTTGCTGACCGTCGAGTATCAGATGTGCGTGCCGGGTACGGCTGTCATGGACGGCCACCCATTGTTTCAGCAGACGCACACCTTCGCCCAGGGCTATCCTGGCCGCGACGTCCTGTGCAGAGAACAACGTATGCCGTGAAACGGCCCGAGCCATGCGGGCAGCGACAGTGTCGAGTGCGCGGTCACCCGTCGGATCCACACCCTCACCTCGGGCGTAGTCAGTCACAGCTCCAGCCGGTGTCATGCTCGGGTACTCGACAAGCCGTTTCGGCGTACCGCGGTCCCAGCGTGGCAACGCCGCTCCGTCTCGCTCACCACGCTCCCCACCACCGAACTCCGGCAAGCGATTCTCCTCGCTCACCTTCTGCGGCTTGTCACCCTTCACGATGCGCAACGCCTCCCGCACGGCGTCGCTCACATCGCTGTCCCCCACGTCCACCGCATTCCGGTCCCGCCCCCCGCCGCTCGACTCTCCACCGTCATCCACCCTCCGTGCGAGCGCTCCCTCCACCGTACCCTGTACCCAGTCCCGCACCCCCTCGACAATCTTCTCCGTGACCGTGTCCGCCAACCCCAACTCGCTCGCTCGATCCCGAACCACATCAGCGTTCGAGCGCCCACCCTTTTCGCCGCTCAACTGTCCCAGCCCGGTCACCGGTCGCATTCGCACAAAGCCGCTCAAAGCGAGTCCCCGCACCAGCAACCGCAGCGCTTCCCACGCCGCCCCAGCCGTCTCACTCCCCACTCGAGCCGGCGCTCCCATGACCCACCCGGCAGCCTTCGCAGCCTCCCAGACGAGCAAAGCCTTGATCACCGAACTTATCCCAGATTCAGCATTCTCCGCCATATCCAACTGTGCAGCAGCATCTTCAGCGCCACCGAAGTCTTCTGCAATCTGAGCGTTTGTTTGATTCTCGGGTTGTGTCATCCCGTCCTCCGATGTCCAAAGTTATAACACGTTCTACCGTGATTGTGGTGTGACTTCTGGTGTGACTTTGTGGTGTGACGTTTGTGGTGTGACGTCACACCACACGAACGAAAAAACGAAAAATCCCTATATAGGTTAAAAAAAAATCTTCTTCTTCTTCTTCTTAAATACGACGTCAAACCCGATTTTCGTATGGTATCACGTTCGGTTCGTTTCGTATACTTTACCCCATTTTTTACGTCACACCACGATTTCGTCACAGTACAAGTCACACCACAATTCACGTCACACCACAATTTTGCGCATCAATTTTTATAACACGTTTCAATTTGATTGACCCCGCTTTTTGGCGATCTGAACTTTCACCATCTTCACTCGCCGTTTCTCCGATTCCACCTCGATGTTGGAATCATCCCGTTCGATGGCGAAGTTCTTGATCTCTCCGGAATCCTTCATCTCTTCGAGCGTAATCGGAATGTATCGTCGGTGCTCCTGATTGATCGTCCGGAAACTGATCTGCATCCAGCCATCGGGCAACGGACGGTCCTTACGTCCACCGCCTCCCGCCGCGATCGACTCCCGGATCTTCGACCGTACGACCTTGATCACGTTCGACGCCACCGAACCCTTCCGTGCGAGATCGCGCAGATTCTGTCGATTACCGTCACGAATGTCCCTTTCGTCTTCATCGGCAGCAGCTTGCGCCATCACGGTCGCGCGCGCTTCGCGATGTTTGATCATGAGGACCTCGGCCCACCGCCAGTGCTCCTCCGTGAAACCGACCTCGCCGCCGCATCCCTCGAACGAATGCAGATACGCGAGCGCGAGAGCGACCGACATCTTGATCAAGCCCTCGTGACGGTCCAGCGGATTGTATTCCTCCGGGAACGTGCGACGTCCGTGCATCTCGACGCGTGCCTCACGTGCGACGTGTTCCGGCATTTTCACGCCGATCTGCGGACGGTCCGCCATGATCTCCTCGCGGATCTGCAACTCGCGATCCACGGTCATGCCCGGAATACCGGGCAGCATGAGTGACTCGATCGTGCCGTGGTCCTCCACGAGACCCTCGAAGTCCACATACTCATCGAACGACTTCTCACCCGTTTTACCGGAAACATCGATCAGAAAACATCGCTGCGGCAAACCGGTACCGGCGTGATCCATCAACACCTTGAGATTGGACGGCTGAATACCGATGAGCACTCCCGCCGTGTACCGGCACGGTTCCACGACACCGTTGTACTTCTCGTCCATCGAGTCGCCGCCGAGACGTTCCTGCGAGAAAATGTGAATCAACGACATCGCAATCTCGCCGTTACCCTTGTTGATGTCCTTGATCTCGGCGAAGTCGAAGACCGCGGTCTGCCACAATTGCCGATATGCGGGACCCGGATCCTGCAGCAACATGAGATTGTTCGCCGCCGCTGCCGCAGATGTGACCGATCCCGTCGCGCCCGTCCCCGCGCCCGCGTTCGCCGCACCGGCAGCAGAACCAGTCTTGGACGGTGTCAACATCTGCACGATGTCTTCGCGACCGTAGAATTTCGCCTCGTCCAGAAGTGTCGTTTTGTCCTTGCAATACGCCTTGATGAACGACGCGCCCGATTTCGGTTGCTTACGACGCGGTTCGAACAACGTCTGCGGCCATTTGAACGCATCGATTCCGGCGTCCGTATTCAATCCTTTAGACGCGCCGGAGATACCGAGAAGACCGGCGATGAAACTCACCGAACCGCGGCGGCCCAATTCCGGACACAAAGCCCATCGTGGGGGAATCCGCGCGATAGCCTCCACCATCGCTACGACCAGTGTCGCCCACGGATCCGCGTCGCGCGACATCGCAAACCGGTACACGTGTGTGAGAACGGGAGACGCCTCCCAGAACCGCTTTTCCATCGTCTTGGTGAGACGTATCGATCGGACCTGCTTGAGTTCCTGTCGCAACGCCCGTGCTTCGGCGCGTCGCTGCGCCCTGACTTCTTCCGACGCGAATCCCGCATGAAGCGGACTGTCGCCGTTGACATAGACGGTACGGTTCAAACCGAGAAGGTCAACGACCTGATCTAACGAGTACCCGGGGTCCGCTGCCTCGTCCGCCAAGTCCGCGGGGGCATTCACGGTTTCCTCTGTTTCGTTTCCAGCCGACATGTGATATATTCGACCTGTCTGTGTCGACAATTTTCACCAGCCGCGGTCGCGGCAGTGATCCCGAGACCCCGCCAGAAGCGTCCTGGCGGGGTTTCATTTTGTCTGTGTCTGTGTCTGTGTCAGTGTCGAATGTCGGTGTCGTGTCGGTGTCGAGATAGCGATCAAATACGATCGTGAAGCGTCTTCCAGTCATCGTCAGAGAATGTGACGGGCGTGAAATTCGGTACACACGGCACGTAGAACGCGGTACCGAGTCCTTTTTCAATATCGTTATCCTCGTCCCAGATAACATCGTGATCTCTCCATCCGAACGCGAGTTCGCCACGACCTCGTGCGAGTGCTCGAACGGTTCCGGCAATCCCGAGATGATCATCGTTTTCCGGTATGACGAGTTCATTCGGATAGAAAAGCCAAATCAAACCGCGATGCGCCAACGTGCCGAGAAACGCAGTGACATCGTCGCCTTCGATATCCGCATATCCGACCGGCGAGTGTAGCGCCAGTTCCATCGTGAGACCGACGATGAAATCCGGACAAACCGCGCCGATTTTCTCGCGCTGTTCCAGACCCAAATCCCATATTTTTTGATTGATCGATTCATCCGCCGTCGTCACTTGTCGTTCTCCATCGCTCGCATCATGTCTGTGAACGCCACCGCCCAATAGCCGTTCAGAAAGTCCCGTACCGCCAAAGGTCCCAGTATCGCCACTTCGTACGGAATCTCCGGATCGTGCTCCGAGATGATCATCGTTCGTTCCTGTTTTCCATGTGTTGTCTCGCGCCGTCCATCGCCAGCGACATCATGTGCTGCAATCGACTCTGATCCTCCGGCTCCCACTGCTCTGTCCGCAGTCGCTCGCCCTCACGCTCGATTTTCTCGAGATCGCTCTGCGTCAGAAAGGCGACCGCGTTCGGCGCGACGATCGCATACCACATCGGCGCTGTATTCATGAAACCACTCACGGCACTGTCACGAACTCTAGCGTCGTTGCTCTTACCCGCGCCCAACGCGAGTTTGCCCTGGAACCGTGCGTTCGCCAGTAACGCGACCGTACGCTCGCCGGGCGAATCCGTCGTCAGCATGTCCTTCACGGCGTCCCGATTGAACGTCCACAACTGCCCGCGCTCGTACATCATGTACAGAATCCAGGCGATGCTGTCTTCGTTGACGCCGTCCGGCGAGGCGATGGCGATCTCCACGGTCACGAGATCGTAGAACGCCGTATTCGTCTCCTGAATGACGCGGGAGATGTCGAACATACGACCGATGTAGTCGATCACTTGTCATTGTCCTTGTCTGTATTCGTTGTCATGCGTGCCGCGCGGGGATCCACGCGTCCACGGTTCATATAGGCGATGAGTTCGCTGCGGCGGTACATGATCGTCGGCGAACCGTTCGACCTGAGCCGTTCCGAATCCTCGTAATACGGCGGTCCGATGCCACTCTTTCGCCATCTGAAGAGCGTCGGTTGTGAAACCGAGAGGAATCGGCATGTCTCCGCTACCGTCATGAAGCGATCCTCGGAATCGGCTTCATCGCTGCTTTCGTGGTTGGAAGTCACGATCATTGTCGACACGAGCGCTCTTTCTGGGTATTTGAACAGATCGGTGCGAATTGACATAAATTCGAACCGCGTTCGGAAATCGTACGCCACAAGTTTTCATCACGAAACCCGTCAATGGCTATTCCCGGAATACGATTCCGTCATGCCCGAAAATTCCGTGCACTCTCGTCTGCACTCCATCGCAGCCTTTCTCTCCTCGGCGAAGGTGCAGGGCATTTTCCACCTGTGCGGTCTCGTCGTATTCCTCGCGCTCGTCGCACCGTCCGTACTGTGGTGGTCCACCTCCGTTCCATACCTCGTCTATCTGTCCGTGTACGCGGTCGTCGTCGCCCACTGGGCGGGAGCTGTCGCCGCCCTCAGCGCTCTCCGGACCGAGCAAGCGAACGGAACGGATCACAACGACTCACAACGCTCGCACGACGCGCCAGGTTCGACGTGCTCGCATTGCGGGCGTTCGGACGATGACGAATCCCGAAACAGCGATGCAATACGGGAGAAACGACTACAGCGTCTTTCGAGATACAAGCGCGACGACGATCCCGGCATCGTCAGTCCGATCGAACGGATGCGACCCACAGACGACGGCGATCTCGACCCACTTCGTTAGTGTTTACATACCTGTACTCATGTGATACGATACGTCATAACGGAACGAACGAACACCGACACCGACAGGACAGACGATGACCAGCAAGACCACCATCTTCGTTCTCATCACCCTCGTCGTCACCACCGCGATCTTCGGTGCCGTGAACGGTTGGGCGTTCGCCGGACTTTATTACAGCGTCGACGGCATGACCTTTCGCGCGATCGTCGCAATTCTGACGGATATCGCCGCGTTGATCGTGACGATCATCGCCGCGAAAAACCTCGACTGACTCGTTCTGGGCGTCGCACACGCGGCGTCCGGTTCGCTCGAACAGAACAAAAACGGAACACAGACAATGACAATTGTAGCCGCAATCAATTACGCCGTCATGGCCACAATAGTTTGGATGTGCTTTCAATGACCAAAACGAAACTCGTCATTCGTCTCGTCTTGTTCGGTTTGACCGTCGTCGGCACGGTCATCGGCGTTCTGTTGACGATCATGTGGGCCTGTATTCTCGCCTTCGGTCACCGGAATATCGCCGATTCCTTGTTCTTCGCGATCGTGTCGTGCTCCGTGGCGTGGCTGTGCGCGTTGCGCGCCCTGGATCTGTGGGAGCAGTATCAACACGAACGCACACAGTTCGAACGTGAGAACGAGTACAAACGCGGATATCAACGATAAAAACGTAGCAATGCGACAACGACAACGACGAAGACAGGACACAGACAATGCCAGCGATCAACACGTCCATGCACACCGTCGCGTCCAGTTATCTGGATACGGGCGTGACCATGCTTCCCGTGTACGATGTCAGTATTCTCATTCCGCACGAGGTCGAACCGGGCGATTTGTTCGCGACGATCGGTGGTTACGTCAACAGCGAGGATCCCGTGAGCGTCACCGTGACGTTCGTACGTAACGATCCGAACGGTCTGTTCCGCGTGAATCTTTCCGGCGGATGGAATACGCTCGGAACGTTATTGACCGATATATTCCAGTACGCGGGATTTTTCGACGACAAATCCGCTAAGTCTTCCGAGGCGCGTGCCGCGTCGATGATGGTCATGCAGACATCGGTCGAGAACGAAAGTCACGTTCTGATCAGTCGTGCGGGTCGCCTCGAAATGATCACCAAGATCGAATACGACAACATGACAAGGGCAATGAAATGACCGAGCGATTCACGTATCCGTCGCACACCATTTTCGACGTGACGATCTATCCGCAGAACATCGACTATCTGGGTAATATCGTGACCGATCTCGCTCGTGCGGGCGAACATGCCCAATGGTCGGTCACGCCCACCGATGCGTCGTCCCGGCAGATCCAGATCCAGTTGCGGGGTACGTACCGCAATCTGCTGGACACGATCACACAGATGTTCGATCATCCCGGTATGTTCACGGGTGAGGAACCGTTGAAGAGTCACGAGGCGATTCTCGCCGCGAACGCGGTCATGGTGACCGCGCGCCGCGTCGTGACCATTCACGAGGAGATCGCATGAACATACGTACTCGAATCCTTCTGCTGAAGGCGTTTTCGTGGGGACTCTGGATCGTTTACTACTTTCTCATGTGCTATTCGGTGACCGAACTGTTCTTGAACGCGTCGGATTGGGCGACCTGGGTCATCGTGACCGGCATCACCAGCGCAATCGTGTTCGTCGTCGGTTCGTTCGTCTCCGGTGCCATCACCCATCTCGAGAAAAGCGACAAGAAATGAAAGATATGCGGTATTACATCGCCGTTCTCAAGATCTACGGGCTTTTTCTCATGATTCTGAACACGGCGACGTTCATCGCTTGGGTCACGAACCCGCACGATCACAAGGTGCTTCTGTTCGTCACTCTCGGTCTGGATCTGCTCACGGTCGCCGTGGCGATCATCGACGCGATCGTGGAAAACGCCCGTGACTAGTCAACGATGGCGTTTGCTCTCCCAGATGACTCTGATCATCTCGATTTTCGCGTCCGTTTTCACGCTCACCTCGATGGCGATTCATCCGAATCTGTCCACGTGGCCGTGGACACTCACATCGATGTGCGTCGCCGTCGTCTCGTTGGTGATTTTCGACTACGCCCGCGAACGTGCGAAAGACGAGGACGCGTGATGATCACTTCGTTTAGTTTTCGCGAATTGAGACAGTACCGCAAATTGAACAAAGCCGATCGCGTGTTCATGCAGTCGAAAATCTCGGGCGTCATCGGATTGCTGGCTGCCGTCGTACTCGTCATCATTGTCATATTCAATCCGTATGGCGTGAACGGCGTGATGGTGTATGTTCTGCTCGGTGTCACAGTCACGATGATCGCGGGACTGTGGTCGGCGGACATGCTGGCGATGAAAGCGATCGAATTACATCGAGAGACTCGCGATCGATTGTGGGACGCATATTTCAATGTCAACGCCACAAGTAACGATCTGAGCGACGATCTGAGCGACGAAAAAAGTTCCGACGATAGTTTTCCCGACCGCGACGTGTAAATCGCTCAGCGTTTAACTGAGACGTCAATAGCGACGTTTTGCGAATACGACAACGACAAGACGAAAGACAAAACGATGACCGACAAGATTTATCTGACTCCCGAACCGCCACGTTTCGGTTCACCGTTACTGCCTCCGCCGATGCCTTCATCGAATGCTCCCGAATCGGAACTTTCGGAGAACGAGCCGGAAAGGCGTCGTCAAGAGCGAACACAGGCGATCTCCGAATTCAATTGGCGCGTACGGATCACCGTCGCCGACGATCGTCATCTTCCGGAGGAAGTGATCCGTATCCTCGGTAGCCGTGATTTCGAGGGATTGGATTGGACGTTGTCCAGTTCACCGATTTGTTTCGGAATGTTTCAGCTCACAGTGACCGACGAATTCCCGACCGTCAAGCATTTTTTGCGCACGTTGACGCTCAAAACGGGCGTGATTCGACACAGTCCGCCGTTGACTATCGCAGAAGCAGATATTGCCGCGACCACGCTGATGCTGACCGCAGAACGCGTCGATCCGAAGGACAAGTGACATGCAACTCGGTGAAAACTGGCAGTGCGAACCCCAGGATAACGTCACCGCGAGCGACGCACGGCATTTCTACGTATTTGCTGCCGCGTTGGATCTTCTCGAAGAGAAACCGAACCTTCTCGGGGATCAACGTGTCTACGAAGAATGTATGAAGATCCAGGAACTCGTCTGCGGTCTCACTCCCGACAGAATCATGCAGACCTGGCTGTCGATCATCAATAATCGTGACATCGAATCGCTGGAACAGATCTTCGTGGACGAGAGCGACGAAGCCATGTACATGCGAAAACTGTCGCCGCTCGGCGTACTTTTCGACCATGACATCATGTCTGCGTGCAGTCGGCGTGCGATCAATCGCGAAATGATCAAGCACCGGGAGCGGAAGGAGATTTTCTCGCGCGAACGTGAAAAAGCGGCGGAGATTGCGCGTAAGTTCGATGAGCGGGAAAACGATTATCCGCTCACTCGTACGACTTCGGAGGATGATATGTCCGATACCGACGACATCCGCGACAGCGCCGACATTCTCGACGACGGCGACGACATTCAATCCGTCGTTCATCCCGCCACACCGTGGATCCCACCGGTTATTTCCGACCGGACTCGGAAACTGGTCCGGCAGATCCTGAAGTCGGACACCGGTAAGGGTACGTACCGCGCCAGTCTCACCCTGGACGAGCATCGTGACTTGATGGATGCCGCGCGGGAACTGAAGCTCGTTCACGGGCACGTCATCGAGACGATCACGTCCTACGATACTTCGGATCCGAACGCGATGTACGAGACCAAGGCGATTGCGACGGCGTCCGGTCTCACCGCGTTGCTGATCTACAAGCACGAGATCGCCAAATTCCGCGGTCACATCAAAACGAACGACGCGAAATGAGCGAGATCTTCGAAGTATCAGCTCCCAGTGGCAGGGACGGCGCGCTCGTACTCGGTCACACCAACGGTGACATTGCGGAGGACACCAAACTCAAAATGCGTTTGATGCGTGAATTGACGCGCATCGTCGGAAGCGATCCGGTCAAATATCCGCTGACGTTCACGTTGACTGGCGACACGAATCATCCCGGTGAATGGCTGATCGAAATCAAGGGTCCGCACAGTACTATCATCGATGCGCTAACCAAGGCGACCGCTGCCGCACGTTTCGACGAGAAAAACGCAAACGTACCGGAACCGCCGAAAACGTACGCGGAACGGACTGAACGGCGAGTTTCGCAACGTGACGCGATCACGCGAGTCATCAATGCCGTCGACCGTTATCAGCACGCGTATGCGTCCGATGATCCCGCATGGGCCGACGAAGAAAGTTATGCGGAAGAACTCATTTGCACCGCGGCGCGTGAACTCGTCGAGACAACCGATGCGGTGCATCCGAATGATCAGCCAATAGGATGGAAGAAGTGACCAAGGGACGTTTCAGCGCGGTTCGTTACGCGAGTCGAGTCGCGGAGGAGACCGCGCTGGCCACGCTCGAACGGTTTTACGACGGACCGTGGTATCCCATTCTGCCGTCCCATTTGCTGCGATCCGCCCAGGTCACTACGACACCGGAAGCACAGCGACGGTTCGTCCGCGAGACGTACAACTGCTGGGACGTCACGACTCGGCAGAAATGGTACGACTACTATTGTTGCGCTAAGCACGGCGACATGGTTGTCGGTGGGCCGAATCACGGTCGCTGCAATTCCTGTATCGCCGAACGACAGATTCCGTCACCGGATCCGCGCATGATGTTCGAGACGATCACCGTGATTAACGAATTGATCGAGACCGGCGACATCAAAGACACGCCTATGCCTGATGATCTCGTTCTGCTGATTCAGCTCTTGACGGGACAGAACGGAGACAGCGTATGAGAGAAATTGATTGCCGTGTCGATATTTATACCGGTGCCGGTTCGTCCATGCGAATCGTTCACGTACCGACAGGTCTCACCGTTACCGGAGAGATCACGAAATCTCAGCTCTTGACCAAAACGCAGTTGATGAACGAATTGGCCGCTCGTCTTGTACAGCATTTGGCGTCTGAACGTGACGCTGACGAACTGGGAGACGAATATTGACGAATATTTCGACAAGACTGACCGAGGCGCTCGATATGATCGCCAAACGCGGAATGATCGGGTCGCACGAACCCGTGTATTCCGTTAATTACGATGATCTGATCAGTATCGTCGTGCGTGACGTCGCATTGACTCGTGACGAACATCCGACGATTATGCCGGTAGCGGTATCGAAGATGAGCATGACATCCGAACACGCGGAGAATTGGATCAAAGGTCTCGCATTTCCTCCGGTGTCGTGGTTCGAAGAAATCCGGCGTCTCATCGAAAACGAGTACATGACATCGAGTGCGTTATTGTCACAATTCCGCGGTATCATCGATTTCCGTCCGGACGTCGCACCTTCACGTCTTTTACGAACCGCAATGTTCGATTGCAGTGGTATCGTTGATCACGAAATCGCGCATTTTCACTGGCGACAAGCGAATACACGAAAATTTATCGCGAATGTCGATCGTGCGCTTCAATTCGTCGCGTTGCACGAATTGAGGTCGAACTGATGGCGCTGCGGATCAGGAGAGGACTCCATCCGCTATCCGATCACATCGGTGATAGTAATCCGTACGGTCACAATTCTCCGTACGATCCGTTTGTTCCGTATGATTCGCACAACGGTCATGATCCGAACGATCCCAACGATATCTGTGCGATAGAAAGCACGGTTCGTCTGACTCGATATCGTGAGATTATTCTCAGACAAATAGACAACGATATCGACGAGATCAAGCATTGTGAGCCGTTAACACGTGACTTCGGTATACTTCACATCAGTATCCAGGCCGCCGTTCAAGAAGCTGCTTGGGTGATGCGCGCATTGAATCAACCGTTGGGAGTTCGTATACATTTTCGCAAACGTATCCAGGCAGAGCTGGACGCTCTTATCACGCCGCATTATCTCGCGAAAGCCGCGATACGTGAATTGCGCGGCGATTACGGACCGTTGCCATGTTCTTAGAAACCGAGTTCGCACGAGTCGCGGTCACGATCAAACGTAAAGACGGTTCGCTTCAAACCATCGTGTATCGTGACGGAACGGTTCGTATCGAGAACGGTCAAGTCCGTATCACATCCGAGTCCATATCTGATAATCACATAATCGATGACGATACGGTGTCAGCCGACATCGCCATGGACGAAATACGACGAATTTAACCGACAAGGACAACGACATGCAACTGCCGTATCGCTTCAATCTCTGGTATCGTTATCGGGATTCGACCTGGCCGTTGAGAATCAAGGTGATCCGCGAAGCATTCACATGGGACGACGACGGTGACGTCGAGCGTCTCACGTTCATGACCGATCGTCGGTTCTTCGATTATGCGTGTCAACAGGCGGAAATGCGCGGTAAACTCGATGTCATTTCGGAAATGCCCGCGTATATTCGTGACAATCTCACGCATCAGCAGATTCGTGAATTGATCGCTGCATGGGGCGAAGGTGTCGAAAACGTGATGCAATTGGTCAAGAAATCGTATTTGAATCGCGACGGCAAGTATTTCTATATCGGTGACGATAAATGACATTCATGTATCGGTATTCGCCCGGAATGCTCAAGGGTACGCGATTCTATACGTTGGCTAAAGATACCGATGACTATATCGAAAACGAAATTATCACCAACGCTGTATTTCATGCGTTGGACTTATCAAATGCATTCGAGTTATTGCGTAAAGGCCATAAGGCATCGTATGATTTCGTCCAATTATTGATACATGAAACTCGTTTAGATCGTGAATTCATCAATGCGATAGAAAATCATTATCTCAAACGTATCGAATGGGCTGAGCATCAAATTACGGCAGATCTTCAGCACAAAGCGATGCAACGAAGAAATTCGGTAAATCAAGCAGTTACGCCGGATATCGCGATGAAAGCGATGCGATCCGGTTAGAACAAAGGACACGATATGACATGGCACGATGATGATGATCTATCATCGGCATCCGGCAAACTCATCATTCCCGGTGATCCTCTCTATATGAAACGATATTTGTCTGCTGATGTGCCAGACAGTATCGATATCGTTCGCCATTGTCTGGATAGACCCTCTTCGGCGTATAAGCATCAACCGGGGCATCCGCAATATTCTCCTGAACAGTTGAAAGACTCTTTACATTATGAAACTGCGGTAAGTCTCGATAAATTCGTAAGGGATCAAGTCGAATTCGCGAAACAACACGCAGAAGACAAGACCAAACAGGCGAAATCGTATTTGCGATATGCGCGATCCGCCGTCCGTCAATTCACCGGTACATTGATCGCTGACTGCGATTATACAGGTTCATTCATCATGCGAATAGCGAACCACTACGGTCATCTGTTGCAAGAGGGTTATGATGCGATCAAACCGTACGACGAGACACCGGTGACACCGGATATCGCAATGGCTGCATTGAGAGGCGAACGTAATGGCGGGACCGCATAAATCATCGGGCTACACTATCGCCGAGGTACAGGCCATTCGTAACGGCTTCGCCTTGTTGAAAATCGAGATAGATCCGGACGAGATCATGAAGAGTATCGCCGGCTTTCTCGGCGAGCACAACATGGCAGCTCTGGTCATCTACGAGTTGAGAAATTCGTAATCGAACTGTTTACATACCACGATCTAGATGATACGATAGATACGTGACAACGACACAGACACCCGAACGTCTCACCGTTCGTACCGCCCGAGACCTCGGGTACAAGGCATTCATCAATTCTCCGTCTACTCCTCGTATACCCGACAAAGATCCGTCGTTTCGTGAGAAATTCGTCGCATCCGCACCGTACGGCGACGGTTTCACGTACGGAATGATGCGTGCTTGGACTGCCGGGTACGACGCTGCGCGGATCAGCGTCAATCAACGCGACAACGACAAAACCGACACCGACGTACTGTCCCAGATTCCGAAGGTAAAGGCAGCAATATGAGTACTTCGCCCAGCCGCTCGTACGCCGTTGTGCGAGTGGCGGGCGATCGTTCCGCATGGTCGTCCGTTTTGAACGGTGCATTGACGCAGCAACAGCATCGTGACGTGGCGGACTCGATCGCGAACGTACTCGACGGACTTCACTACGCGACACCGGACGATGCCGCTGTGAAAATCGTACAAACACTGCTGGACGAGGGATATTGTCTGGACGAAATGTGGAAAAAGAAACATTATCGTCCACACCCAATCTTCGATGACGCTTCTACCGAAGAAAAAGAGCCTGAATGAAAACTAGCAAGTACGGCGTATTGGCACTGCTGATCGCGATTGGACTCGTCGTACTCGTGACTATAGCCATATGGTTCTCCGACGATACCGAAGATGCTGAGTCATTGGTCATGTTCGGTTTGACGCTCGTCGGTGTGTGTTTTGTCGCATTGGCATTCGCGATATCACTCGGCAATAAAGACAATGACGAGAAAGATGACAAGTGAAATACGACTATCGCGATCGTGATACGTTGTTTCGTGTCGCTGTCGCAGCATCCACCGTTGGTTGCACCATCGGCACCGCGGTCAAATTTCGCGACTTTACGCAATCGATCGGTCCGGATACTCAGATTTCGACCATATTCTGGCGTGCGGGTTTCGCCCTCACCTTTTTGTTGTTCACGATCGCGGGAATACTGGTGCTGGTCGCCACACGTTCCGCGCAATATCGTGAATCCGATGGCGACGACTTCGCATCTTTGTTCGGAGGTCACGACATGAGTTCACGTATCATTCGCTGCAGTGTCAACGGCTGCACCAAGATCGCGACTCTGGACATGACCGACGACGGTTGCCTCAGTCTCGTGAACGCGACAGGTTGGGAGTTCGGTCGCGACGAGACATCCAAGTGGACCTGCCCGGAACACTCCATCGCTCCGGCGATCTGAAGTCGTCAAGAACTTTCACGAAACCATTTACATACCCGTCTTAAAGCGATACCATAGCAACATGGCGCTTTACGACAGGAACCCGGAAAAGACCCCGGATGAGCGCCTCTGTGGCATCAAACGACCCGTTCCGAAGAAGGGTTGGGCGACCGAAGAAGAGGCAGAGCTCGCTCTCCGAAGAATTCACTGGGAGAACCGGAACGCAATCGACTTCGCCGCGAACACGGCGACTCGACAGCATCGGCATCCCAATCAAACAAACAGAGACCGTTATTTCGGTGGACGCGTCGCGCCCGTCACGTATTACAAGTGCGACGATTGCGATCTCTGGCATCTCACGACCCGCTTGACCGCCGACAATCCGAGACGATTGAAAAACGCCCGTCTCGGAGCGTGGGATCCGCCTCCGGACCTCCGGAGTCTTCGCACAACGTCTCCAACGTCCGTTGGGGCGAGTCAGGAAAGGAACTGAACAGCAATGGAGCTGTCGCTCTACGATGTGATCTTGGAGTGGCTGTGGAAGCACGCGCCCCGTGGCGGGAGGCCGATGTGACCGCGGACATCGATCCGGGTGAGCCGGAAACGGAACGGTACAAAACCACGTCTGTTCTCGCGGTCGAAAACGATTTGATCAATCTCGGACTTCCGGCTGACACGATCAACCGGATCTTCGAAATCCTGGACGATCACAGTTGGCGACCGCGGACACGTTTCGCAGCACGCGGTCCGTACAAGATTCACTGCGTCTGGACTCCTGACGGATACAAGGTCGACACGCGCATCGTGGAGATCGAGGTACCGGCGAACCGGATTCCGTCGGACACCAGTCTTCTGCAGGGCGAATGGACGATCAGTCCGTTGTTGCGGGAACTGGCGCCCGCTACGCGCGAGATCGCCAAACTGTATGCGACACTGTCGGCGATCGTAAAGGCGGATCCGAATCTCTGGGACGGATCACCAATCGGCGAACGTAAGGTCATCGACACTTACGGCGACGCCGGACGCAAATTGCGTGAAGCGTTTCTCAACATCCATTCATCCACCGACATCAAGGACTCGGAGTGAATCTTTTCGGACTTTTCGATCGTCAAAGTAAACACGTTCGCGTAGTCTCCGTTTTCCTGGAGAATCCGCATTCGTTACATCACGCCGACGATGTCATGCAGAAGGCGCACGTCGGATCTGGATTCTTCTATCAGTGGGCGGCGGACGCCGAAGACAAGGGCTGGATTCGTAAGGGTCACGATGCGCCCGAGGAAGAGAACAAACCGTCGCCGGTGCACTATAGACTGACCGAACTCGGTCAGGAGATTCTGACGGCGGAATGCGATTGCGACTGCGGTCACGATCATGCCGTTTAGCGGTACCGGCTCTGTTCAAGAGCCGGTTCTGTCCCTGCTTACAGACGAACGACCACGTACGCTCCGCGAGATTCGCGTCGAATTGAACAAATACGGTTTCAATCGTCATCAGATACAGAAGGCGTTGACCGGCATGTACGGCAGTCAACTGGTGGATCGCGACGGAGTACCGTTTCAATATTGGATTACCAAGGCCGGTCACGTTCGTCTGGATCAGCACAAAACATGGCTGGAACTTCGCGGATCGGATGAAGAATTTGAGCGATAAACGCGACAAACGCGCATATTACGCGCACTGGTCACCGCACGATCGTCAATGGGTCGGTACGTGTTCCGATTATTCGTATCTGTCGTGGCTGGACGATATTCCGTCTGGTGCGTTATTCGGTATCAAACTTCTGTCCGACGAAGCCGACGCCGATCTCGAACTGGAAGCCCAAGACCTTCTCGACAACTGACAATCGAAACGTACAACAGAAATGACAAGGAGAACCGAAGAATGACACGACAGAGCGAATTGATGGCGCCCGTCACCCACGTCGCGCTCGTGATCGACGAGAGCGCAAGTATGGGCCGGCATCGGGAAACCGTCGTGAAGGTGGTGGATTCTCAGATCACGTATCTCGCCCAACGATCGCGGGATCTCGATCAGGAAACCCGTATTACGGTTTACGTGTTCGGATCCCGGGACCGAAATCGTTGTTTGGTTTACGACAAGGACGTGCTGCGTATGCCGTCGATCGCCAAGCTGTATCGACCGTCCGGTATGACCGCGTTGATGGACGCCACCGCTCTGATGCTGAACGATCTGGCGATGACGCCGACCAAATACGGCGATCACAGCTTTTTGGCGTTCGTGATCACGGACGGTTTGGAAAATAATAGCTTGATCTCTCGAACCGATTTCCGGGACAAGGTATCCGCATTGCCGGAGACCTGGACCCTCGGTATTCTGGTTCCGGACGCTATGGGCATTCACGAGGCGAAGTCGCTCGGATTTCATCCCGGCAATATCTCGATTTGGTCCACGACATCGAGCACCGGTGTCGAGGAGGTCGGCGAATCCATTCGTCGCGCGACCGATACGCACATGACCACGATCTCGAAGGGTCTGCGTCCGGACGGACGATCGTTGTTCGTCGCCGACGTGGATCCCAAGGAGATCTCGAGCGTTTTGACTCCGCTCACGTCGGGTTCGTATCAGCTTCTCGACGTCAAGGAGGATTCGCGCGCCGACGATTTCTCGCGATTGTACGCCAATCGATTCGTACTCGGACAGGTATTTTACCAGCTCGGTGACAAGTCGGTCAAGATCCAACCGCAGAAGGAAATCGCGATCTTGAAGGACGGAAAGGTTTTCATGGGTCGCGCGGCTCGCGATATGCTCGGTTTGCCCTCCGATAAGGAGGTGCGTGTACGTGCCGGTCAGCACAAGAACTACACGATCCTGGTGCAGAGTACAGCGCCAAACAGGAAACTGCTGGCGGGTACCAAGGCGCTCATTCTCCGTTGACCGATATGAGCGACGACAATTATCGGAAAAAGACCGAGCAGGGACGATGGCGTACCGCCGATATCATCGGCAGCAGTCCACGTACGTGCTGGACCGATTTGTGCTGGTGGGTCATCAACGGTTACACCGAAGATCACGGTTTCGAGGATGTGGGTATGCCGGAAGTCGACGGATTCAAGGCACGTCAGTGTCGGCAAGACTCGCTCGACGTCAACGACTCGTCGTGCTATTGCGGTAAGTTCCGTAACGGACGCGTACAACCGCGAACGGATACGACGCTGTGAGTGATCTGCGTCGTTTCGCTGAGGATCTCGTGAATACGATCGCCGATGACGAGAAATTCATGAACGATAAATGGCCGATCGTTCCGTCGGGCGTCAAGCCACCCGGTTTCGTATCCGGTGCGAATCGGCTCGGTTGTGTCACGATCCACGCGACCGTGGACATGAGGGCTGTTGTTCAGTCGCTCAGCGAACGGTGGTCGATTCACGAAGCGAACGACGCAGATCCAACGGGGGATATAACTTCGACGCTTCTAAGCCACAGGAGCGATGGAGAAGGGCATTGTGTATGCGGCAACGACGAATGGGCAAGTGAGTCGTGGTCTGAGGCATATGCGTCGCATTTGGCAAGCGCGATAGTTGCCCAGCTGGGTAAGGTGACAGGTCCGACAATGACGTCGGGCACGAGACAGGAGATACGACAAATGAATGACAACGAATGCGTGTACGTTCCTCTGAGCGACGCGAACAGCCGCGAGGATCTGTACGGCAGCATTCCCTGGGTGTCGCTTCTTCCGCGGCATCCGGAACGCAAATGCACCGCTTATCGCTCCGGACGACCGTTGTACGCAACGTTCCTCACCCGTCGTGAGGAGATCACTGGTCAGCGTGATCCGGAACTCGAGAAGCGGCGCAAGGAAATCAACGAAAAGTATGCCTGTCAAGGACGCGCCAAGTGGGTCTACGTCCATTTGGACGGTAACGTGTCCTTCTTCTGTACGTCGCATCTCAGCGCAAGCGGATTCGAAGGTTCGCGCGAGGACTACGATCGCTTCGAAACGTGGCTCAATCGACATGTGCTCAAGGAATTCTGATGAACGGTCGAAATTATCATCAACGTCTTGCGGTTGCTGAGGACACGGTCAATGTTCTCGAATACCGTATCAAACGAATGAGACGAACGATGATGTGGACCATTTTCGGAACCGTCGGTCAAATCGGTGTCGCGTTTTTCTTTCTCGAGCTGGCGAATCATTATAATATTCCCGGTGCAACACGAACACCTGCTAGTGTGGGATGGAGCGCGTTCGCATTCGGTGTCACCGTGCTCATCATCGCGTTTTCGATGACGTGGATCTGTATTCGATTCAGACAACTCGATCATCTCGACATCGAACGTTTCGAAGCGTCAATAGCACGTGATCGCATTCTGCTTGAACGTACGTTTGACTGAGACACGACACGCGTGATACGCCGACGACAGCTATGACACAAGATCCGCCGCAAAGCGTAAAAGCAGCGCGGCGGGTCTTCTCGTATACCGAGCGGTACGTTCTAGGATACGCCAGGACGCGCGAAACTGCAGGTTTTTTTGTGAGTACGTATTTACGAGATACGACATTCGTGATATATTCAGACGTATCGCGGCGAAACCCCGCCGCAGACGTCGACACACAACAGAACAGGTCGCAGACCGTCATGAGTATCCAGGACTATCCAAAGGCCGGTATCATGAGTCGGTTCAGAACCGACGATCGACTTCTCGACGCAAAGCTGGTCACGGTGGATTTACCGATGATTCGCGGCGAGAACTGGAGCGTGAGGGTCACACCGAGGGGTCATCGTATCCCCGCTGTGGCGTACGGATTTCGCGACTATCGTCTCGGAGTTCGTTTGACGGAAGCAATCAACGCGGGCGTCGCGTTTCATGACAACGACCCTCACAAACCGTTGTTCAACATGACCACTCTCGCCCGAGATCTGGACAGATTGGGGTATTGATCATGCAGTGGAATGGTTGGGATGGCGGAACTGTCACCGTTTTCAATTATACAGACGCCGTCATGGACGGCAAGTCGCTCGTTGGACTGCGTGTCACCACCGTTTCCACAGAAACCGACGCTCCAGACAAGTCCGTTTTCATTTTGCTCACCACAGAGCAACTGATTCAAATCGCTATGCACGCCGCGATCGGCGACAAACTCTCCGGACTGTGATTCGGTTCGGTCGATACTGACAAAAGGATATCGGGAGTCATGGCTCTCCACGAAAAAATCACCGAAAACTATTGGCACGGCGCGGATTTGAGGCATCCGTGGGCGAAGATGCGTGTGCCACGTCTTCGTTCGTATTGGGCAGAAGCTAATTTCGAAGCGGCAGTCGTCGTTAGTCTCAGCGACGAATTGTGGGGTCATCTCGAAGTGATCGAACCCACCGAAGCTGAAGGTCGAGCAATCGCATCGTTCATCGAATACAAGATGACGTATTACAACGAGGGCTGGGCCGCGAAGATGCGGGAGAAGCCGTTCGATACGGACGACACGACAAATCCGTTTCTTCTGTACAAGACCGCCAAGGGATGGCGTTACCGACTTTGCTCGTGGAAACTGTCGGAACTCAGTCAGAAGACGTGGTCGCCCGATTTGCGAGGTCTGACCGATTTGCTGATGGAAGTCAACGTCTACGGACGTTTTCCGGAATGGGCGGCCAGTCACGCAGATATTTTCGCAGCCGATAATACGTCCGACGGCGTCACAATCGCTGATCTTCCCGAAGAATTGTCGACGTTTGCAGTCCCACCAGGGACGACATTCGGACCCGATTACGTGCGAGAATGTCGTAACAAGGCAAACGCACGCGCTGAAGAGCGGCGACGATTGACGGATACAGTGCTCACGGCGCTCTCGGCTCAAAACCAGGAGGCTAAGGCGTGAGCGAGGTACCCCGTGTAGGCGTTTTCATCAATGTGGAAACCGATAACTCCACCGTTGTGACGGTCGTGGCAGAGGCGTTTCGGCAATTGGGATCCACGCTTCTCACCGTCGCGGATATCGGCGATACGACAGTTACGATGACGATCGGCGACGAAAAAGTGGAGCTTCAGTGAAAATTTTCGGCAAGCACGGAAATGATCAGGAACTTTCGACGTTCGTTCCTCTCGATTGGGAGACGTTGACCGGATGTATACATCCGAAACCCACCCTCGATGACGTAACGGTCGTCGGCGAAGGTTACGTTCCGATTGGCGCGGTTTGTGATAGTTGCAATCATCTCGCGGGACGTCATTCCGGTATTCGTTGCGCATGGAACATCTGTGAATGCGAAGGATTCGAATGGGACGGCAAGAAATGGATCGTTCCGGAAATGGAGACCAGTCACGAGAAACAGCGTATCTAAACGCGTATAAGACGATCTAATAGATTCGGGACGAAAACCATTCGTCCCGTTTCTGTGAACGTCCAGAGGCGTCATGGCGTACGTTATGACGTTACAGACGAAGTACGAACGACACAGACGATGAAGAAAGAGACAGTAGACACCGAATGACTGATATGGACGAAATCATGGCCAAACTGCCTCCGGCTGCGCTACGTCCCCCGGGACCGTTGCCGTCGCAGTTGCCACCCTCGAGACGAGGAATGGTCGTTCCGGACGCGTTCGAGACCGACAATGAACCCGATATCGAGGATTGGTTTCAAGGTATAAGTAAATCGACGCCTCCCGCAGTCGCCGAACAGATCAAATTTCCCAGTGTTCTCGGTGGTTCGTATTCGTTCAATGACGACGTGCCGCAAGCGTTCAAGATCGCTCAGTCGGCCGGTGGAATGATGGGCAGCGTTCTCGCTCTTCGCAATGCGATGAAGAACGGCAGCGGAACCAACAAGTTGATGGCTGCCATCACGTTCGTCAATGCGGGATTCGAGACGTACGGTCGCGGACGTGAAATCTATCGGGCGATCAAAAACTGGCGTGAAGAGCGAACCGCGCCGGACCGGTGGCATCTCGTCATCAAGTCGGACAGCGATCTCTATGCGCTCGCACTCAGTACGTTGCACGATTTGCGTGTCGATGACGACGACAGCCGAATCCGTGACTGGATTCTGTCGGAGAACAACGACAACGAGCTGATCACGGAACACAACGTGGACCGTCCGTTCACCGCGTATATCGACGGTCACGAAGTCGTGTTCCGGAATTCCAAAAAGGAACCCGATCATCTCAAAGGTGCCGGTGGTAGCGATTACGACGAATACGAGATGGCTCCGGGTTACCGGAATGGATGGTCCACGATTCACGAACTGCACGTCTATCTGCGAAGCGCCGAGGGATTCGCCGCGTTCCAGACCAAAATGCAGGAGATTCTGAACGCTCAGAAACGCGCGAGTCGCCGACCTCCGGAGATTTACGTATTCAGCAGTTGGGGTTGGGATCGTACGTCGACTCCGTTGCGTCCGTTGCGGACAGTCGTTCTCGATGCCGGATTGAAGGACTCGATCATCACGGACGTTCAGCGATTCCTGGACTCCGAAATGGACTACGTCGTTCGCGGTATTCCGTGGCATCGCGGTTTGATGTTCTACGGTCCGCCGGGAACCGGTAAGACTTCGTTGGCCAAGGCGTTGGCGGAGCACTTCGGTATCGACACGTTCTTCTTGACTCTCGACAGCATCAAGTCCGATCAGCAGCTGTTCGAACGGGTACGGGACATCAAACAGAAGTCGATTCTCGTACTGGAGGATATCGATTCGACGTTCGCGGCCAACGATCGGAACACGCGCGGATCGTCCGACAAGGAAACCGGTATCAGCAGTCAGGCGCTGCTCAGCGTTCTCGACGGACCGCATACTCCGCACGGTACGATCATCATTTTGACCACCAATTATCCAGATCACCTCGATCCCGCGATCGTCCGTCCGGGACGGGTCGACTTGAAGATCAAGCTCGATTGGTGCACGTCGGCGCAGGCGAACGAGTTGTATCGGACCTTTTACGAGCGCGAGCCCAAAAAGACGTTCACGATCGCCGAGGGCGTCGAAGTTTCGACTGCAGACGTCACCGAGCTGTTCAAACAGCGTCTTTATGAACCGGAAGACGCGGAAAGCGCGCTCCATGCGCTTCTGAGCGACGGAAAGCGCACTGACGCTTCGTAACCCTTCAAAACGTTGATAGCGCGTCAGGATCGATTCTGGCGCGCTATTTTCGTGGGAATTTCCGTTATGATTTACACGTTATAGCTTTCGTGGTACCATAGACGTACCGAACGGAGAACGAGAAAAATATGGACGATCTGGACGATCTGGACGATCTGGACGAATACGATGCCGACGAGCTCTATCGCAAAGAACGTGCCCTATACGGCGATGACGACGATTATCAAAAATACGAAAATCAGGGGCCATCATGACCAGAAAGTACTACGACGAGTCCAAATGGACACCGCTCATGAAGCTGGCCGTCGACTCGCTCATCGCGCGGAAGCGTCTGGGCGAAAATCAGTGGTCGTTCGACTCCGACTCGAACACGACCCGCGCGCTGCGTAAGCTCGAAAATCTCGGCGTTGTCTATATGGACAGCGGTATCCTGGAAAAGACGTTCGATGTCGCGTTGACCGGTCAATATTGGGACTCGATCAAAGACAACTACAACGCACCGATCTTCAAGGGCGGCGAACGTCAGTTCGGTGTCAAGATTTTTCTCGACGGCGAGTTTCCGATCGTGGAAATGTCGTTGGAAAAAGCGTTGAAGGTCGCCAGGAAGCTTCAAGAATCCGTCTACGTTCGTGACACGACGGCGTGGCGAAAGACTCTCCGCTCTGATCTCTGACCGTACGCACGAAAATGCCCCAGCATCATCGGAATGCCGGGGCATTTTCTGTATGAACTACTCCGCGGCGCTGAATACCGGTTGCGGAACCGATTCGTCTGTTGCGGACGATTCAGTATCTGCTGCAGCCTCAGCGACCGTATCGACAACATCGCCGTCGGTCTGGGACTTAGGCTTGCGACCGCGGCCCGGAGTCTCGAACGGAATCCGAGTACCGTCCAACCAGAGACCACCCTTGTCGTCACGCGTCAACTGCGGACCTGCTGCAGCGCCCGGACCACGCTTGGCGAATACGCGACCCAAAGCCTGACGACGCAAACCACGAACCGGAATATCACCGGTGACATGACCGAATTCGATCACAGCCCATGCTTCGTCCGAGAAACGCTCGTAGTATTCGCGGGTGATGATCTGTCGGCGTCCCCATACGACAGCGATGAAATCGCCGTTATCGGTCAATCCGACGACAGGAACGGCCGTCAGACCGGCAATACCACCGCCGCGGTTTTCGATGCTCCATACCGGCGGTTCGATGTCCTGGTTCGCGCTCGAACCGACAGTCTGATACCACCCCTGGAATTTCTTGTAGACACGGATACCGATAACCGACCAACCCAGCGCGCGAACGGTACGCTCGAGCTCGTCCGCGTCGCGAACCTTCAGGGATGTATAACCGGCGATGTACTGAATGCTACCGTCAGAAGCAGCCAGACCTTCCTCCAGCCAGTACTGCAACGCATCGTGAATACGGATACCCTTGACCGAATCGTCCGAATCGGTACCGTTCCAGCCGCTGGCCGCGGCGAAATCCCGTTTGACGTCGGTGTCGGTGAAATCCACGAACTTGCCGTGGGCAGCACGCGCCGCGACAAGACCGTTGGCGAATGCCGCGAAAACGGCGTCCGGAGTCGTATCCGATCCGAATACACCCCAGCGATTCACGATCGCTCCGGGGTTCACCAGTGAAGGCTGACCGTCCGCGTCCTCCACTGTTTGAAGGAAGTACCGCAGACGAACCGCATCCTTGGAATTGTCGCGGTCGTACGGCAACTTGCCGATCTGTGCACCGCGAGGTACGAAACGTGGCATAGCCAGTCACCTTCTTGTCTTGTTCTGTTGCTTGTCTGTCGCCGCTTGTCGCTGTCGCTGTCCGTCGTGACGCGTCCAGACATTTTAGCCTCAGACGATATCATTTCGAGCTCTACGGGTCAGTTTATGGCTAGAGCAGCAGGTTTCATCGTATACTAAACTACCCGGAGTGATAACACCCCGGGCAGAATAGATTGTGAGAAACTGCTCGCTAACAGTATTCTACACACGCATACGGCGCGCGGATCATCGTTGTCGGATCGATGCCGATAACGGTCGCGGCCTCGACCGACATGGAGACTCGACACATTTTCTCGTCCAATCGTTGAACGGAAAACGAAATAGCGACGTCAGAATACTGCATGGAATTGATGAATCGTCGTGACCATATCACGGCCAAACTGCGTGGAATGTCACGAACGATCGGCATCTCCGCACATTCGATCATGATTCCGTTCCTGTCGATTGAAGTTTGTTGTTGGCGGTTGCACGCTCGATACGTCGTTGATCGCGCAGTTCACGACGCGCACGTGCATCGTCACGTTGTTTCATGGTCGTCACGATTTCTCGCGCGACCGTGATTCCCGACGCCGTAAGAGTATATCGACCGATCTCTCGACCCACTCGTTTGACCGATTCACGGGTCAAACTTCCCTCTTCTTCGAGACGTTTCAGCATCGGATACACAGTTCCGCTGCCCAATCCCGTTGTTTCCATGATCGTGTTTCCCTGAAGCGACCTCTCCGGATTCTCCAAAAATAATCCGAGGATAATAGCCGCCGCGTGCGTAACCCGAGTCACTTCTCTCCCGTCATTCTCACCTTATAGACACCGAAGTGAGCTGCGCCCCGTGCACAGTCACGTTGTGTTCATACGCGTGTCTGCGCGCAGTTTTATAGTTGACGACCCGTCTGCTCGTGAATTTGTTGCATTCACTGCATTCGGATCGCCATACCCACTCGTGCGGATAGAATTTCGCACTCGTCGTCGGAATATGAATGACATGTGCGAGTTTTTTACCGCGTTTACCGATCGGAGTTTTCGGTAAAGGTTCGAGTGTGTCCCGTAGCGGGATATCTTTCCAATCGCCCCAGTCACCACAATTGGGCGAACGTGGACCGTATCGCCGGAACGACGCGTCACCGTCAAGACCGTGCGGAATCCACATTCGCCGAACGTAGCCGTATTTCATGTCGATGTCGAGACTATATACGTGTCCGTCCGCTGTGACGTACACTCCGGGATCCTTCGGCTCTGGATCGATCGGAGAACCGTCGGTATCACCTACGTGCGCGGCGATTGCCTCCACCGCGATACGTTCGCCGCTGATCGTGACAGGATAACCACGCCATTCGATCGTGACGGTGACATTCCAGGACGTATCAAAAGTTGTCACGCTGCTCGCGTGAGCAGACGTTGCCCTTCATCGGTCAGCATTCTGCTCACGAGAACGTGAACAGTCAGAACCTGAGGACGGGTGATACCGCGATCCATCCACTCCTCGAGCTGCGCGACCGAAACCGTCGGGATCCGGTGCCGTCCGCTGGAGAAATGTTCGGCCAGATAGTAATCTGCGAAGTCGATAAACGAAGAAGCCGCACGCTGCATCGCGCTACGTGCGGTCTCCCACGCCTTTCGAACGGAAGATATCTTCATTGATACGTTGTACCTTTCCTGCTCGCGAAAATTCAGCGCGAAACGTTTCGTAGCTGCTTGTCCAGAGTCTCGATGTGATGACGACCGGCTCGTGTATTCCACACGAACTTCCAGCTGTTCCGATTCTTGAAGTTGATCGAGAATCCGATTACGCGGGTAATCTCCCATTTGGGATCGTAACCCCAGATTTTGGTCACACGTTCGCCGCGATATTTGGGCGTGTGGGAGATTCGACTCGAAAAAACGCGCATTTTCGCTCTCCGTATAGTTTCGTCCGACGATGAAAATCGCCGGACGTCGGTGTCGTGTCGTATCAGTGTCGAACGTCGATCTGTAGCAGCAAATCGTTGAGTGCACCGGATTTGCCTGTGAAACGAACCGTCACACCTTCGCTGGTCCGCGATACGACGCCCTCATTACGGGTTTTAGTACGTGCGGCCCACTTGTTTGCGACGTAATTGACAAGATCGTCCGACATCGGTCGGAACTCGACGTCAGCGAAATTCTTGGTGGTGGTATCCGATTCGTTCATATGTCTATAATATCACGTATGGTATTAGTTGTAAACGCTATGAGGCACGAAAAACGGCGATCACCGAAGCAATCGCCGTCGTTCGTCGTGACAGATCAGTTGTTGACGGTGTCCCATCGGGTGGTGTGCGGCTGCGCAGTCAGGGTTCCGAGAGCGTCAGCTCCGGCGATGACCAGGGTCGGGCCACCGGCGACGATGGTGCCGACCACGCCGCCAGCGGCTGCGCCCAGCGCCAAACCGCCGAGGCAACCAGCCGGAGTTCCGATCAAAGCTGTCGGCAAGGCGATAACACCCGCGCCCACCAGGCAGCCGACGCCAGCTCCGATAACGGTACCCGTGAGGCTACCGACGGCGATGGCGGTGCTGAGCTGCGTACCGAGGTTGGCCATGGCCGCGTGATCCTCCATCGGAGACGCCACCGGAGTGACAGCGACGGGTACGTCGGCAGACGCGATTCCCACCGTGGCGACCGACGCACCGGCAGCTCCGATGGTGGAAGCGATGGCCAATCCAGCGATGACCCGAGTAGCACGGGCGCGAGTGTTGATGATCATTTTTTCGTCTCTTTCTATGACTGTTGTCTGTTGTCTTCGCTCCTTAACTGTCTGTTTTGGAGCTCTATGAGCGTTGTACTATGACTATATCGTATATTTTACGGTTTTTATTTCCGGAATCGAGAAAAGAATCTGGACCACGATCCAACGTATCTGCAACCGCATCCGAGAGTACAACCGAAGGGCCCGTGAAACTGAAACAAATGTCCGCATGTACACATTGTGTCTGTATCCTTGTCTGTATCTGTATTGGATCTGTATCAATCAAACGGTGACGGTTACCGGCGGGGTCGGTACACCAACGAGACGTGCCGATGGCCAGCCTCGATATGCACGAAGAACGGATCCGCAACCGCACCCTCTGGCAGGTGTAACGACTAAAAGCTGTCCAGTATTCAATACCAATTGAATACTCGATGTCGTAAACGTCGTGATGCGTTGAACCTGTTCGGCGACTGTGACAGGCGGAGTTCCGCCCGTCTGACTACCGACCCATACGATCGCGACCCACGATGACGGATCCGCCGGATCACTTGGGCCGTCCGGTCCCGGAATCTGCGCCATTGCGAATCGTGCCGGTGACACGCCCTGGGAATCCAGGACAACTTGTACCGGAAAACGCGATGCAGCGACGCGGACGACACCATCGCTCACCAGCGAATCGAGATCGTACATGTCAGTTTCCGTCCATCAAATAAGAGTCGTTACCCGAACGAGCTCCGAGTTGTTTCGGTCCGGACAGCATGTCAAGCACGATTTCCGGTTTATTCAAGCACATCCACAGCAACGGTTTGCCACCGAACGAAGCCGGTCGGTCGTATCCATCCGGTTGTTCGGTCTCATCCAGCCATTTGTCGATTGCATCCTTGATCGCTGGAGTCAAGAATATGGTTAGTGCGTGATCCAGTCCGTCGGATTTGTCCGTCATTACAACGTCGATGTCCTGATCGCTGTGATCGCGGAAACTCGCGTGAACCAGATGCTGCGTCGTCCATGCGGGCGCCCAATGATACGAAACGGATCCGAAACCGGGTCGTCCGGTTCCGTCCTTGTCGTCCGAATCACGATTCCATTGAGCCGTTGCCTGCATGAGCAAGACTTCGGAGAACAAATTGCCGTTTTTCCATTCACTACGTGGCATCACGGACGGATACCAATAGCGATCTACTCCGTATACAGCAGCGGCGAAATCACGATCCTGCAACGCCGCATTGAGTGGAATGCTCTTACGCTGTCGCAGCGATTCGAGCATTTTGTCGCATCGCGCGATCAATTTCTCACGGTCGCTGGAGATCGATACGGGCTCGTATCCGCTCTTACCCGCTGCAGACTTGATCACGTTCATCACCGCGCTGGGTGCGCATGTGTCCAATTTCATCAACTTCGCGACATCGGCGTTGACCGGCGCCGTGAGCGCATAAACGTTGACGACCGGAGATTGATTATTCTCGGTCGCTTCGTGAGTTTTGACCTGCAGTAAGATATCGCCGCCAGTTCCCTGTGAACGCAGACGTTGACATACGGTCATACGCTTCAACAGACGTGCATCGGCGTACAGCCAACTGTCATCGGTCTCGTTTTCGCTGTGAGCGATGTCACGAGGAATGAAACACCGAACCGCATGTACGAGATCATCGACCGGTGCCCAAACTCCGTCGCCTTCCGGCGCGTTTTCACCAACGGTCATCGATCGTTCGAAACGCGCGAATACGGCACGATGTGTGACACCCATACACATAGCCAAGTTCTGCGCGGTCATTCCGCGACGAAGAAGCAGATCTAGCATCAGATCCAGAACCCACGAACAAACTTGTTCTTCCAGGGTCGATTTCGCACCACGTGACTTGTACGAGACACGCCATAGTGCACGCATCGCAGTCGCAATTTCTTGCGGAGGAAGTGCGACGACCTTCCGAAGAACAAGGCCGGATCGTTTCGTTCGGAAATCGGACGTTCGAACATCGAGAAGTGCTCGACCGCTGGCTCCATCGGTATCAGATGCCGTATGCGGCACGTTCGCCGCAGCGTTCAACAACGCTTCTTCTTGCTCGCTGACTGGTTCGTTGATGTGCGTCATGACCCACTTATTGACGGTGGGTCGTGATACGTCCAGGATATCGGCGATAGTTCGAACTTGCCAGCCCAGCTCGGTGAACAAAACCGACATCACAGCTCCCGCACGCGATCGTGACGGGAACGACGCGTAGACCGCGTCCGCGTAAGCTCTGTGGTAACTCCGAACATCGGTGACCAGATCGGGCTGTCCATCGGGAAGAAGACGAATACAGACGCTAGGCGCTTCTGCGTTGTCGACCCCGGCGGACTTGTCGTACTCGTTCGTGAACTGTCGAATCTCGTTGTCTTCGTACGGCGTGTTATCGGCGCGTACGAGCGCATAGCTCGGGATTCTCCCAGAAGCAAGTAAGATTCGAACGCTCGAAACGAGCGGCTGGTCCCAGGTCAGTTTGGTCAAGTTGACCGCACTGATCTCATCGATGTCGGGTGTTTCTAGCCGATTATTGTCGACTGCTGTGCCCGCGTCCATGTCTATCTCACTCTCTCCTGCGCATGCATCTCCGTGTTTGTGTGTCAGCGTCCATGTCTGTATCACGTCGTGATGGATACTGTCTGCGACCCATCTATACTTATAGTATCACGTTATGATAAGAAATGTAAATGGGTAGATTACTAGATGTTCGCTACATCACATTAGAATGCCTAAACGGCGTGAAAACGACGCTTTTTAACGAGAAAAATGAGTTGGCGGACGATATAAACGGTTATCGAGAGCTCGTAGACTGGACGAACCCATCGTAGACGGAAGATTCATCCGAGACGGTCGTCCGGCCTTCCGTAATTGCTTGTGAGCGTCTTCGTCTTCATCGATATACGGTTCGAGATCACTTTCCGGAATATCGGTCGCGACACGAAGACGTTCCTTGATCTCTTTTTTGCTCTTACCGGATGTGCCCCATCGCGACGAAACGTGATGACCGGTGAGCGGATCGTGATCGCGAACCGCGGCAAGATGACGTTCGGAGAGATCCGCTGCCATCTGCACCTTGCCCAGCCAGCCTTTCGGTGATTTGACGAGCAATGCGGTGAGACCGTGAACGGTAGCGTCCAAACGGTCAGGAGATGCGAGACCATGACCAGGAGCCCAACCGGTCCATTGGGATTCGAGCATACCGAACGCCATGTTGTCACCGCAGTGATGTATACGTCCACGCTGATACGCTGCCGCAACCGGCTCGGCACGTTCGAACTTGGACACTCCCGCATGAACGAGCAATACCGGCACACGCGGATCGATACCCTGAATGACCATACGTACCATCTCGCCACCTTGATTCGCCTCAGCGATGACGGGTGCGCGGTATTTACGGGCGAGTTTGACGACGCGACTAGCCCACATTTCGGGAGGACCGAGCAAACTACCGTCTTCGAGAACGAATCCCTGACGTGCGTAGAGTTTTTTCTCGCCGGTTGCACCGACCGCGACGATACCGCATTCATCGTTCGGATGTGCCGAAACGGACGGGTCGACACCGATCGCGCGGAACGGAAGCGTCTTCCAGAACTCGGGCGCGTGTTCGAGCGAGAAATGCACTGTACGTGAATCATCGATAACGCTCTGTGTGAGAAGCGCGCCATCGACGTCAGTGAGAAGTTCACCCTCCAGCTCTTGCTTGCCGAGCGTGGTACCCTCATAGAGACCAGCGACCGTGGCCTGATAGTCGACAGACAAATGCCGGTTCGCGTACGTAGAACCACGAATCAACAAAACGCTGTCAGGATTCTCTTCGGCCTGTTTGACTAAACCGAGGGTGACTTCGTTGCGTTTCGGCGTGGTCGCGACCCAAATCTGCGGATGAGAACCGAGACGCGTGGAGAGCTTGATCTGATCGAAAGCGTTGATCAATCCGGAGTTCGCATTGGAACGATACGAACTGATTTCGTCCAGAAAGCTAGCGTGTTGCTGCGAACCACGGATGGCGTCGGGTCGTTCCGCGGAGAACGTAATTGCTTCAGATCCGTTCTTCCATACGAGACGTCGGACCATCGGTTTGAATTCGGGACGTTCGGCCGGATCGATGACATTCATGATTCCACTGTCGCCGAGGATCATAACGTCACGTACGTCGGCGCTGGTACGTCCGACAAGCGCAAGACGCGATCCAGGATGATCCATGGCGTATTTGTGGATCGTTTTCGACAGCGCGAACGACTTGCCCCAACCACGACCGCAGAGAACCGCTGTGAGCGTTGCTGTCGAATTGATGAATTCGAGCTGAGAAGGCCGACACCAGAATCCGTTATCGTAAATCAGACCTTCGAAATTTTGTCCCGCAAGAATTTCTTCTTGCTGTTCTTGCGGAAGCATTGCGACTTTGTCGGCGAGCGACATGTCTTCTTCGGGCGAATAGTATCTGCCCAGGCCCTTTGCGGGAACGTACGCTTGCCGTGTACGCGGCGGCGCTTCGTCACTCGAATAAGCCATGCGATCATGGTAAATCCGAAACGAAGTTGAACGAGCTCTCCCGTTAGACCCCAGGATCTAATTCGATATCACCGGGTTCACAACGTGTCGCCCATAATTCTCCGGGAACACGAACGAAAGCCCATTTCATATTGACCGAATGAATCGTACCGTGGCGACCTATGAGCGAACCGGACGTGATCGTGACGGGTTTACCGAGCGAACGTTGCGCTTCGACCATGTCTTTCACGATCACGATCCGTTCTCGAGTCGCTACTTTTTGGCATCCTTTTTACGGGCCAACTTCGCGGCCATAGCCACAGCCGTATCGTTGTTCTTGTTTGCCCACGAAAGAACTTTGGAGATAACCGAACCAGGATCCGGTGCGTGTCCCCGCAATTTTAACGCGGAACGTGCGCTTTTTCTGTCGAATACGGGAAATGAACCGGGTCGCATTCCCTTCGATCCGCTTTTCGCTCCGAATTTACTACGTGCCGCTTGCGTCACGTTTCCTTTGGACCGCATTACGTCGTCTGCCACGAGAGCTCCCCGAATTGGTTGCAACGTCTCGTGAAGAATCTTACGCTGTTGTGAATGATGACGTGTAATGCGACAGAATTACGTCCAGTCGTCGGGAACGAATACCAGATCACATTCGCCGCAGGTGCATGGGCGATCGTCACTATGACGTGTATACGTAATCGACAAAAGAATAACGATGAACGACGAGATGGCCATTCCGAATGACCAGTGCTTTCCCATGACGTACGCGCCTGTGGCATAACCGCAAATGAATGAAGCCAGACCTGCTACAAAGCCGCCGCGTAAGAATGCGGCGGCCGAAGCAAGATTCTGGCGATCTTCGTCAGTCATCGGTGTCGGTATCCTCGGGTCCCTTGCGGAGAACATCGTTCATGTAATCGTTGAGCTCGGGATCGAACTCGTCGGTCTCGTCCCAATAGCGGGAATCGTTCCGGTGAAGCGTATCCATACCGTACATTTCGGGTCTCCTGTCGCCGTTCGTTCCTATCGTATCGTATAACGTCAGGATCGTAAACACTATTCCCGTTAGTCGAGTTCTTTTCCGTACGCCCAGTCCAATGCCTGATCGCTGTCATCGAACTCTTTCATTCGCGGATATCGCTGAATAGGATCGTCGTCCTGCCATGCGACTCCCACTGACGATTGAACACCGCTGCCCCAGGTGTCAGCACGAATAAAAACGTGTGTCTCGTCAGAGATTTTGACGACCTGATAATAGTCTGTGTTTTTGACCTTGTACGCGAGACGTACCAGAATCCACGCGATCCAGTATCGAAATCCGAATTCTTTGATACACCAATATTCGGGATACACGCGGAGAGAGGAGTACTCGAAACTCACGAACGTCAAACGCCGCATCCCGATTAGCAGTCGGGTCCCAGCCCTGCTGGGTTCACTCTCCTCAGCGGCGAGCGGAGGTCCCGACCCCCATACAGTCTCCCGTACGTACCGCTTTCAAAACGGTCTCGCGCACCCGCGCGATTCGCTCGCCATGTTCAGTTATCAAGCTCCCGGTGACGGATTCGAACCACCATTTTCCGTTCCAGAGACGGACGTCTTGCCATTAGACGAACCAGGATTGGCTATTCAGTTACTGTCCATCCAACGTGACCAGATTTGTTCTGATGCTTGTTGATTTCCGTTGGAGTTTATTTAATTGTTAAGCTGCCCCGCCAGGATTCGGACCTGGGCTAACTGAACCAAAGTCAGTCGTGCTGCCGCTACACTACGGAGCATTGCGTTCGTTTTCTACGGTATCACGAAACGCGCTGAGATGAAACTCAATTACGATCGCGAATTGCGACGACCGCGAGTCCCGACGAGTCCGATTTTTTCACCACGCGCGACACGAACGCGGAGATCGAGCAGATCGCGATGAGCTTTCGTCATCGACGTCACGGCGCGTTCGTACGCCTGGTCGTGGGTTTCGTTCGCTCCGGCGAGAGTGATCGCCGAATAAACCGACGTACCGTTTTCCTTGATGTCCCAGAAAAACGAACCCTCACGCGGCGAATCGATCGTGAAATTCCACTCGTTCGTGGTTTCGTCGTACACGGTGCTCATCTTCGTCTCCTGTCTCGTATACCGACGGACGGAAGGCAGCATTCCCTCCATCTCGGGTCGAATGACTTACCCGATGCGATTTCATGGGGCGCTTTGTCCCGGTCTCTGTGCTTTCGGGATTTGACCTTCCAATCCGTCGATACGTCTATCGTATCACACAGAAGACAACTTGTAAAATCTTTCGATTCTCGAGTACTTTGTCCGATTTGAGTAAGAAAAGTCTGTCTCTAGAAACGACTCAGACGCGCTTTCGGATCGAAGTCGATAAAATTATCGTCAACGTATTGTCAGCGCGTCTGAGACGTACCTGGACGTTACTACCTGAATCCGCCGTTGAATCCCGCCCTACGAACCGTGGAGAGCCAGTATTTGGCGAAATTCCCGTCCGGCTCTTCGGGAAGAACGGTGGGACTGTCGAATACGGACTCATATTCGCCGACCGCGTCGAACAATTTCTTGTTCGTGGTGTCTCGAGCGCACGCCTCGCCGAATGCATGATACGCGTCGGGATCGGACACGCGAACGCTCATGTCACCGGTCGTCCAAAGACTCTTACCACATTCCATGAGACGTAGTATATGCTTGGCATGCTTCGCCCGTCGGCGATCGTTCGGGTCAGTGTGACGATCGGTTACGAGACGAACCTGCTGGTTCATGAATCCCAGATACGAGTTACGAACCGACGGTGCGCTGAGAAACGATTGACGTTCCTGAACCAGCATGTCGCCGAGACCGGTGACAAACGATCGGTCATCGTCCGCTGCCCACAGTACTTCCAGCATCGTGGGATTACACTTCAGCGCCAGCCGGCAAAACTTGCCCGCCTCGTGAAAGGCGAAGTCTTCGTGTTCGCCGTGCTCGCTCCATGTCTGATCACGTTCGCTGGGTGGAAACAGCCCGTCCAATACTCCGGGCGGTTCGGCGAATACGCCGTGCCAGTCCATGTCCGACTCCGGCGTATTCGTTCCGTACGCGTGGGAGCCGCAGAGGACCTGCAAGAGCATTTGACTATCGCGGGGTCGTGCGCTCCTCATTGTCCTTGTCCTTTCAGTCTTTCGGATCGCGTAGGTCAAACCAACGCTTGATACCGTACCAAACCGCGCATACCGCGAGGATTAACGGTATTATTTCCAACAGTTTGACGATCATTTTATTCCTACCGAGGACCGACAATGACCGGAGAACCGGCCGGAACGGGTACAACACCGCTGATTTTGCCGTCTTTGATCGCCTGAAGAAGCACGTATGCATTGACGTCGCCACCGAGTGCTGCGATCAACGGTCGGATACCGTCCGCCTCGGACAGAATCTGCGCGTTTCGCTGCAGCTGCGCCGCGTTGTCGGCTTGAGCGCGTGCGAATGCCTCAACGGATTTACGCAGATCGTCCGGAATACCCGGCTTCTGCAGAACGGTTCCACTGATAGTGAAGTAACTGTCACCCATCGCCTGGTCGACCAGACCTTTGACCGCGGGGATTTTGCCGTCAGGAGAAGCAGGCGTGCCCTTGAGCAGGGTCTCCACTTCGGCGGACCACTTGTTCATGGCGTCACCGTTATTGGTGTACAGATCGGTCCACTTGTACTTCTGCGTAGCCTGCGTGACAGCCAGCTTGATTGCGTGCGCCAAATACGTCTGGAGCAGCTTCTCCCAATCCTTACCGTTATCGAACTTGATACCGATCTGCTCGTGGAACTTCTGCAGTTTCTTGCAATCGGACGTCAACTCGAACTGAACCTGGCCGCTCACCGCCAATTGAACTTGATCCGACGACGGAGCGAGCAATGCGGACGTATCGCCGATCAGATCACCGTCCGGCTTGTTGTCCTTTCGTTCGTCCGAGAAAACATACGTTCGCTGACCGGCGGGATAGATGGATGCGTTCTTGGTCACCGACTCCACTTTACGAGTGGATGGATCCACGCAATTGGAGAACGTTTTGGACGTCGCCATACCACCGCTGTAAACCACTGCTCGCTCGTCCGGCGCGGTACTCACCACCGTACAACCGGTGACCGCGACCGTCACACCCACAGCAGCGATTGCGGCGAAACCGCCACGCTGAATCTTGTTGTTCACTGATTTCCTCGTTTCCTGTTCGGTTTCAACTTCGTGTCAGAAAGTTTGTGAGACGAAAACGGCGCGACTCCCACAATACGAGCGCCGCGCCGTTCATCGATTGTTACTTCGCGTGATGCCGAAGCCAAAGCTCCAACAATAGTGATCTGACAACCGGATCACCATCGCCGGTCTCATTGATCGGATGATAGTGATTTTCGAAAATGTAGGCCATCAACGCTTCTGCGTCGACAACTTTTCCTCGAAGTTCCGGATATTTGACCATCAGATACGACCGAGTGCGAAGTCGGCCATCAACTGGGGTGTCGCCGTATCGAAACCGGCGACGTTCAACGAACCCGGATCCTTCGGATCCGCGATCGTCCAGTCGGTTGCGGTCATTCCCACAACGATCAATCGTGCATTCGGATTGATCTTGTTGCGGTACATTTCGAGTGCCTTGTGTGGATGAACGTCACCCGCCCAGTTTTCGCTGTCCGTATAGATCGTGAAAACGTCGATCTTCGTCTTGGTCTCCAACGCCCACCGCATCGGCAACGCGCAGTCGGTTCCACCCGCACGTGTACGACCGACGACACTAATGGCGTCCGTCAGTCGCTGATGCGGCGAAATACCCAACGGAGCGATGCCCCAGTCACTGTAATAGCTACGTCGCGACGACTTAGTACTCGGAGTCCAGGTGTGACCCGCAAGACCAGACGAGAACGCCGTGATCACGTGCTCCGGTTCGACCTTCGCCGTGACGAGAGCCATGACAGTTGCCGCGTCACGAGGCGTGATCGACATTTTGGCGATGTTGTCCCAAGTCATCGATCCGGAGACATCGATCGCCAACATGTGCGTCTTGCCGGTGGACTCGACCGTATCGAACGATGCGTAGAACGCGGCGTCGAGTGCGTCCACGATCCGTTGAACCGGAGTCCAACGATTCGAGCCCTTCTCGCCGTGACCACGCTCGTAGACCCTCATCGCGTTGAGAATGGAAAGCGGATGTACGCGCGCCTTCTTCAAACGTTCCGGATCGGTGAGCTGATCGCAGACACGCTGCGTCCATTCGGCACCGACCTGCGCAACGAGACCGACGTTCGTCAACGTGGGCAGATTACGCAAGAGCGCAGTCTGTGGCATACCCGATTCGAGCAATGCCTCCCATACGTCCGGACGCTTCAACGCATCGGTGGGTACCATTTCGCGAACGAGACGATACTCACGAACTATTTGCGCCACCTCGCTGGGCTTCGCCGCACGTGCTTTCTGGAAACCCTCCACGATACGGATACCGTCGCCCGACCAGTTCGGATCGTAACCCAGTGCCCATCGGAACAAACGACGCTGCTGCTCGTCCTTCGGCTTCGGGTGATCGAGCTGGATGATTCGCCGCGGCGTCCAGTCGTTCCGATTGCGATACTTGGTGATTTGATACGCGGTCTTGTTCGTGTCCTCGGTCAGCCACTTCTCGATCGCGCGCTTGAACGCCGTACTACCGACACCGCGCATCGCCTTCGAGTAACCCATAAACGTGTACAGCGCCGTAGCGGTACGCGCCACCTGAGGCAGAGCGGCGAGTGCAGCGCGTCGACCTTCGACATCCGAGGATGCGGCTGCGGCTGCGAGAGCGAACAGAGCGGGTTCCTGCTTCGCCGCGCGACCGCTGACGGACACGTCCACGGCTGCGTTGACGAGCTTGATCGGATTCTTCTCTGCGAGTTCGCGAACGATCTTGACGTTCTCGATCGCCAGATCACGGGCCTTCACATAATACGTGCCGCCCTCGACTCCGAGAATCAGGAAACGGTTGAGACGCGCGTCCTCATCGACGGTGAATACGTAACCACCGGCGTTGTTCTTGACCTGGGCAGGATCCACCTTCTCGGTCGCGGGAACCGTGCGTGTGACCGCTTCGGTGAGTGCGTCGAATGTCGCCATGTCGTGTCTTCTTTCGTGGATGGAGTGTGAACGAGTCTGTTGACGAACGGCTGTTTATTCACTGTGGTGGAGTGGGTTCGATAACCGTACATCGGGAGTTCACACCGACATTCCGTTCGAGACGGGCAGTCGGAAAAGACGAACGAGTCAGGCGTGTCCGGAATTGACGTCCGGGAGTTACCCGAGAACGTATTGGATTCGAACCAATAATACCAGCGATAACCGGAACACAAAGAGTTCGTTTTATCCCACTGTCCGTTTCAGAATGGGAGACGTAGAAAGTAGACGATATCGAACGAAAACGCATGCCAATCGGGTTTGTGTGCTCCCAATAGCGATAACCGACTAACAAATGAGTTCGATATCGACTGCCTCCTACGTCCATAAATCGAACGTTTATCGTGTGATCGGGAGAGCCGAACGAATCGGGCGCTGCTCGGATCTGGTGTCTGATGCTCTGCCAATTGGAGCTACCGACTTGCGTCGGACGGGACTCGAACCCGTAACCATCGGATTTGATTCGATAACCGAACAACAAAGAGTTCGACTCTCCGAATCACACGATAAGGGAGGCGGGACGCGAAAGAGGAGCAACGCCGAACGAAACGGGTGCATTGTCGGGGTTTAGAGCTTTACCAATTAAGCTACCGCCCCATGAGCGGAGCGGACCGGACTCGAACCGGTATCCCTCGTTTTCTAGACGATAACCGACTTCGCGGGGAGTTCGGCGCTGCTCGTCTTCAACGTCCCTTATTCAATTGTCAACGTACGTAATAAGGATGGGGATTCGAACGAATCGATGATAACCGATGAATTGTATTAGCAGTACGATAACCGGAAATCGGGAGTTCGAATCCCTCTAGCCCTTACCCATCTAGTTCGTTCTAACGCCTTTGCGATCCTGGAGGAGCGTTTTTTGGCGTTTCGATCGAACGAGATTTATCGTATCACGCTTCAGTCGAAAAGCGAAATCTTTTTTCTGAAGTTCTATTGTTCGACGTAGAAGCGTTTTTACAAACCGAGTGAGGCCTTCCATGCCTCATCGGAACCTTTGAACCAGACGGGTGCATCTTCGAAATCGTTGAAGTCGGGATTGTCCGCGACAGATACGTCCTCCACGAATTCGATCAATCGTGCCGCGATATCCGGATGACTAACAGACATCAATTTGGCGAAGTGATGCACGCCGGTTGCTGTACGCGTCCCTGCCTGACTCAACACATCGAGTGACTCGATCCACGTCAGAAGCTTCTCCGCCGTCGAAAGCGGAAGAACGACACGCTGATTATCGGCACCCTTGCTTTCACGATCCTTCGCCTGGTCGATTTCTTCGCGCAAACGTCTCGTCGCACGAAATCCATTGAGTACGGTCGGACCGTCGGGATGAATGTTAGTCATTGTCCTTGTCCTTGTCATTGTCCTTGTTCTTGTCCTTGTCCTTGTCCTTGTCCTGTCTCTCTTTGATCATTTTGACGATTTCGCCCAACGGAACTGGACCCATACCCCATGCGTCCGGACCGACGTTGATCTCACGATCGGTGGTCCATGGTTCGGACTGATGCGTATGACCGTGCAACAGATAGTGATTGACGGTCACAACGTGTCGCAATCTCCACTGCAAATCACGTGCCTCGTCGGTGTGATCCGCCTCCAGGGGATAATGCGATAATACGAAACGAATTCCGTCGCTTTTCACCATCGCCTCGGTACCGATCCATTCGAACGCTCCGCTTTCGACGTACGTCTTCCACCAGACGAACGAACGAGATCCATGGCGAGGGTGCGGTCCGTCGTGGTTACCCAGAATCAACCGTTTGGATCCTGGCAACGTCACCATGATATCCAAAGCGTGCTCTTGCGCCCGTGCACCGCCGGCAGACAGATCACCCAATACGTAGATCGTATCGGACGGCTGAATACGTTTACGCCAGAAGTGCTGCAACGTTCGATCGTGCGCTTCGATCGTCGAGAATCCGCGATGCTCGACCGCTACTTTCTCATGACCGAAATGCAGATCGGACGTGACCCAAATTGCCATTGTCGTCTCATTTCGCATGGCGTGGTCGATGACCACGTTCGATCTCGCTCGCTACTGGCTGCAATTGTCCGCCGATCCACTGGAAACCGGGAATACCGGATCCACCGTGCATGTAATCGTCGTCGCCTTCATCGGCACGTGCGGACAGCGCCTCGATCTGCTTACGTGCTTCTTCGCGTTGCGCATTGATTTTCGCGCGATGCTTGCGCCAGAGCTTCCAGGCGACGTACAGCGCGATGAAAAGCAGAATCCAGAGCCAAAATCGGATGACTGCGTAAAGCGTCAGGGCACCGATGAAGATCAGGATGCCTATTGCTGTCTTTCGCATCGTATCTCCTTCAGTGATCCCGTTGTTATACCAAAAAGACGTCGGATTTAACGCCTTACCGTACGTATATCGCCGTATTTCGCGGTTTTATTCCAGCTACGCTGTCAGATCGCCGTGGCGCTTTTCGACCAGTTTCCAGATATAACGCTGGAGCTTGTCATCGTACTTCGGAATACGGGGCGGCCATAACAAAAGCATACCGGCTTCCTCGGGCGTACGGTCCGCCTTACCCTCGTTACACGGCGAACACGCTGCGATCAAGTTGATCCAAGTATCCTTGCCGCCACGCGACTTGGGAATGATGTGATCGACGGTCGCAGCGAACTCGCCGCAATAGCCGCACTTGCTCTTGTCACGACGGAGAACGCCGATGGGCGTCGCCTTCGAGTTCTCATCGATGATCACGTGATGCTTGACCACCACGTAATTGAGCATTCGGATGACTTTGGGAAGCAAGATCATTTCGTGCTGTGAACGAATCGGAAACTCGGGTACGTAATCCTCCAGTGACTCCGCCTGACCCAGTCCGAGCAATACGATCGCTCGCGTTGCCGGTATTCGCTCCAGTGGTTCGTATGTGGCGTTCACGACGACGACCTCAGCAGTCATCCAGTTGGACGCGTTCAGCCTTCTACTCATCTCGCCTCCCTCCGTTCATCTCGTAGTTGTTGAATCTACTGTATCGTGATTGAGCGAATGTGTGAATCTATTTCGTATCTCGTTCGCCGCGGAACCATTGCCGCAGTCGCTGACGCGCATCCTCGGGAATGTCATCGCGACTGTACGTATGAGACCGCGAAAGACCCAACTGAACGGCGATATCTTCGTAGGTCGCTTCCTTGGGATCCACCCAATAAACCTCCATGAGACGATTGTGCTCGCCGATTCGCGTCGAAATCGCTTCACGCGGATCCTGACCGCGTTTGATATTGATCGGAAAATCCTCGTGATCCCACGTATCGCAGGCGACGAGCATGTGGGTCGAGTCTTGTCTACGTGCCTCATCGATCCATACGGCGATGTCTTCTTGTGTTGTCACGACGACCTCCTATTTGGTCTTGGTGGGTACGCTTCCTCGAAGCTGACGAGTCGTCGGTGCGGAATTGGCCGCGGTGGTCTTGGGAGCCGGTGCTTGAGTCGTGGTCTTCGCTGGTGCCGTCGTGGTCACCGCCGCGGTCGTCGTCTTCGGCGGAACGCCGAGTCCACCGCGTGTCACCTTACCGCCGTTTTCGGGCGCGCCACCCGGCTGAACCGACGGCGTCTTGCCGTTCGTGGCAGGCGGCGGATTGAAGATGTTGACCGTCTTGTTGTTGATGACGGTCGTTTGCTGCACTGCGGCGTTCATTCGCGGTACGGTCGCGCCGACCGGATAATAACTCCAACGATCGCCGTAGTTACCGCGACAGAACGAGTCCGGAATACGGGTCATCGTGACCGGATTCACGCAAACCTCCACGTAATCGTAGGAGGCACCGGACGACGGTGGCGTTTTGCACGCCGCCGTTCCGCTGATCATCGCGGCTCCTGCGACGACCGCGAAGACCGTGTTCCTCATCTGATGTGTCATGTCTGTTTCTCTGCTTCCTTCTCGTAGATATCCCTGGACGCAATCCAGATATCCTTCAGAATCGTCTTGGCGACGTATCGGACGGCGCGTGCGTGCTTGTGACCGTCGGACAATGGGGAACCCGGTTGTGCCGGTTTACCGGACGGACCGCAACGAATGCACATTGTCGCGTGTTCGGCGTCCGCGTACTTGACGCGCGCTTCCCGATAAATCGTCTCGTAGTGACTTCCCGGGAATTTCGGCATCGCCGATGCGATCACCCAGATCCGTTTACGAGCCGTCTCCGACCAGTTGGATTGGTGACCGCGTCGCCGTCGCGGCGCCGTACCGTCGCCGGTGACGTGCAATCCGCAATACGCCCACAATTCGCGAACAGTTCGTGGACGACCATCGAAGTCGTGCCAATACGGATCGCCGATCGCGGCGAGCAATCGCGCCATTTGCTTCTCGCCGAGACCCTTGTGTTTCTTCTGAAATTCGATCAACGGGTGACCACGCATTGCGCGTTGCAAGTTCAACGTGGCTTCGTGTTCGAGCTTTTTCATTTGCTCGACCAACGCCGCGGTCTTGGCGACGGCGATGTGATCATCGCTGAGACCGTATCCCTTGGGATCTCCGTTCTCGTTCACTTCCGTTCTGGTCAATGCCAGATAGCGATTCGAATTGGCGATACGAACACCTTCGACATCATCCAATATTTCCGCGGCGATCGTCAAGAGAGGATCGCGAAGAAAACCGCCGAAGCTAGTGTATGCATGGCTATCACCTTTTGCATGAACTTCGACGGGGTTGGATTCGCTGCGTCCAGTAGTGGGGTGGCCATCAGGTGTACCATGGGACGCAGCGAAGTTGGAGCCGTTGCCGACAGAGCCACTTTGGCTATCAACCGCGATATGATCGACAACGGAGTTTGAACCGTCGAGCTCACTAGTGTTATGGCTATCACCTGTAGCATGGAGTTCGACGGAGTTGGAACCAGCGACAACATAAGTGTGTTGGCTAACAGCAGTGCGGTGGTCGTCGCTGGGGCTGAATCCGTCGTTGACAATGGTGCGGTGGCTATCAAACCTACTATGGTCAACGACGGAAATCTGTGTGGCGAGCTGAGCTCGAGCCGAAAAGTCTGTCATGTCGTGTCCCCTGAGACCCCGCCAGCCGCACTAACGTTGGATATACATGCGTTGTAGACTGACGGGGTCGATAGAGTTCTCGCTGACCATGCACCATATGATTATTCAAAATGGTGTTGGATCGATGAGAACGTTCGGTGGTCGCGGATTAGACCGCGAGGGCGTTGAAATCCTTTTCGCTCAGTTGCGAAACGGTATCCACTTTTTTGCTTTTGAGCAGTTCGGCGATTGCTTCCAGCCGGCTCGCCATCAGAAGCGAATCCGAAGCCTGTTCACGACGAACTTTCGCAGCCGCGAGAAGATCCTTCACGTCGCAATCCGCGACGCGCTTCCATCCGGCATCGCCGACGAGAATACTCGACGATAGCATCTGCTGCCACCAATTCTTGACGGTGACCTGCTTCGCCGAACGATTTGCGGGACGAATTGCCGGACGATGCACCGGCTCGACCACGATCGGCTCGGGCTCGGACTCGAGCTCGATTTCCAAGTCATGAATCGGTTCGCGGAAAAGCGACGGTGCTCCGGGGTGAATCTTCGGACCCGTGGGTGCCAAAGGCGGAGACGGAGGACGTACGACTGGACGGTGAATGATGGGAGCGGGCTCACTGGACTTCGGTTCGTCCGATACCGGAATACCCGCAATCATGGCCCGGTTACGGAATGTACCCATGAGATTCCGTGTATATGGAACGAGCAAGGTCATGAACCACTCTTCACGTTGTTCGGTCGTGAGCGATTCGTTCACCTTCGCCGCGATGGCGGAAGGATCGCTGAGGTTCGTGGTCTCGATGACTCGTTTGATCGCCTGATACGGACTGAGTTGAGTATCGATTCCGGTGTTTACTTCTGCCACCGTTTCTCCTGTCGTGTCATATTTTCGCCGACTATCCGACGACGTTCACCCGTATCCGAATCGGACGGGGTAATTGCATGGACGGCAGCAATTCGATCGTGTTGATATCGACGTATTGAACAGCGAACAACGTCGATAAATCGTTGTTCTCGTTCGGAACGTCCACGCCGTAGATTCCGAGAACTACGTTGACAACGCCGAGATCGTGCTTGACGGTGACCACTTGGTCGCCTGCGGCGATCGTGATGATGTCGCTGTATTTTCGAACCACCATATCGTCCATGAGATTTACAGTATCACACTACGAGACGTATGTAAACACATTCGTGTCATTCGTCTGTAGATACGACAACGGGGCACGACCATCGTCGTACCCCGTCGAAACGTTGTTCGTTCGTCTACGAGCGTCTCAGCGTCACTTTCCCGACGCTTTGGACCGGAATTCGTCGCTGAACATCACGTCGTGTGTCGATCCACCGGAACGGATCGACGTGGTGACGTCAGAGATCGCGGCGAACGCCACCGGCGCTGCATCGGAGTTGTAGCTCATCGCACGATTACGACTGATACCCAGATCGCCCGCCGTTTCGACTGCGTCCAGCGTTGCGCCCAAGAAGAGGAACGTCCAGTCGTAGTCGGTCTCTTGCTGCTTGATCAGTTTCTTGACTGCGTCCCGAGTCCACTCTCGCGAGGCATTTTCGTGTCCGTCGGTCATCGTCACGACGATCACCTTACCGGGACGGTCGTTCTCGTCCATACCGGCGAGAATTCGACCGGTATCTGTGACCAGTTTGCCGATCGCATCGTGCAACGCGGTCATGCCGCGGGGTGACAGTTTCAACGGAGGAACCTTGTCGAGTTCCATATTCGAGTACACGATCTCGAACTTGTCATCGAACTGTGCGAGCGTGACATTCACCTCACCGTCCGTATTCTTGCGCTGTTCGGCGATGAAACTGTTGAAACCGCCCTCCGTATCGTCCTTGATGCTCTGCATCGAACCGGAACGGTCCAAAAGCATCGCGATAAGTGTCTTGTTCGGGTTTGTCATTCGTCCACGTCTTTCTCGAATAATCGATACGAAAAACGCGAATGATCACGCCGCGCGGGCGATCACATTCGCGCTCTCGTTTATCTTATCACGAACACGTGAGTTCGTGAACCGGTCTGTCAGGCCGGAATTGCTGCGCAGATGCTCGGAAGAGCCATCTTGATCGTGTCCAGAATCGGACCGCTGACGTGCAACTTGCTCTCGATGACGTCGACCGCGGTTTCCCGTGCGAAGTCTTCGACAGTGTAGCAGCCTTGCTTCAGGGTCGCCGGAACACCGAGACTGCCGGCAGCAGCGAGACACATTCCGTGTACGACTCCTGAGGTTATCAGAGTCGCGCCTTCGATAAGAGTTCCCGCGGCAGGACCCACCAAGAATCCCGCCAGACCGACGGCGTTGATGGATGTCTGCAGATCGTTGCAGAACGACTCCAACGACTGCGGTACCGCGTTGTTCGACGGCAACGGTGTAGCGGCGCGAGGACCGACCGTTCCGTTCCCGTCCAGAGTCACCAGAACGGCGATCGAACTGCAACCGTCGCACATCGGCGTCGCGTTGATCAGTTCGGATTTACCGTTCAAATTGTGACTTCCGCAGATACCGCTGACACCGTAGTTGCCGGGTTCGAGTCCGGAAAACGTGGCACGACCGGAACCACCGGGCAACGGAACGAACTGTTCCTTGTAATGTCCGCCCAGAACCACCAGACATCCACCGCCGGTCGGTCCCGATGTTCCGATCGCGTCCGAACGTCCCGTGATATCCACGATGATCGTTCCGCCAGGCGCGGTCGAAACGGATACGCCGCCCATACCCACGCCTGCGGGTGCGTGATAATCGCTCGGTTGCACCGAATCGGCGTGCGCCAACGCAGGTGCGACAGCTCCGATACCCAGAGCAGACACGGCGATCACCGCACCCACCCCGATACGCACCCAATTGAGGGCTTTCTTACGCATTGTCACTTGTCAATTTCCTTTCTGATCTCCGTGTACGACACGAAGTTCCAAGTGTTCCATCAGCAACGTGAACAATTCGATCTCGTTCGCTGGGAACCGGAAAACACTGAATGCGTTTCCGTGAGTCTCATGCGACCACAATGTCTCGTTTACGTCGTACGACGGAATATCGACAGGGTCTGAATCCGGTTCGTGAATACGCTTCAGGGCGTAACCGAAGCGATAGTACAGCGGAGGCCATTGAAACAGAATGAGACCGTATTCGATCGTGTCGAACAATCGCCGAACCGTATCCACACCGTGGAACGCGATATAAGCGCGTTGCTCGGTTTCGCCCTGACACGAAAACGCGGTCTTGAATCCCGCCGTATTCAGTGCCTCCAATAGTTTTTGCAGACGTTCGTCCACTGTTACGCCTGGCCATCGCTCACCGAGTGGCACCTGTACGTGATTGTGCGTATGCACGATTCGTGTCCTCCGTCGTTGTCCGTATCGTGTGGGTACGAGAAAACGCCCCGCCGGTCGATACCGACGGGGCGTTTCGTCTCAGCTTGTCAGGCGTCGCATTCGTGATCGCCGTTCAACGGCTGGACCATAAAGCAACGGGTGCAGATCGGGCCTTCGCGACGCGCCTGCTCCAGCTTGATGTGACGCCAGTGCGGCTTGTTCACGCTCGTGGGGTTCGGCTTTTCGCCGAAACGGTGGTAGTTCGCCGCGCGCTCGTGGTCCTTCAGACCGTCGAAGCGACTGAAATCGGTGCGAACGCTCATCGTTCTCTCCTGCTCTTGCGGGGGCGACCCTATTTCGCCCCGATACGTATATAGTATCACGGCTTGAGCAGCTTGTAAACCCCTTGCGCATACTCGATAGAGTGAGCTTTGAACGTTGGAGCGGCGTTGCAGCTTCTCGGGCGTTGAACCACGCCCCTGGTTCGCCACCTCCACTTTGCGCTCGAAGCGCAGCAACGCCGTCCGCAGCGACCGTTGGTCTTGACGTCGATACTACGGAAGCTTTCTCGACGCCCATTGACAAGACTCAGACCGAACGTGCCGTGTTCGGTCCGAATCGCTTCCGAGGCACTGGCGGGATTCGAACCCGCATGACCCGTTGCCGGGTACTGACGGTTTTGCAGACCGTTGACTAGCCATTCGCCCACAGTGCCAAACGCGAGAACGCCTACGATCGCCGATCATAACCGGAACGAACGAATCAAAACGACGATCGTTCTTCCAGACGTTCTCGCTAAGCGTCACGACTTTCGAATTCGGACAGGAAATACGAAATCGGTCGAGACACTCGAGCGGATGACGGGGATCGAACCCGCGACCTTCACCATGGCAAGGTGACGCGCTACCAGCTGCGCTACATCCGCATGATTCGACGAATAACTTCTGGATAAGTTTTCGACGAATCGTTCCACGTCAGTACGCCACGTGGTAAAGGATCTTTCGATCCGCGACCGCTTATCGCCTATATGCGGCCTCGACGGCTGTGAACACCCACACAGCTTGGGCTTACAGATACATCCAGTTCTCTGTATGCGAGCTCCTTGCCGGAGTCGAACCGGCGACCTGAGTCTTACGAGGACCCTGCTCTGGCCATCTGAGCTAAAGGAGCATTTCCGGACTACAGTCCGGATGTCGGTTATCCCCGGAGTTGCTTGAGCGCGTCGTGACGACCCCCGATGATGGCGACCATCACGTCGTTCGCGTGCGCGTTGTACTTGAATCCGAGTTGAACCGCGATGTCCAGGTCGTCTTGTTCCACTTTTCCGAGATAGTGGAGACGTGAGACGTGCTGAAGCTGTCGCATCGCCTTCAGAAACTCCCGGCGATTGACGATGATGTCGTATCCGGTTTCCTGATACGTCTGATAACCGTCACGCGCGTAGTTGATGATGTTCTGAAGTTCGTTCTGATCGATCTTTGTCGATGTCGATGTCGTTGTCGTCGTCATACGTTAATGGTATCACAACTTCAGTGTCGTGTAAACACTTCTCGACATTGAGCTCCATGGAGGACTCGAACCCCCGCCACCAGTTTACAAGACTGGCGCACTGCCTGTTGTGCTAATGGAGCAGGGTCCCCGACCGCGTAGCCTACGGCCGGGGCGCTTCAATGAGTACGGTATAACGCACGACGATAGCATTTAACTCGGGAGATGAATCTAATACCATGATGTTCTGCCATTGAACTACCGGACCATGATAGCGGTCCGGACGGGACTCGAACCCGTACGTATATGGTGTCGTCTCCGTCGGTCGATCCGTCGTGCACCGACAGGTTGCTGAGACTAGAGCAATAACCTGAGCCTGATACGGCCCGTCTGCCTCTACCGAGTTGGGCTACCCTCGCATGGAGTGCGAAGGGCAGGATTCGAACCTGCACTGGGACGGGATACGTGTGAGCTTGAGTTTAATTCTCAGTCTCTGCCCCAACATCGTGGGGCAATCCGGGTGCTCTACGCCCGGAAATCTATGAGTCGATTACTCGACTGTTGCGTCCTTCGCCGCATTGATCGGAGCGAACATATAGTCGAGCAGTGGCTGTGCGACCTGGTAGTCGTTTACCTCTACGTTGTTCGCTTCCTCGCGGGCGAATTTCACCGCGTTACGTAGCTTTTCGATCCGTTCGGCAGTCTCGGCGACCGTGTCGTACGGAAGACCACCGGACAAGTTGATCTGCGACCACGTACCCTGAACGACGTCCTCGTGAATCAACTGCACCTGAGCCGGATGCTTGTCCGTCGCCGGCGACAATTGGAACGATTTGGGCTCCTTCTTGGTCTTGAACGTCTCGACCTTGTCGGAAATCCAAACGCCCTTGGCAGCGTCGTACGTCCACGACTGTTCCGGATCGAGAACCGGGAAGTTGGAAATGAACGTAGCGAGATCGGTCAACTGTTTCTCGAGAAACAGCATGTATGTGACCGGTACGTCCGTCGCCAACGTCTGACCGTCCACGACGATGTCGGCTTTCGCGCCAGCGTTCGCTACCTCGTGGGTGAAAACAAGGTCGAACAACCGGGTGAGGAGCTTCGTGACCTCGTCCATGACGACCGCGGAACGAACCTGCACGAGCTGCGATTCGTTCGGGAAAACGTCGCCGTCCTCGGTCTTCGGCTTGTACGTCCGAATCCGACCCTTCCAGAGACCGTCCTTACTGAGGGTCCGGTAGAGTTCGGTCCATCGCGTGGTCGTCTTGTGCTTGACACCCTTCTCGACCGACACGATCTGATTCAGTTTTGTCAAGGTTTTTCCTGTCTTGTCTGATTTTCGTATCTCATATTCGCCCATGCCCTCAAAGGGATCGGGTCAGAGCTCTCTGCGAGGATCGAACTCGCGACCTATTGCTTACCATGCAATTACGCTACCACTGCGCCAAGAGAGCATAGACGTCACAATAGCAAGATGGATATACCATGGGTGTTATGGTGACGTCAAACGTCGCATTTCTCGGTTGGATAACCAATATTTTTATGGCGACGTAGTAATCCCGAGTGGATTCGAACCACCAACCTTCGCAGTCTGAGTGCGACGCCTCTGCCAAATTGGGCTACGGGATCGTGTCCACGGTGAGATTCGAACTCACAACAACCGACTTTTGAGATCGGCGCCTCTGCCGTTGGGCTACGCGGACTTGATAAAAAAAGTAGTCACGGTGGGATTCGAACCCACAACATCTTCCTTTTAAGGGAAGCGCCTCTGCCGTTGGGCTACGCGACCAAAGTTATTCGAAGCATCCCGTGTCTGGGGCTACGCGTCGGTCTTCCACCGAACTTCGAATAACGATCAAGAATACAAGCGACGGTCCGGTCTATTCACTCCACTGGGTGCTTCCAGATTGCTCTGGATCTCCTGACGCTCTGCAACCGTTCTCATCTAGTGCAAGGCTCGTATTCCGTTGAAGGAAGCTGAGAACTTTGTCGCGACGACTCAGTCCACCCCTCAGCTTCCAGTGCGACCGGCGGGATTCGAACTCGCAATGACCTGCTTAGGAGGCAGGCGCCTTATCCGTTTGGCTACGATCGCTCACAGCACCGCCGACAGGATTCGAACCCGCATATTAACCGGAGTAGAAATCCGGGGCATTTCCGTTATGCTACGGCGGTAGGTGCCGACCCCCAGATGACCACTCCCTGGAATCCTTCCGATTATGAGTCGGATGCTCTTTCGTCTTACGAGGCGTGTGCGCGCAATCTCGTAATCCTTGGTCAAACTTACCGTCGCCGCACAGCTTGGCAAGTAGTTTGAGCTAGACCGGCGTGCGCCTAAAGGGATTCGAACCCCTGACCTCTTCCTCCGGAGGGAAGCGCTCTTCCGCTGAGCTATAGACGCGAAATATATGACGGTATCGAACTTCCACATCCGATACCGTCCGCCTCGCCACCGTGATTATGGAAAGCAAAGGCTAAGTGCGCCCGGAGAGATTCGAACTCCCAACCTTCTGATCCGTAGTCAGACACTCTATCCGTTGAGCTACGGGCGCAGTTCCCCATCCAGTGTCCCGATGGACGGGGGTTTAACTTAGTACCGGTACACGAGCGAATGTGTGGGTCGCTCGCCATCCCCACATGAAACCGGTCGGGAACTAGCGGAAGACGGAGGTCTTGATCCCCAAGCCTGTGACAGCTCGTTCCGCTTTCGAAACGGACCCGGGCACCTACCCGGTTCGTCTTCCAGACCGCCACAGCCGTTTCAGGGGGGATTAACGGCTGTGGCGAACGATCGTAGTATAGGGCGCGCGGTGTCGGGTCGCGCACTACGATCGTCGCGGAGAATGGAGTACTCGAAACCCAAGCGGTCTATGCCACTCGTACCGCCTTCCAAGCGGCCTCTGACACCTGCCAGATTCATTCTCCAGAGCCCCCATCAGTTTGCGTCTCAGGGGCGGGAGACGTCGAAGCCGACGCACAAACCCGGGCATGTGGTCGCTGTCAGATGATTTCCCATGGTTCCCACCACGTCCGAAACTGTTGCAGAATCTGCTCGGATCCAATAACGAAACGAAACTGCAATTTCCGCTTCTAGGAGGCTTTACGTTCGCCGACAACGGGACAATGGCCATCATCCATAGTTTGGTCAACGAACTGGAGCGGATGACCGGCCTCGAACCGGCGACATTCTGCTTGGAAGGCAGACGCTCTACCAACTGAGCTACACCCGCATGGTGGAATCGGAGTCCAACCCGAAACCATTTCGATGTAGGTCGCGATGACCTGGCGGTTCCTCTGCCAAAAACACCGTGCTCAGTGGTGCCCATCGAAGCTCCGGTACCTGGATTCGAACCAAGATAGAGGTTTCCCTCACGGATTAACAGTCCGCTGCATTGCCATTATGCTATACCGGATTAACGCGGGGGTCGCCTACTACGACCGCAGTCAGATCTTGCATCGGGAGAGCCGCGACGCGGTTCACCGAAGTTGGCCTCCAACTGCCCGAGCGGAGTAAGGGTTTCCGCAGGCATCCGCCGTGCTCTCGAGAGGATTCGAACCTCCACTGACCGCCACCTCATGACGGCGCCTCTGCCGTTGGGCTACGAGAGCAGATATGGACGACTAGGAGACGATCGCCGTCCATGCCCCTTACGGGGTTCACGCTCAGACCTGAACGGGGATTGGAACCCTGTCTCCTCTGAACGATAGTGGAGCTAGGGAGAATCGAACTCCCGACCTTCTCGATGCGAACGAGACGCGCTACCAACTGCGCTATAGCCCCATTGACTGCGACTAGGAAACCATCGTCGCAATCGCTCCTCGTGGATGGTGAGAGTTGTCCACTTGTGTTTGGGAGGAGCAACGTTCGTGTGGTGACGGAGAGGAACTATCGGTGTGTTTCCCACGAACGTGGTGGAGTTACGGGGAGTCGAACCCCGGACCTTCTGCGTGCCGTGCAGACGCGCTACCACCTGCGCTATAACCCCATACGCGGAAGGGACGTCACACTTCCGCTAAATCGTTACGTGATTTTACTTCGGTCGCGCTTCGAAGGGACTCGAACCCCTATTTTCCGTTTAATAAACGGATGTTCTTCCCGTTGAACTACGAAGTTAGCAACGTGGACCTGATCGGATTCGAACCGACAACATTCTGCATGCAAAGCAGACGCTCTACCAATTGGAGCTACAGGCCCGCAGTGCTCAGTGAACGGATCGTACGCTTCCGAACTTCGGCGATCGAATTACCGGGCGTCCCCGAATGTCTCGATTTCCCAGGTGCGAACACACCACCTGTTTCTTCACGTTGTCGCTTGGGAGTCGAACCCAGTCTCCGGTACTACCCGGCGCATTCCCGTTATGCTATACGACTATGAAGATAGTACCCCCGGCAGGATTCGAACCCGCCGAGTAGTAGGCCCCCAGGGACTCGAACCCTGTTCTGCTGATTAAGAGTCAGCGGTTTTACCTGTTATACTAGAGGCCCATTGTGTCTAACCACGTTTGAAAGACCACGACCAGACACGGTATTTCGTTATACTCCATGACGTAGTCCAGTTTTCGCTGATCAGCGTCGCTGAAGTATCCTTTCGCTTCGATATACAAATTCTCTTCCGGCAAGAAGAAATCTGGCGTATATCGCCGTAACTTACCCTCACCGTCGACGTAGTCGAGATAGATCTTACGAATCCAGTGACGTCCTTGCTTGTTAAGCTTTTCTGCCACTGCGAGTTCTAGTCGTCCACGTACGTGAAACTCTTGTCCCTCTAAATTCGAGATCGTATAGTATTTGATGTGACGAAAACCACTCGCCCCACCTTCCTCAAGATATTTCGATCTTCCGATCGAAATATTACGACGTCCTACGTCTGACATCGCCTTTCTCGGCGTCAACCGAGGCCCTCTTGACTGGGAGAATCGTTGACGAGTCTCTTCCCGTTTCGGATTACTCTTGCACCAAGTCTTGTGCGCCCCTAATCGTTGACCGCCTATCACCGAGTCGCCACAGAACGGACAATTTTTTACTGTCTCATTGCGTTTTCGTGGCTTGGTTTCTTTCGCCCGAGGTTTTCTGGTCGTCACAGATAACTATATTACGACCAAGAGTCAGGTGCTAAAAACCATCTCAGCTACGGAGGCATAGTTTGGGCAGTCTAGAAGACCATTGACTGCCCGTACTGCGTTGGTACCAGCAACGCAGCTCGCGTGTCTCGAGGTCCGACGACCTTGTCTTCCGCGAAATTTAGTGCGTACGATCGGAGATCGGGTTTTTTCCGTTTAAAGATTATCGAAGTGCACTTCGAGTCACTCGACCGGATGCGTACGCTCACCCGTGTTTTTGCGAAACAAGATCGGGTGGAATCGAACCACCGGCGGACCGCCGTCCTTTTTGAGACCATCGTCCCGCGCAGTAACGGGATGTTGGAGTCGAACCAACCTGCTCAGCCAGAGCCTTGACGGAATCGAACCGTCTACCGACCATCTCGATCTTGTTTCTACTGCAAGTACCCCCGGTCGGACTCGAACCGACGTCTCAGGCTTAAAAGGCCCGAGCTAAACCATCTCAGCTACGGGGGCACGCCGTTTTTCAGGCTTTTATTACGCGTTCTTTCTGTATTCATCGTATCACAGTTAGAACGACTTGTAAACCCGGAATATTTCCGGATCAGATCCGCCTAGGGGAATCGAACCCCGATCTCAAGCGACGTTATGGGTGTCATAATATGAGATCTGCGTCTGTTAAGACGATCCCGACCACGGGTACTGGCGGAAATTGGGGTGACCGACGGGATTTGAACCCGCAACCGCCTGGACCACAACCAGGAGCTCTACCAAATTGAGCTACGGCCAACGTCTGCCTGGGGTGATTTGAACACCCGACCTCCTCGACCCGAACGAGGCGCGCTACCAAACTGCGCCACAGGCAGATAGATGGGTTTCTCTGAACTGAGACGCGCTATCGCATGGCGCCTACGTACCCATCACTCAGCTTCGCGTCAGACTGACAGGATTTGAACCTGCGACCCCTTGACCCCCAGTCAAGTGCGCTACCAAGCTGCGCTACAGTCCGTAAAGTCGGGGTGACACGATTTGAACGTGCGACTTCCTGCACCCAAAGCAGGCGCTCTACCAAGCTGAACTACACCCCGTAAATAGGAACGCCCGGGATCGAACCGGGGACCTTCTGCGTGTCGAGCAGATATTCTTCCATCTGAACTACGCCCCTAGATGGACGGCATAACCCCTACCGTCCTGTGCGGCCTCAGGTGACCACGTTCGCCCTGTATCGAACTCAGAACGACCGTTCCGCACTTCCACCGTCTGTTAACCCAGTTTCTTCTTCTGGGTCTTGCCCGTATGGAGCTTACCGCTCCGAGCGAGTACGTCCCGCTTCCGCAGTTTGCGGCAAGCTTCGGTACATTCGCTCATACGAGCCTTGTGCGTCTCGCATTCGACCTTATGGTCGGCCACGAGACTTGCGTCGCCGTTCGGCGCGCTGTTGGGTCCCGGCATTTCGCCATCACCTCCTCTCTACGATGCAAAGAGAAGAGTTATGACGTGTCGAATACCTGCAACTTTTTCCTTTCTGTGGAGCATAGGGCCCATGAACGCGATTATAGCAGTTCATGTTCGGACGTATCCGAGGGAGGCGTTCTACACGTTTCCGCGTAGTAGAGGCCGATTCCGCCCTTGCGTAGTCCCGGGGAATTTCGAAATCCCAACCTTCTGGGTGTAAACCAGACACTCTGCCTTTGAGCTACGGGACCAGAGAAACTCTCAAACAGATTGCGCGCGCTGGATGAGAGTTTCAATACGAGTATGTCGCTGCCGCGTACCGAGCGGTTCAGGTTGGAACAGCTGACTTCTGTTTTTCGACGGCTATCGACCGCTCGCGGCCATCGTCTAGAGTCCACTCGTAAGAACTCAAGGTGATCTCGAAGGGAGTCGAACCCTCATTTAACGAACGGTACCATTCGTTGCTTTGCCATTTAAGCTACGAGACCAGGAGCCGGGAGGGCGGAGTGACTCGCTCCGGAGTTTCCCTTACCCGACATGACGGAACAAAGTTCCGCAGTAGCAGCTCCGGGTATCGAACCCGGCACCTTCTCGTTATGAGTGAGACGCTCTACCGTCTGAGCTAAGCTGCCATAGGAGCCCGATCAAGATTCGCCACGGACCAACAGCGAACTGCTAAACAGTGACAAGGAGTCCGTTCGAGAATCGTCTCGGGCCAACAACGATCGACATCTCCCACTTCGCTGGAGACCTTTCCTGTTGCCAGGAAAGTGGGTGCGGGGGATGGATTCGAACCATCGACCTCCAGATTATGAGCCTGGCACGCTACCGAACTGCGCTACCCCGCAGCGTCCCTAGCAGGATTCGAACCTGCGACCTTCGGTTCCGTAGACCGACGCTCTGTTCCAGCTGAGCTATAGAGACAAACGAACCGATCGCTGAAATATGCTCTGCCAAGAACTGAGCGATCGGTTCACTCCCAAGGGAAGGGAGATATTGTGAAGGCGTATCGAGGGGGATGTTATCCCTTCTGCTACCGGTCGATACTTGATTATCTTAGCCCTCTCCGGGACAGTCACGAACTGTCGGAAGAATCAGACCTTCACAACGCGCCAGTGACGGGATTTGAACCCGCGATTTCCTCCGTGACAGGGAGGCGAGGACGACCGAACTCCTCTACACCGGCATATCAGTAGTCGCCGCGGGAACGAACAGATACGGGTTGTGAATCCGCACCCTTTCCAGGGATCGAAACTGTCCGTTCCCCGGCGACTAGTACTCCCACCGGGAGTTGAACCCGGCCTAGATAGGTATAAGCTATCCGTCCGCTACCGACGATAGGAGCAAAAAACAACTGGGCAGATGTTCATACGATCCCGGCATGAGCGGGGAAATGACGAGATTTCAACTCGACGTCTGCCCATCGTGGGAGTGACAGGATTCGAACCTGCCTACCCGAAGGAACTGATTTACAGTCAGCCGCAGCTAGCCACATCTGCCTCACTCCCATATACTGTCATTTTTGGAAGATGTAACGTACGAAAACGACCATCCCACGGCGACAGCTACCGTTTGTGGCACCAGCGGGATTCGAACCCGCAACCCTCGGTACTTCAGACCGATGCTCTGCCAGTTGGAGCTACAGTGCCAAAATGCTCGCCGGGAATCCAACCCGGGTTTCGTCGTTGAGTGACGCGTGTTTCGCAACTATCACTACGAGCATACGTACCGATGGAAAGAATTGAACTTTCGACCTCCGTCTTATCAGGACGGCGCTCTAAACCACTGAGCTACACCGGCATAAGCAGCGACGTCTAACCATCGTAAAACGGCCTGGCCGTCGCTACTGAAGCTCACTCTATCGAGTTGTCAAAGTGTGTATAACTAAGGAATCCGTATCGCGGATATTGTCTCCTCACCGCGTAACTATTCCTCGCACCCCGCCGGAGAATTGAACTCCGCCCTTCTGACTGAGAATCAGAGGTTCTACCGCTAAACTAGCGGGGCTTGCGTTATTTCGTTGTAGATTCATCGTATCACGTTCGTTCGAGCTTGTAAACTCGATTATCGAAGTTCTTTCGATGATCGTGACCCTGACGCGAATCGAACGCGCGATCCCGCAATGGGACACCGGAGTGAAAATCCGGCCGGCATTACCAGCACACCTACAGGGCCATATGGAGTTTTCAAAGCACGGTCGGCAGGTATCGATCCCGCTGGCTTCCGCTTTGGAGACGGAGCCGCTGCCATCAGCTCGACCGCTCGTTCCGGTTTTCCCGGACGCGTTATCTATCGTATCTGACTTTGATCTGTAGCGAAACCGAATATTCGATCTCGCCCAGACCCGTCGTTCGATCCTATCGAGATCGGATCGTTTTGATCGATGAGATTATCGTATCACGCTCTATCGAGGTTGTAAACCCCTGAACGAAATCTTCCTATTTGGCGACGTCAGACGCGTTTTCTCGAACGTAGCGAACGAGCTCTTGCGGTACGATACACATACCAGAATCGATGAGAGCGCGGATCCCAGCATGCAGAGTCTTTTGCTGGCTGATGCTCATCTCGTCCCACGATGGAACGGTCGGATCCATACGGTGCATACCCCCGGCGAACGTACGCGCCCAGTCACGGATATTCGCGTACAACGGGGACTCTGCCATCGTGAGCGCCGCACTGATCTCACCAGACGATACCGTCTGCTCTATGGACATCGTCGTGGACACGAACTCTTGCGCAATATCCGACAGCGCGGCTGTGACTCGTTGTAGTGCTGCCATCGTATCGCGAATCTGGGGATTTTTATTCGATGTCTCGATCGTCTCGCCATCGGAGTCGATCAAACTGACGTCACCGGTTTGTGTGTCGATATCGAGACGTTCCGGAATCTCAGTCGGCTCCGCTTTGGTCCACGAGCTCACGTTTTTACTCCTTCGTCGTCCGCATCAAAACCGATATCACCAAGATCAACGTATCTTGCAGCGACTTCTAACGTCATTTCACCGTTTTGTACGAATTCCATTACGGTTTTGGTGATAATTTCCGGCGATGAACATTGTATCAGGGCTTGTATCGCCGTTTCGGAGTTTTTGTAGCCATGCACGTCAACGGTCGCACGATCTTTGCGATCGGCGACCGTCACATGATCTTTACGATCCGCGACCGTAACATCAATTCTTATCCGATTGCCCACTTCATATGCCTTTCGTGTCCTGTCCTTGTCCTTCTCCTGTCGAATTGCCCCAGTTCATTCCATGTATATTCACCGGTATGCGACCTCCCCGTCGCATGAGCCGAATTACGGCTCTGCCATTGTTTCCATCTGTCCCGCGGTAACCGTACGGTATGCAGTATGCAAACTCAGGTATCCGCTGACGACAGAACCGACCCAAATTGGATCCGGCGAGTTGCTGGTCATCGCTGGAGCGTCGGCGATCGTATCGCCTGGTATCCACAACCACGTAACTCCCACTGTTTGAAACGGCTGACGCGATCCCTTAGATGTGATACCGGGACCGATTTTCATCCCCGCAGTTCGTGTTTCCAGACCCGTGATTGGCTGTCGTGGATCTGAATAAAGAACTGCTTCGAGTCGTTGTTTCAAACTTTCATTGTCGCTCTGATCGACGGACGACGCGTAGTCTCCAGCGATGATGGCGCCTTGCGAATAGCCGATGAGCACCCAACGAACCGGGGCAGAACACGATCGCTCATAGCTGGATACGAGCCGATTGAGCGAATCGAGTCCCTGTGCGACCGAGTCATCGAACCAAACGTTCCATCCCCAAACGCCGGAGATCATTCCGCCGGGATAGTGCAAGTCGATGACGGTCGCTGTCGGATTTTGACGTCGCCATTGCATGACAAGTGGTGCTAGCGGCGAGTCGGGATCCACAGAATCAGGGGTGCCCGGACCTTTCGTTCCATCGATCGAAACTGCGATGATCGCGGGACATACAAGCGTCGCACGCGCGTCCGGGACGTTTATCGAGAGAAAAGCGGCGCCTAGAACGAACGCAGACGTAACAACAGCAGTCAGCGAATAAACGAATATGGTCGGACGTTTTCTGATCATAGCGAGTTATCTAGCGTAAAAGACGACGTCTGAGACGTATCTTGTTCCTCCGGACGTAACCAGAACAGTTGATCCGTATGCGAGTCATCGATTTTCATCCATTCGTCGCGAATGATCGGACGTTCGATGACATACCATGTGTTCGAATGGCTTCCCCGACTCGACAATATACGGACAGTCTCATCCGGAATTCCACGCGATCGTGCCCATTTGGACCATTTCGTCACGTGACGTTTGTCGAGTTTCAAAGTGAATCGAACCGCGCTCTTATCGAGTGGAAATGTCTCGAGACCAAGAGGAAATTGTTCCGGATCGTCCCATCGTGACGGGACTGTGTTTCCAAGCAACGGAATATTACGAAGTGTCGTCAACCAAACGACGGAAACGCCCGCATGATTGATGTCCAACGAAACCGGTGTCGGATTCGGCGTGATTTGATCGTCAACGAGAATATCGGTGAGACCTTCACGACTCGTGAAGTGAAACAGCTCGATCATCGAGCCCACGATTATCCTCCTAGATTGACGATTTTCAACGCCATGGCGAGATCACTCGGTTCGGTGAGAAACAATGGATCGTTCATCGCCTGACAAAACTCGACGATCCATTCGGCGTCAACGACGACTCCACCGTTACCGTCGAAGACGTTGTTTTCCGTAACTTTCAGTTGCGCATCACGCAATGTATCGGAAAGTGTCGACAAATTCCGTCGCGTGCGATCCAACATGATACCCATTTTCATGTTGCGTTCCGCGATCGTTTTGATGTACATGTACAACTTCACGATATTACGATCTTGCGATGACATCGTACTGACGAGATCATCGTAAGTCGGTTCCACGTCGTCGTGTTCGGTGTTCCAAAGCCTCGCGGCAGTATCGAGTGCATCCGTTGCGAGAAGACTGTAATGTGCGATTTCGCCGTCGGACAGTCCGTAACGATCGCTCACTGCGCGTCGCCGTTCTGCTCGACATCGAGAGGCAAAACACGTGTCGGATGTACGTAACCCTTCGGCAGAAGAGTGAAATAGCATGTATAGAATTGATGGATCTCGTCGGCGATCTGTCGAGTCACGCCGTCGGGATAGCGGGATCCCAACTTGACGTGCAACATCTCGCCGACCGCCGCAATCGTACGATCATCCACTGTCACGACGGGATTGTCGTCGTCTGTTTCAGGTGCAGCGAGTGTTACGACCTCACGCATCGCATCCATCGTTTGATCGAATTTTTTCGTGAAGTCGGCGAACGAATCGACGATGGCTTTGTTGCTGTTCGTGAAATCGGTATTCACGTCATCCTCGTCCACTGAAAAATCCGCTTCTGCCACGTCCATTACGGTCGTCACGATGTCCTCCGTCGGTGTCCTGAATGTCGGATTCGCGGCCGTGAAACAGCCCAATACAGTAGGAAAACTGCCAAGACCGCGGATATTGCTGCTCCGGCGAACGCCGGAACCATGATGACAACAGCTATGAGAATCCCGAGTAACGCAACTGCTGCGTGATCGGTTCGTGTCACGTCCTGTCGCATGTCGTTACTATATCACACGATCATGAGATCGTAAACAACAGACGACTTTCGTGGGCGCGTCGTGCAGATCTACGCTGACGGCGTTTCTTGAATATAGATCGTTTCGAGAACTTCGAGATTATCTGCTTGATCTGCAGACGATGCGATTCCGGGAGGATAACTGTATCCCGCATCAGGATACGCCGCCATCTGTTGTTCCGTGGCGATGGCCTGGAACATGTTGAACCGAGCGATCATCAGCTCGATAGTCGTCACACTACGCGCCATATCCGTACTTTCAGATAGAATTTATGTCTACACACTAGATTATCCAAAACTGTGTAATTTGAAACATCTATGTGGACAAATCGAACGCTTCGACCCAATCGATTGCGGGCGAAGAATACGCTTGACCGAAAAAAGGATAGTTTCCCTCAGTAATGATACCCCAGCGACGAAATAACGAACCCGTCGCAATCGTATTGGATGAGTCAGTCCAACTCCAGAATTTGAATCCATCTATATATGCATTGAACAGATTACCGATACGTTCCATTTCGATCAGTGATGTCGTTGTGGCATTGGTTTGCGTTCCGGAGCCCACACCAGCTTGACCAGTGCCTGTTCCGAGTGCAGTATACGGTGCGGATGGAGCGTTTGTCTGTGTACAGATGGACGCACCGATACTGGTGGAAACGGCTAGGAACACAAATTTCGTAGATGAAGTGTGGGAGTCTGGACAAGCGAAATAGATTCCTGTCACATTGTTGGTGGCCAATGCGACTGAAGGAGCTTTCAGCTGCGCCCGAACTTTGTAATTGTCAGTAAGAAAATGACCTGTGTTGTCGCCTCCGACGAACGTGTTCCAACAACCGTTTTCACCGCTGTTACTGGATTGCGCCCTAACTTCAGCCGCGTTGTTGACGATTCGAGTGCTTGCGGTGCCACTGAGCGTAGTCCAGTCAGTACCAAGACTCGTGTTGTTCGTACGGTTGAAGTCGTCGCGAAAATATAGTCCAAGTCGCTGTTGAAGAAACGCCATCAGTATGCGGTTCCTCGCGTAATCGGATTTTGAAGTCCCGGTACGGTATCGGACGCAAGCCACGCCAGTCGTGCGGTGGATATCGTGATACCACGAAACGAAATCGAAAGAACGCCAGAATGTTGACCGGTATGCGACGACGTACCAGCGTTGTCGCATGTTACGGTTCCTACGCCAGTGATCGTCTTTGTCACACCACAAGCCATCAGAGGTACCGTCCCCTCCATTGAACGGATGATTTACTCGGCAACGTCGTGGTGCCCATAGTAAGTTTCGCCCGAAGACACGTATTGACAGTGCACGTTTGTGCAGTACCAAACGTCACCGTGACGTCATGTTGACCGGCCGCGATTTGTGTGGTTTGAATAAGCGTCGTCTCTTGCGCGGTCGGTGATCCCATGTACCATTGAATCTGCATGTTACCACTGCCGCCGATAGTCGCTGTCGGTGACGACAATCGCCAAATGACTTGCTCGAGCGAAATACCATTGGCGGCGCCGACGATGACACCGCCGTCGTTGTCTTGATAACCGACGTACGATGCACTCACCGGAACAGAGTTGAGATAGACTTCAGATTCCCACGGAATCGAACTCCACGATGCGTTTCCGCTCGAGTCGCTGACCAACGCCTTTCCGCTCACTGGAGACGTAGTGAGCTGGAAAGACGCCGTTACGATCGAAGCAGCTGCTCCGAGAAATCGTCTACCCATATCAGCCTGTCACGACGCAACGGTAAGCGTTCGATGCGGGAGCGACGGCGAACGTGAGAGTTACCGTATTCGTATCGGTACGGACCACGTCCGGTGCAACATCTTCCTTGGTAGTCGAATCGTAAACAGCCACAACGACATCGTTAGTGCCGAGGTTATGAGTAACTGCAATGGACGTACTCGAGCCGTTACCGATATTGGTCGCGTACTTGCGTGCGACCACAGATGGATCGACGCGTGTGGACGTACCGTCAGCGATGATACCGCTTCCAGCGACGACCGCGAACGTTCCACCGGAAAGCGACAAACCGTTACCGGCTGTGTACGAGGTGCCACTACCTCCGGTTTGACCCCATGTCATCGACGTGGTGCCGATAGTGATCGCGGCATTGGAGGTGATCGAGAACGACTTGTCGCCGTTCACGGTACCTTCCGTGACGTACACGGTCGTACCGGGAGCCAGTTCACCGTTGGTATTCGCATCGTTGGCGCGTGTTGGCGCGCCGGACGCAGCGACGACGTAAATACCGTTTTCAGCCTGTGAAGACTGATCCTTGATCAAAATACGATCGCCGGTAGCGAGCGTAACTCCGTCGATGGTCGAGCCATTCGCGAACGACGATGCTAGTGTGCCCGCAGTTGTCGTCGCCGCGCGAACGGGATCTTTCCATTGCTTGCCTTGACCGACGTTGTCGACATATTGTTTTGTCGCGAGATCGGTAGCCGACGACGGATCGGCAGCGTTGATCGCCCGCTGATTCTGCAGGTCGATTCCATTGAGAAACTTACGTGCCACGTGCGCCTCCTACGGCCGCTGTGATGGAATGCGGGTAGGCGTCCTGTGTCAAATGTCTTCGTCGTCGGATTCAGTTGAACGTTCAGGCTATTTCAGCTAAACCCGATTGTGGTTGGGCGAACGTGACGACGATTTGCGAGATACTCGGTAGTTCGACATCAGTTTCTACCATCTCACCGTTGATGATCACGTTGACCGAGGTGGGATAGCGTCCAAGCGGATTGGTAATCGTCCATGTAGCAGCTGGTGTGATCTGTGTATGCGTAAACGCGACATCGCTGCCTGCGGGACCACGATCGCCCTTCGGTCCTGGCGGTCCTGGTTGTCCGCCACCTTGAATTTCGACAGTGACAGGTGAATGAACCATTTTGATCGATGCACGCGGTTGTGTGACATCGACGTAGATCGGCGAACCGGTATTGACCTGGACATTGATGGCAGTCATGACAAAATGTCCTTCAAACCGGTAACGCTGCCCATAAAATATGTACGCGAACCGATACGCATCGCCCATTGTCCGACCCCGACGAGCGGAGCGTCGTCTTGAGAAATGGTGACCTCGCCATTCGCTGCGTCGGTCACTGTAATCGCAATCGGAAATGCGCCTGCGGACGTGATCAATTTTGCTGTAATCGTCAATCCGGTCAAATCGAGCGGAGAACCGTTCGCAGTGATAACCAACGATGCAGCCCAAGAATCGTTTTCAACGATACCGACTAAATTGACGACGGCAGGCCCAATGAGAAGATTGGTCATCCAATCTCACCCCTGTCTATGTCGCCGTCACGGTAATTTGATCGTGCCGTATTCGGGGTCAAGTGTACCGTCACATTCGTCCGAAATGCGTACTCCCGTAACTTTTGGGTGCGTTCGAAAAGTAAGCGATACGACAAAGTCCCGAAGAAATCCGCGAACGGATAACTCCGGGACTTTGCTGCCGCGGGTCTTTAGAAACCGAACAACAGACCGGCACCCTTCCAGAGCAATTTGAGAACGATGAAATCATCGAACGAGATGACGTCCCAAATATCGTGTGCTACTGTAGCCATTTTTCTCAGCCTGTCTAGGATACCGATATGCCGTCGTGTCGTGTCCGTTTAACGCTACCCGAAAAGCGGATTGAAGATCGCCGGGCCTCGAGAATCAGTTGGTTGCGTCGGGAAACGGCACATCGGACGAAGCCGAAGTGTCCGTGCTGTCGGCCGGTGCACTGGCGTCGGCAGGAGCCGACGCATCGGTGCTGGTGCCCGTATCGGTGGTCGCGCCGGTATCGCCCTCTGCGGGAGCAGGAGTGTCAGCGGTCGGGGTATCCGCAACCGGAGTGTCAGCAGCAGGCGGAGTGGTGTCACCGCTGTCCGCAGGTGCCGGAGCAGATGTGTCGCTGCCATCGGAAGGAGCAGTGGTGTCGGTCGAGCCGGTGCTGTCACCGGTCGACGGTGCGGGAACGTCGGTCGACGGCGGAGTGTCGGCCGGCGGAGTCGAGCTGGCCGGGTTCAGACCAGCAGCAAAGTTCTTGATCTCGGTCACACGATTGATCAGCGGAGTGAGATCGACCTTCGAATCAGCAAGCTGTCCCTGAAGATCGAGAAGCTTGGACTCGAGATTTGTGAGGAAATCCTCTACGGTGCCGAAGGCGGTACCGAGATCGTCTACCTGTGTCTGCAGATCTTGCTGGGCGGTCATCGTTCTCCCAATCAGGTTGAGTAGTGTCGTTTGGCCTTCGAACAGTTCGGCGAGCTTTGCGTCAATTGCAGCGCCGGGACTGCCCGGAAATGGATTCGTCACAGTCGCTCAGCTCGTTTCGTACCGGCGGAGACGGGTGACGGACGTGCACCCGGAGCGATCATAACACGAATAACCACCGCGCTGTCGTGCGCGATGGCTAATCGTTTTGTACTAATTTTGTGTAAAGCGAAGAAACGATTTACGAACCGTTCTCGCTTCGCAAATACGGATCCTCACCGCGCGTTCCCGCAATACGCTTGATGACATCCATTGCGTCGGCGACCGATTTCGCTGCGTCTTCCAAAGCGAGTACGGCTCCGGCCATTGCGGCGTCGCGCGTCTCCAACTCACTCTCGAGATCGATCTCTCGCTGAGTGGTGACGCCGTCGCCGAGCTGGACAACGATTCGCTGCCCTGCGGGTACACCGCTGACGATCGGCTTTTCCGACTTGACGGTCAACGGTCGAATCACGTCCGGAACGATGACCTCCGGCAGACTCTTTCGCGGTGCCGTTTCCATGCTTTTCGACGGAATTGGCTTCAGACCGAATCCGTGACCGTTCGTTTCCGCCGCGGATTTCCGCTCTTCACGCAATCGCGCCGACTCTGCACGGACTTCGCTCCGCAGCCGCCGGATTTCCTTACGATTTCGAGATTTCGTTCGTTCGGAACTGTCGCCGTTCAGAAGCTCGTGTCCGTTGGCCTGAGCTTCCTCGATGTGAAGTTCGAGAGCCGTCTTCCGATCTTCGAGAGACGCGTTCTGGAGTTCGTCCAGAATCACGTACTCGATGTCCTTACGATTTTCGTGAATCCATTCGGCGGTCGGGATATTCGGATTTCCGTGGACACGCGACGACGGAACCATGTAGTTCGCGATACGCGTTTCGGGATGAACGGTCGACAATCCGATGTATCGGTAGTTGTTGTCGCCGGCGTGCAATGCGTAAATCCAGGCGCGCTCGAAGGTCTTGTTCGACCGAGCGCTGTTATCCCACATTGCTGTGGTCTTTGGCATATCGTTCGTCCTGTCTGTTGTCCGGGCGGGGAGAAGAACCCCCGCTCGAACGTTACTATATCACAGAGAACGACAGACGTAAACCTTTTGCGAAATACATCTACCCGTTCGTACCCGTAGGACTGTTCTGAGCGTCGTCCACGTCGCTTTCGTCGATGACCTCCGCATCGATCGCCGATCCGATGGCATTGGGCTTAGCGTCGTCGGGATGCCCTGCCAATCGATTCAGACGTTCCCGGATCACCTCGGCCGGATCCTGCTTGAAGCCGTCGTCTCCACCGCTGTCCACGCTCAGCGACACCTCGGCCCGTTCCGACAGTCCAGCACGGTTGAGCAAGCTGCTCGCAGCCTGGAATCGTACGGAATCGTTCGCTGAGTGCGTCATCAGATGAATGAGTGTTTCGACAGCCTTCGCGGACGCGGCGAAGATACGGACCTGTTGCGCACGGATCAACGAACGGGTCTCGTCTTCGTCCAGCAGTCGACCGCCGTGCAGTTCGCAACGTCCGGATCCGTCGACACCCCAGTACTTGCAACGTGCGCCGTTCGTCTTGACGTGCGTACAACGAAGACGAGTACCCTTGGCGATGGTGCCGGCCGTGTCCGCGGATCGACGCCAGTCCCATGCTTGAGGTTGTGACGGATCGATCGAGTTGTCACGAAGCGCGTCCATGAGTGCGTCACTGGTCGATCGGATGATCGTCGCCTGCGCAGCACGAAGTTCACGGTCGCTGGTCTTCATCGCCACGATGTCCTTTCGGGAGACGGTCCATTCGTTCGTCTTGCGTTCAGACAGTTCGTGTTCACGAGCCGAACTCGCCATTTCGAGTTCTTCTACCGCGGCAGCAGTCATCGAGTTGGCTCGTTTCTGCTCCTCGTTGCGCAGAAGAAACGCAACGTCACGGTACAACGTGGACGGAGTCGAGTCGTTGTCGAACATCTCCCACGCCTTGGACGACATCTTGACCATATCGTCCGTGAAACCGGAACGTTTTGCGGCGGTGAAGTCTTCGACGTCCTGATGCAGCAGATGTGGCTGAATCGGCTTGCCCGTCCAGATGCCGTCCGGTCCACCGCCGAGTACGAGATCCAGGAACGGCCGAATCCAGTACGCATCGCTCAACGCGGCGCCGGTCTTGTCATACGGATCACCGGGTCGGGTATTGGTTTCGGTGAGTACGACGCTTTCCGGTGTTTTCGTGGACGCGTACGCGTACGTGAGCGGCGAATTACGAACGATCCACATCCACGAGCGATATGACGGACGTGCGGAGGATTTCCGGCGCTTCGGGAGCAACGCCTCCTTGAAATCCTCTTCCGCCTTGACGATACGCTCACGTTCGCGTTTCTCTTCGGTCGACAACCACGTGATATTGCCGTGTTCGTCTACTTCGGTGTAAGTATCGGTCGTATCGAGCACCGGATTGTATTCGAGAATCGGATCACTCATATCGACGTGAGTGAAACGTTTGTCGCTCTCTGCGGAGAGCATGATCGCGGTGAGACGTTCCTTTCCGCGCGCTGTGAGTTTCAATCGAATATCCGACGTTCGTGCGACGTCTGTGTGAGACGCTGACGCACTAACAGACGTATCGACGGGATTTCCATCGTCCGACGTTGTCGTTTCGTCTGAGACGCGTGCAGCGTCATTCACGATTGCGATAACGCCGCTGACGTCGCACAATGCGGCGATGATCTGGACGATCTCATGAGAGTCCGTGTGGATCATATCTCCGCCACGAACGGGTTTATCGCTGAGAGTGTCGTCCTTGTTGGAGTCGTATTTCGCGGCGACGCGTTGAAGTTCTCGCACGACACTCGGTACCGTGATACCCGGCGACTCCGTGTCCTCGATATCGCCGCCACCGGTGCCGATGATGTACATCAGCGTTCCGCAAGTGAGCGCTCGTTTCTGACCGTCGCCGCGCCATTGCAGTTCGGGCCATGTCGTTTTGACACGTCCCGCCTCGGCAGTCACTGTCACCGCCAGACCCGGATCTGCTTCTTTCGGCTGCATCCGCGCTTCGTACGTTCGCCCCGATGACGCGTGCACTTCACGGGTGTGCGGAGTGACGCGAGGATTTTTCGGCGGTGGCCGTTTCGGCATTTCGTTTCTCCCGGGCGTGTATCTCGTCGTGTCTTGAACCTAGTCGGTATCTTACGTCTCAAACGTGATTGTCTGTGTCCTCCGACGAGTCTCCACCTCTGTCCTCCTCGGCGATCTTCTTCCACATTTCGCGTTCATCGACGGTCAGCGGATTGTCGTGCACCTCGTATTGGTTCGCGAAACACCACAATCTGCGTTGCTTGATGTCGTCGGGAATCGCGAACTGTGCCTGACTGAACTTGAATACGTGATCGGTATCGTCCCACATCGGCAGCATATCGCCGCCCATCCACGCGTCGACCACAGACTTGATGAACCAGACTTCGCGTAGTTCGTCTATAGCCGTTTCCAACTCGAATTCGTTCAGTTCGGGCGCGTTCGCCTTCAACTCGTGCTCGAACACTTGCTTGATGAATGGGGTGAGATTGATCACGTCGTCGAGAACGGCGTCACCGTGCTTGGTCCGTAATTCGGCCATGATCTCACGCATACGTTCGCCGATGTGTTTCGTCATGTTGATCGTCGTCTTTCTGCTCGATGTCTGCTGTTAACTGAGTGTTCGCTATCGAGTCATTTGTTCAATCTGAGTCATTTGTTCAATTTCAACTCGTACGGATCGAGATTTCGATAACAGAACGGTAACGTATCACGATTCCCTCAAAATTATAAAAACTCGAAATTTGGGCAGATTGGGATGGAAATATATTGATATTAATCTAGAATAATCATTAACTTAACTCGTATTCTTTAACGGTCTCAGACAGGGTCGTTCGTACGTAGACTTGGAAATGAACAAATGAACAAATGAACAAATGACTTCTACGTCGTCTTTTAACGAAATCGTACCGCTCGGTCTGCAGTCATTTGTTCAATTTCTCGCGTTAACTGGAGCCGAGCATAAACGTTCTGGATCGCTTGGACGAGTCGTTCGCGACTTCGATGACGAGACCTGTTTGCAGTGCGTAGTTCAACGCTTTGTCACGATACGGTCGAAGCGCTACAGTGCCCGGTGTCAGATCACTCAGAGACAACTTCGCATCGGGAGTCTGGAAACGTCCGATGATGAAATCGAGAGTCTTCTTCATCTTGATGTCAACGATCGCGACGGTTTCCGCTTTCTCCGCCTCCTTTCGATGAGCAAGTCTGCGACCGGTCCGATTTTCTTCTTTCGCTTCCTCGAATGCGATGTCCTTTTCCATCGCTTCGATGGTCTCTGCCGAGAATTTGTAGATACGGAGAGCCGTGTTCAAGTCGTCAACAGTCGGATCGAGTCTGTTATCGAGAAAAATTGCGACGAGATGCGCCAACTTCATGACCATAGTGGCTTTGTGCGCGTCTTTGTCAGGAATTTTGCCTTGCCGTCGTGAACGACTGTGATTCGCCATGAAATCGAGATACTCTTGCGGTACTGCCGCACGTCGCGGTTTCACCGGTCGAGCACCGTTAGCTGCAGCCGCGACGGCATAATTCGGCTGATTGACCGGTTGATATACTCCGGCGCTGTCCATTCCTGGTGGAACGAGATTGCCGTGTACGACATCGATTGCCTCGGGACATTCGGCTCGTTTTTTACCGCCGAGATTGTACGTTTTACGCATGTCAGCGAACAGAAATCGTTGAACGGTACCGTCGTTGACGTTTTTGCTGTTGAAGATCTGATGTGCGTGCACAGGCTGCAGATTGATGAGCGCGACGAATCGAAGCGAATAATTCTCGATCTCGATGAATCCCGCGCCACTCTTGGCGTTTACTGTGCCCAGTTCGGACGACTTGCCGTGAGCCAGCGAACGTAGAATCGACAGATGTCGACTGTCGCTTCGATTACTCAGCTTGCCGAGCGCTTCGCCCTCATCCATGTGAACGATCACGTTGTAAGCGGTTCGTACCGTGGATTGCGTTTTCTCGTCGTAGAACGCGCACATATCGCGAAGACCGGCAGGTTCGAACGTAGCCGTTTTTCGTATCTTGGTGGGAACACGAAGAACTTCCCAGACGATATCCCATAACGATGACTTGTCCAGACCGGTTTTTCCGTACAGCACGATGAGAATATCGAGCGACATCACGCCTTTACCGAGATCACCCGTCGTATACTCCGGTGGAATCGCACTCGACGTAATTGCGAGGCATACGCACAAAAGACCGAACGGAGGAACTTCTTTCGCAAGCGCGACGCGATACACCCACCACAGTCGCTCGTGGGATCGCCAGAAAGCGAGTTCATTTGGATCGGGAAGTATTTCGACGTCATCGACTACCGGGTAATATGCTGCGATCTCGGCGTCGAGCTTGTTTCGCTCATCGGCGGACAGCGGCTTCCAGTCGAGATCATCAGAAGCTGAGTTTACGGCATCGTCGGCCATGCGATACAATTCTCCCGTCGAATGAGACTTGCGAGGACACCTTAGTTTTGCGGACCGGGGTGTCCTCGCTTTATTTATGTCGGTTGATCTTATATCATACGAAGATCAACAACGAACGTCGATATACGAATTGACGTCGCCGTTTTTACGGCCAATCCGAATCCCACTGACTGCCGCTGGACGCCCAGTTGTCGCCCCAGATATCGTCCATCGGAATATCAGGAATGTCTTCGGTCGTAAAGCTGTCATCGATGCCGGTATTCCAATCGACATCGTTCCAAGCTTCACCGATATCGACCGTATTTGTATCGGTCTCGACTTCGATTCCACCCGTCCATTCCGGAATATCGTCCCATTCGCCGGACGGAGTTCCGTACACATCCCCGGCGATCGTGATTCGTCCGGACTCGACATCGCCGCGAAGTTTCGCAATCGCATGTACGAGCATGCGTGAGATTTCGTCACGAGCTGCCATATCGACGGTCGTCGCACCGCCGCTCGATGTTCTCGCGTCCGCGTCGCGTTCGTCTAAAAGACGTTCACAGACACGTTGTGACGCCCAGTTGCCTCCGGGATTCGCCGGTTTGTTAGCGGCTGCGTCACCGGCGCATAGCCACAGAACATGCCATAACGCGTCACGCGTCGTGTCGTGACGAGAACCACGACGTCCAAATTCCGTGATGAATGTCTCGACCTTGCCTCGAATGAAGTCGTTCGGTTCGTCGTCCCATCCCGGTACGGTCGCCGACGCCCACATCATCGCTTCATCCAGATCCAACGCTCGATACGAGATTGTCCGAGGTATCGAACCGCGAATCGTTGCGCCACCGCTGTCAGACGAACCCACGACTCGCGCACGCATTTTCTTATCGTGAACTGCCCATGTCTCCGGAGACGTCGACCACTCTTCGAACAACTTCTCTACGGATTCCATGCCCTTCGGAACCGGTGTGCCGTTCCATCGTGACAGACCGCTTCGGTACAGGTATTGCGTCCATTCGATCGGCAGAACCGGTAGTTCGTTCGGAGACACTGGCATTTCGTGCCATGGAACCACGTTCGGATCGTTTTCGTACATATCCAGGCGATCGGTCGGTCCGTACCAACGATACGGCATGTCGTCGAGAACGGTCGGATAGCAGACTGCGATTCGTTCATGATATTGAATCGTTTCGATACCCGGAGCTGGCGCACTCAAAAACTTGACGAGTTCTTCGCCATCGGCTTGTACCGCCCATGCGGGAAGCTGGAAGAGATAGATACCGGTACGTGTCTCACCGAACGACATCTGCGGTCCGCGACGCGTCGACATCCACGTCGGTGGGAGAATGCCGAGTTCGTTTTCCAGACGAGTGAGTTCGGTACCGCCGCGTTTATCGGTATCGTCGTCACTTTCGCCCGTTATATACGTATCGATATCAAGTCCGATAACGCCGAGTGGAACCGATAATGCGATCGGATCATTTTCACGAACCGTTGTCAGCCATTGTTCCATCTGTTCGTTTGTCGGACGTGAATGTCCCGAATGTCCGCGAACGGCTGGCGCTTTAGTTTCTCGCTTTACAGTGAGCGGAAACCAGCCTCTACGCCATAATTCTCGTGTCGCATCTATTGACGAACCGAACGATGTCATGTAAATCTCCCGTCATCGGGTCTGTGTCGGTGTCGTGTCGCATTTCGCAAAAACGTAACTCAATGAATCAGAGATTTACGTTTTTTCACGAACGCGATACGATTGTAACGCCTTCCGAACGTCCCAGCGAACGTTTAGCGTTCGAGATTTCGATCGCTAGATTCGATAGCTGGATCCGTGCTGGAGGCGCCCTAGAAGCATGCTTCGGTGATACTGTAATCGCGAAGTGACTACTAGACCTGCAGGTCCGTGTACGTGTGCGAGACGAGCAGCGACGATGACGATGACGATGGAGCGAGGTGCAACACGTGCGTGACGATGAAAGGAAACCCTTTCCGGAGATCAAGCCGGCGCGGGGGTATTTCCCAGGCGATACCAGAAATTCTTCGAATAACGCGAATTCTGTCACTGCGCACGTGACAGTTTATGGCAACAATACGTCCCCTGTGCCGGGTGGACCCGATGTCCGAGAAATCGATGATCCGCGTGAACCACGTCGGTATCAACTTCGAGATGATCGTAAGAAAGTTGCGTTCACGGGTATTTGTCTCGCAAGTATTTCGAGTAAAAGGACCGGTGTTCAGCGATGGACTCAGGTCAGTATTTTTCGAACCGAAGCGGGACGCTATATCGTCGAGCGTATCGGTGTCAGTGTCGTCGCGCATCGTATTGATTGCGACAATGTAGCGAACAAAAAACCGTACGGTATCGATGCGCTCATGCCAGACGAAGCGCCCGTATCTGAACGACAGCCGTGCAATATCTGTAAACCAGATATAAAGGAGCTTCTGCGTACGGATCCAGCATCGTTGACGTTCGAACAAGACAAGCATCGAACTCAGATCTGGGAACGCGCGGACGACATGGTGGGTTCACTGTATACCCAGCGAACGTCGCCCGGACAACGTGCGCTCAGCGGTCTCATGTTGTGGGTGCTGGACGAAGCGTCCAAGGTGGACCCGATCATCTCCGAAGTCTACAATCGGGTGGAAGAGATCGGTTGACGGTGGATCACATCGATATCGAAGCCATATTCGGATTGAAACCGGCTTCAGAAGCTAGTGACAACTTAGTCTCCCAGATTTCGTTGATCACCGGTCGTAGCTTTAGTACAGTTCACAAGAGTGTTGATCTGTACGGTACAGTTCATTACGAGTTCGATCGTTCTGCGACATCCTTCACGTTCGAAGAACTGTACAGTCAGTGCAAACACAGCGGTATCGTTATTCATACACATCCATCGATCGCGTGTACGCCTCCGTGCGCCGTCCATCAACCAACCGATCACAACATGCGCGATTGGGAATTGGCGATGGGCGAGAACATGGCACTGTATCGGATCTGTCCGGAACATGATATCCCGCATCCGGATCCCGATCAGTTCGCGCATTGGACACGAACCGGTGAAATGCATCTGAAGGAACATGACTGCTGTGGTTGCTGTCACAAACGGGCAGTGATCTTCGCCGACACCAACATAGAAGGCCAGGAATTCCGTCATCGAATCGGTCTGCCACGCGCACGAATCTATACGCATGCGGAGAGCATCCGCGGACTTGCTGCGAGAAGCATTATTCCGCGCGTAGCGTTTCCGTATCCTTTGACACCGATGTCGACACCTACGAATCTCAGCGGTCTTCTGGAGATGTGGGCGTACGTTCGGATGATGACACCGTAGGTCCAAAGGGTTTACAGAGTCGTTCCGATGTGATACATTAGTTTCAACGGGTTAACGAGGACACGGAGTCCCAGCCCCCACGGGGAGTACAGTCGCCCGTTACGAAAGGAACGATCATGGAGTACACCAAGGTTCTCGATTTCCAGCGCGCTCTGAACGCCGTTCACCAGCGTGACAAGCGGAACGCTCTGCATGTCTCCTACGCCGAGATCAAGACGCTCGTCGAGCGCGGTCAGGAGATGCTCGAGGAGATCGAGTCCGACGGCAACGAGGACATTACGTCGGCTGCCACCGCGTCGCAGAAGAAGCGCGGTATCGACGTCTCCGAGCAGGACGGAGTGGACGCGTACTCGTCCCGTTACTCCGGCACCTACGCGGATCGTTCGGTCACCGTTCCGGACTCGCCCGCCGAACTGGACGACTCCGACGCGGACGACGGTTTGAGCGACGACGAGAACACCGCTTTCCCGCGGTACTGACTCCGTCACGAACGCCCTCGCACACCACGTGCGGGGGCATTCGCCTATTTACACACTCGTACTAGTGTGATACGATACGTTTAAGGAAACGAACGCTGCTTTCCACGACAGGACAGGACAAATGACGAAACGACGAATCAACAAAAATATGGCGAGCATCGCCTATCGGGATCACCGGGACGCTCAGAAGGCACTCAACCGTAAGGTCGCCATGGGCGAGATCGAGGATACCATCGACGAGATTTCGATGATCCAGGCGACCTCGACCGGTCTGAGTCTCGCACTCGCGATCACACCGGAGCACCCGTACTGGGAGCACGGACCCATCCATATCTTTCAGGGCGATATCACCGATCTGCCGATCAAGTTCGACGCGATCGTGAACGCCGCCCGTCCCTCACTCCTCGGTGGAGGCGGAGTCGACGGAGCCATTCACAAGGCGGGCGGACACGCCATCGTGAACGAGATCCACGATCTTATCGACAGCGGCGAGATCGAGACTCCGTTCCGTTCGGGCGAAGCGGTCATCACGAACGCCGGGCGGATGCGTACCGACTACGTCATCCACGTCGTCGGTCCGGTCTACGACAATCGGGACGATTCCGAACAGTTGGTCCGGAAGCAGACCGATCTGTACAACTCGTATCTCGCCGCGATCGAACTCGCCGAGAACTGGAATCTGAAGCGTATCGCATTTCCGCTCATTTCGTCCGGCTCGTACAGCTGGCCTCTCGACGACGCGGCGAATCTCGCGGTTCGTGCCGTTCTCGACTCGGAGACCATGATTTCGGTGACGTTCGTCGCGCGTACCAACGAGACGTTGATGGCGATCGAAGACGCGGTTACGCAAGTACTGCAGTTCTGATCAACCGAACACTTCGATTCTCGTCGTACGTATAACGTACGGCGAGTTTCGTGATACTATTACCTGTGCGGGACGCGCACAACTCATCACGAAGAATAGGGGAGTGAGTACGTGCCGATCGTAATTCTCGAGGGTTGTGACGGGGCCGGCAAAACAACTCTTGCCGAAGAGATTCAAGATGTCTGGTTTCGGATCAAGCAACCGGAAGACAATCGAATCCCGCAAGTGACGACAATTCATTTCGGACCGCCCGATCCGATAACGTCCGACGAAACTCTCGAAATGTACGGAGCACGACTTCGAAAACGACTTCTTCGTGATATCGAGGCATTCGATCACACCGATTCGACCAAATTACTTATTGTCGATCGGCTTCACATCGGATCGTACGTGTACGGTAATCTGTTCCGACCCGAGACATCGGTCGGCGGATGGGGCGAACTCGGACGTGACGGTCTGTCGTACGTTGACGACGCATACGCTGCCAAAGGCGCTGTCATGGCAATTCTTCTTCCCGACGCCGGTACACTCGTTCGTCGCTCAGCATCGCGTGTGGACGAGTTCCTCGATTCCGTTTCTTTGTCCGTCCCCGGCGACAGTAACGCTGCATCGGAACGTGCACGGCAATTGGTCGAGATTGCGACTGCATACGAGGTGTTCGTTCGGATGTACGGCAGCGATTACGCCACGTACCGTCGAATCGGACATCCGTATTACACGGATCCGGAACGTAATCCCGGATATCCCGACATCGCTTACGAAACGGACGTCAAACTGGTCGCTGCTGACATTGTTGGACGTGCAATCGATGCAAGTCTCGATGTCGCGCGAAACGAGGCAGACATTCTGGATCCCGACGGATCGATCAGACGAGCAATCGCCGAAGACCGATTGAAGATGGAGAAGGAATGAAGGCTTTCGAATTCGACAACGCCCACCAGGGATTTCCGAAGCTTCTCGATTATGTCCGTCTGAACGGCGTCGAGCGTCCGAGTCGTGGTGGATCCATGTACGAAGTCGAGGACGTCACCGTTTCGTTTCCTGCGGGACCGCGGTACGAAGTACCGGTACGTAAGGGCAGCGCACCGTTGATCGGATATATGGAGGGCGCACAACTCGTCGGAGCATTCGAAGCGAACGACGTCATGAAAAAGTTGTGGCCGAAATACTTCGATTTCTCCGACGGATACGGAAACTACGGCGCCCGTATGTCGAATTCGGATCAGCTTGCATGGGTTTTCTCGGAACTCAAGGACAATCCGGACACTCGTCGCGCTGTTGTCACGATGTGGGATCCGTCGATGGACGTTCCGCCGTCGCACATGGATCACCCATGCACGATCGGCATCATTTTTCGCGTTCGTGACGGATATTTGAACATGACGGTCACGATGCGTTCGCAGGATCTGATTCTCGGTCACGGACCAGATATCATTCAGTTCGGAATGCTGCAGCAGACATTCGCGACGGCGTTGGAACTCGAATGCGGTACGTATACGCATCACATGATCTCGTGTCATATCTATGAACGTGATATTCCGCAAGCGTGTCGATTCCTGAACGAGTTGGATGTTACGCAAATTCGGGCGAAATACCACGACGAACCACAGACCATCGCACCGTTGAGTTGTCCCGGATGGACATTCGAGCAAATTCAAAACGAAGCGAAGAAGTCGCTGACACTAAGCGAGAACGGCGACAAACTCGATCTCGAGTTCGGGACTCCGCTCGGTTTCTCGATTCATTCGAAAGCGCATCTGCGTCTGCTCAATATCGCGTTGAAGGACATTCGGAAATGACTCGATTGATCAACGTCATCTGCGTACCTGGTACGTTCGAGCGTACCGGTGGATCCGTTGTCACGGGAATGCTCGCAAACGTCGTACCGCATCTCGACGAGCGATTTCTTCCGATGCAGGCCGATTATCCGGCAGCGTACGGAATTCCGATGGGCGAAGCAGCGAGTATTCAGACCGGCGTGACGAACGTGCTTACCATGATCAGAAATGCACCGAATCCAGTCGTTCTCATCGGATACTCACAAGGCGCGCAAGTCGTTCGTATGATTCTCTCCGAACTGGCAGCCGGACTGCATCCCGACCTCCAAGTCATCGGCGCCGCATTGATAGCAGATCCATGGCGAGAACCCGGAGTTGCGAACGGAACACCAGATTTACGGACCAGATTGAACGGTTGGGGAATTGCTGGATCGGGTGGTGACGTTCCAGAAAATATCTGGTTCTGCGAGATTGCGTATCCGGGAGATATGATTCCGAACGCGGACGGCGATAATCTCGTCCGTATTTTCGCAGACTGGACCGCGTGGATGTCAGTCAGTGACATGATCGGATGGGGCAACGACATCCTGAACAAGATCCGTTCGAATCGGTTCCAACGGGTAGTAGTCAACTGGCGGAATCCGTTCTCCGCGATTCAGCAAATTCGTCGCTCCGAGGAAACCGTCAGAGGATACCTGACCGGTACGCACACATGTTACGGTGTGGCACTCGTACCGGGTACGAACATCACATACTGCCAGTATCTGGCCGAACAAATGAACGCAAACGTGTTCTAACTATCTCTCCCAGCGAGAGTGAGAAAAGAATGACAGAGACAAAGACAAAGACAACCGTACACGTGACAAACAAACGCCGCGATCGCAAAAAGGTCGAACGCTGCAGTTGGACGAAGACCAGCGTGCTGGCAGAATACACGGCAAATCCGACATCGGTCTATGCTGCACGATTCAACGGAACCGACGAACAGCTCAACGCACTCGACAAGGTTGGCGTCCCGTTCGATGCCAGATGGTTCGTCTGGTGCGCCGTATTGAACCGTCACGTTCCTCTTCGTAAAGGCGCGTGGGTCGTCAAGGACGTCGAAGGATGGCAGGTGATGAGCGATGCGAAGTTCACCACACTGTACTCTAGAACCGTTGTCGACGGACCGCAGACCGATATCGCGGTCAAGCTTCCGCGGCCCAATACGAACGCCGGTGCGGTGCCGAACGAAGTTCGATTCACGAGCAACGACTTCGAGATCGCCGTTGTAAACGGTCGTGTCTATGCCGGATCACTCGATTCGAAAGACTGGGAAACGCAATTCGACGGCAAGACGATGGAAGACTACGCGCTCGCATTGCTTGCCGCGAGTCACTACGCCCAGGGCAAACTCGCGTACAAGGCTGACATGACGGACGGGAGCAATAAGTGACGGACGATCGCCCATCATGGGACGAAGTCTGGTTGACAACTGCATCGACGGTCGGTCGTCGGTCACGTTGTGTGCGCGGTAACGTCGGATGCGTTCTCGTATCACCCGACAATCGCGCACTCAGCGTTACGTACGTCGGTCCTCCAAAAAATTACGAGCCGTCAGACAACGACAACGCGTGCGACAAATGGTGTCCACGTGGAGCTGGTAAGAGCGCTCCCGGCGCTGCTTACGACGAATGCAATAGCATTCACGCCGAGGCTAACGGAATTGCGCGAGTCAACAGTAGCGAACTCATCGGTGGAACGGCGTATGTGAGCAGTGTCTGTTGTTTCAATTGCGCCAAACTTCTCGCAGCGGGTCAAGTGAAACGTGTTGTGACATTTTTACGTGAAAATGAAATACACCGTAAGCCGTCGAACGCAGTTGCGTATTTACTCGACTCGGGAATTGAAGTCGAATTATGGTTCGATGACGGAATAAATCAGTCTTCATACGATATCTATCGCAACGAAGATGCGCTTCACGCGTGCGTTGATCTCGAACATTACGCAAAATACGGAGCTGGAGTTACACGTCGTCCCTAGTTTATTCAGTTGCCAACTCGTGGTAAAATAGGTTTTAGCAAGCACCACGTCCGGGGAGAAGCAGATGATCTGCGCAGATACCGTCGGACAAATTGTAGGGGCGGTGAACGTTATTCTTTTTGCACTTTCGCTTGGTTTTGGACGCTTTCGACTGGCCGTGGACGCACGCACGACGCCGGAAACAGAATATGTCGAAGAATCAAACGAAGACGATGAGCTCATTGTCGAAGAAGACGATGTCGAAGAAAATGATGAATCCGCCCCTTCAATTCGACGTCATGATGTTGTCGAATTCGAAGGCGAACAACTCGATATTGTCGTCGCACCGTTGATCGCTGATATTGTTCGAGCAACGAGTTTCGAAATATCGGATATTTTTACGAAAATTCCCGAAGATGACCCGAACTCGATCTTATTTCATGTTCCAGACTCGTCTTCTGGCAGTTCTTTACTTGAGCTCTTTACACGTGCCATGCCGTATGTCGGCGAATGTCTGATCGACGGTGAAGTTGAATGTCCATCTGAGAACTGGAATATTGAAACGTACACGATTCAAGAACCGTGCGATACATGTAGCGAAAATCACGTTATGATCACGATCGCGCTTCGCGTTCCGTTGAAAGTTCTTCCAGAACTGACGAGACGTGTACACACGTTCCTGTATCCGCACGGACGAAGCGATGTTGTAGACGTATAAAGCTCGCGAAAGCTTTAATTTCGCACGACGACTTGACGAGATACCGAAAGTGAGCTCACGTGGTCGACCGCTTCGATGATGAAGTTCCGCTTCAAAGAACTTTGAGCATATACGCTTTACATATCGGAGATTATCGATATCGCTACGTGGGCTTAACGAGTATAGACGTTCAAGTTCGGCTAAGACAACACGTCCGTAACGCAGACGTCGGAGTTCGGACGCCAATTTATGACTGGATGCGTCATCATGGTGCGTGGAAAGTACGTGTTGAAACGCTTGAAGTTTGCGATTCGCTTGATGATCTCGATTTGGCAGAGAAAAAGTGGATTGCGATTATCAGAAACCGTGATAATAGTCTGCTAAACGTTCTTGATGGTGGATATGGCAATTTCGGCTATCGATTCACTCAAGAGCAACGTATGGCGTTGAGCGTAACGATGAAAACGGTCAATGAGACGTTGATCAGAAAGCCGTTATCAACGGAATCACGTCGTAAAATGAGCGAATCTGCCAAAAATCGCGAACAAAACGCGTATAGCTCTGAAGCCAAGCAGAACATGGCGATTGCGCAACGTAAGCGGTATCAATCAAAACCGATGTCTGACGAGACCAAAGAAAAAATTCGTCAAGCCAATCTCGGTAAGAAAATGGACGAAGCGACGAAAAATAAAATTCGGATCGCGAATAAGGGGCAGAAGCGAACTGAAGCGCAACGTGAAACTATGAAACGTGCGCAAGCGGCGCGAAAGGCCGTCAATGACTAGCTCTTTATTACCGGGTGAAAAACCGCTTCAGCAGACGCTTATCGGACGAGTGGATTCATTCGAAGATGCGCAAGATTTTATGCGATGGCTCGGTGAATCGCGTGGTCGAACAATTCTTGCAGTAGATACTGAGACATCAGGCTTAAATCCTTGGGCATACGATGCACGTGTTCGTCTTGCTCAATTCGGTGATGAAAATTCTGCTTGGGTCATCAACGCTGAGAAATACCCGGGACTCGTCCAAGAAGTTCTAGAGACATACCGAGATACCGAATTCGCGTTTCACAACGTCGGATTCGACGCGAAATACATGCAGGTTGTCTGGCCAAATTTCGTTTTCCCGTGGCGTCATATTCATGACACGATGCTCATGTGCCGTATCAACGACAACGAGGCTAGTGCCGGATTGAAGCCTGTATCGGAAAGATTGTTCGGCCGTATCGCGACCGCAGGTCAAAAAGCTCTCGAAGAAGCGATGTCGACCAATAAATGGACATGGGCGACTGTGCCGATGGATCTTCCGGCATACAATACGTATTCGGCTCTCGACGTCATTCTCACAGCCCGACTGTTTCGACGACTCGGTCATATTCATTCCGGACAATTCAAAGCGGTCTATGATTTGGAGCGTGAAGCTCGCCGAATCTGTACCGGTATGGAGATTCGCGGTATGCGGATCGATGTCGATTATTGCGCGACTAAGAAACGTGAACTCGATCAATTCATCGAGCGATCGAAAGCGTACTGTCTCGAAAAGTACGGAGTCGAGATCGGCTCGACGATGCAGCTCGGTCGATGGTTCGAAGCTCGCGGAGTCGAGCTTCCGGCACGAACAGCGACCGGTCTTCCGAAGATGGGTGCCGACGAACTCAAAGCGATCTCGATCATGTATCCGGAAACGATACATCCGGAAGTCAACGAACTTGCATCGTACGCAATCAAGTCGCGTAAAGCCGACAAAATTTCGGGTACGTATCTCAGAAACTTCTTGAACGACGTAGACGCGAACAATATCGTCCACGCGACCATAAATACGATCGAGGCCCGTACGTCGCGCATGAGCGTAACTGACCCCGCTTTACAGACGCTTCCACGCGAGGACAAGACGGTTCGACCGTCGGTTGTTCCTCACGAGGGTCAAGTATTGCTGACATCCGATCTCGATCAGCTTGAACTGCGACTCATCGCGAATCTCAGCGGTGATCAGCAAATGGCTTCGTCGTTCAAAATCGCTGATACAACCGGACCTGACTTCTTCACCAGCAGTGCGCGGGAAGTTCACAGCGATCCGACCATTACCAAAGCGGACCGTCGCCGGCAAACGTGCAAGAACTTCTGGTACAGCACGGCGTACGGCGCTGGTATTCGTAAACAGGCGTTGACCGCCGGTGTTCCGTATGAAGAAATGGCGCACGTGGCGAAGCGAATTCAAGAATCATATCCGGTTTTCGACGCATTCAAGTCGACCGTATCCGGTAACGCAGCGAAAATGGCTGCGTCAGGTGAGCGGCCATACGTGACGACCGCGCTCGGACGGCGACTGTATGTTCCCGCCGATAAGCCGTACGCCGCGGTCAATTATCTGATTCAGTCGACTGCAGCCGACGAGTTCAAGCAAAATTTGATCGATCTCGATAACAGCGGATTGGGCGATGCAATGCTCATGCCCGTACACGACGAGATCGTGTTGAGCGTAGATCCCAATCTCGTTCATGATCTGAAACCGATCATCAACGATTGCATGTCGAATTTTCAGTACAACGTTCCGTTAACTGCTGATTGCAGCAAACCAATGGATCGCTGGGTCAAGAGCTAAAACGATAAGGACGAACGAAATGACGTTAGTCAGTCGCGTATCGGCGATCAACTGGAATCGTGTGATCGACGAGAAAGACTCCGAAGTATGGGAGCGTCTCGTCGGCAATTTCTGGTTGCCCGAGAAGGTTCCAGTTTCGAATGATCTTCCGTCGTGGGCGATTCTTACGGACGCCGAAAAACAACTGACCATGCGGGTATTCACCGGTCTCACCATGCTGGATACGATTCAGGGTACGGTCGGCGCAGTAAGTCTGATTCCCGATGCGATCACACCGCACGAAGAGGCGGTATACACCAATATCGCGTTCATGGAGTCGGTACACGCCAAGAGCTACAGCTCCATCTTTTCCACGTTGTGTTCGACCCGTGAGATCGATGAAGCGTTCCGTTGGTCGGAAGAGAATCCGAATCTGCAACGTAAGGCTGAGATCGTACTCACGTATTACCGCGGCGACGATCCTCTAAAGCGTAAGGTCGCGTCTACGTTACTGGAAAGCTTTTTGTTCTATTCCGGATTCTATACGCCGCTTCGTTGGTGTTCGCGTGGCAAACTTACTAACACTGCCGATTTGATTCGTCTGATCATTCGTGACGAGGCTGTGCACGGCTATTATATCGGATACAAATTTCAACGTGGTCTCGAAAAACTCGCTGCTTCAGAACGTAATGCGTATAAAGACTATACATTCGAACTTCTCTTTGAACTGTACGAAAACGAAGTCGAATATACGCAGCATTTGTATGACGATGTCGGTTGGACTGAAGACGTCAAGGGATTTCTGCGCTACAACGCTAATAAGGCATTAAGCGTGCTAGGTTACGAACAACTGTTTCCAGTTGACGAAACAGAGTTCGATACCGCTGTTCGGGCTTCTCTGTCATCCAATGCAGATGAAGTTCATGACTTTTTCAGTGGATCCGGAAGTTCGTACGTAATTGGTGATGTCGTGGCGACGGAAGACGATGACTGGGAGTTCTAAAATGAAAACTTATGCTAATGCCGCCACTGTGTATGGATTGTATAGTCACGATGAACTTCGATACGTCGGTGCGACAACGATGTCGTTAAATCAACGATTACGTCATCATTGGAATCGTTCAAAACTTAAAAACACGCCACTATATACGTGGTTGAAAACAGAAAAACGTAACGATATTGAAATTCGACCATTGGTCATTGTCGAATATTCGCAACGTTACGAATACGAACGAAACGTCATATCTGCGATGTTTGCTGCGGGTCATCCACTCGTTAATATATGGCATACACCACGCGATGCCGACATTCGCGAACGACTTGGTGGAGTAATGCGCGGAAAAAAAATGCCTGAACAAACGCGTCAAGCGATTATTAAGCATAATAGAGGACGTCAGAAGTCCCCAGAACATGCAGCAAAAATATCAGCAGCTCGACGAACTCCGAAATTACGAGCATTATCATCGTCACAAGCACGACGAATGAGTCACACTAGATATCATTCTGATCGATTCGTAAATCACGCATGTGAATGGTGCGCGTACGAACGCACGACTCTTGAGATGAGTTATGCATTATGGAATCGTGTATGGCTCGATGCTGAAAAGCTTTGGAAGACAGCAAATCGAAAGTGTAAATAATGCAAGACGAGTGCTTTTGCGGCGAATGTGGACCGTGCCGTCGAGCATTGAGAGCTATCGATCGTGAATTGATCGGCTGGAAACCGATCCTCGAGTTGCCCGTCGAGAAACGAAAAGTAGCGCAGAAACAAACGACTGAACGCAATACGAAGCGTGACGCGAAAGCTACTGCGCCGGTTACGCCGAAGAAAGAATCACGTCCGAAACTGACGCCAGTCGAATCGAATCGTCAACGACGGCAGATTCTTCGCGAACAACGCATTATGATCGACGGTTATTGGTTCCATCCGAAACCAGATCTCATTCACGGTACGAGTAATGCACGAAAAAGATACGGTTGCGCGTGTCCTGAGTGCCGTGCTTTCGGTCGAGAGAATTACCATAAATATGGACCGAAGTCACGAAAGCAGAATGCAGTGGCTGATCAGTAGGAGTTAAATGAGTACGGAAGCGAAACCGGTCGCCACGATTCTTGCGATCGATCCGGGGGAGCATATCGGATGGAGTCTTGCTTCCGTATTCAGAGTTCCGAAAGACTACGAGTCCGGTTCGGAGACCGGTATCTTCACGGAAGCTGGAATCAAGGGCTGGGCAATCGCTCCCAGAGGTATCGGAACTCACACCGTTTATCTCCGCGACGCCATCGAATGGCTGAACGGGATCCTAGGCGCAGCTGAAGATCTTCACAGAAGCAGTGGACTTGTCGACGGCAGTCCGCTTTTCTGCATGGTCGAACACTTTACGTTCACGCAGAAGAGTACGCTCGGTGGAAGTCGCGCCGCGGTCGAAATCACCGGCGCCATCAAGGCGCTGATCGGGATGAATCATCGTCTCGTACAAATCGATACCCGGCAAACACCGAGCGAAGCGAAGACAGTCTCACTCGATACTCTTCGCAATCTCCAGTTTTACTCGCGCGGAGACAAACAAGCCGACCACGCATTGATGGCCGCACGACACACGGTACTCGCCGTTCGTCGTCTGCGTCTCGGCACGCTCTCACCCAACTACAGCGAAATGCGATTCGAATCGGTCGCGTAGCCAATAGGGCTTGCGAATGACAAAGGAGTTCACGGGTGACCCACCATCGCCATGCTCAAGCATCAGACGCCGTTATTCGACGAATCGACAACGAGATCAAAAATGAGCAACGTCGGACGACTCGTAGTCAACGTCGTAAACGAGCACGTGAACAGGCTGTCGTACAGAAATCTCAGAGTCGCGATCCGATGTACTGGGCGTGTCGTGCAGAAGCACGCGTCAACGGACTTTTACAACAAGTCGTTCAAAATTTGGACGAATCGCATCCGTTGTCCCAAATTTTGCAAAAAGCATCAGACGAACTCAGTGATTTCGTGTACTATTCGGGTTCTGTACCCGAGTCTCCAGTCGAAGAAGTCGTTTCATAAAATGCATTTACGATATTACGAAATGCAATAACGACTTAATTAAAGACGATATTGGAAGCGTTTTCGATGCGCGAGTTTCCGTGTTTTCAAACGTATTATTGCGTATACGCGGGAAGTCATGATCGTGATAATATAGCTTCTAACGCCGTCGCATTCTGTCACGAGTGGACGTCGCCAATTCATATCGAATTCAACGCGTATCTAGCGGGGACGTAACATTTCGCGGCGTCTCCGTTTATGAACGACGGACGGAGACGAAGACTTTGACAGTCGTAGCGCGAATTGATCCGGTAGATCCAGATCGTATTACGCTCGAATCTGAGTATCAAGACAACGATTTGATCAAATCGTTGCTTTCGGTCAAATGGGTACCGGCTCGTCGAGTTTGGGTTACTCCGTTGACGTGGACAGCGTGTCTGAATCTCCGAGCTACATTCGGTGAAAATTTGGTGCTCGATCAAACAGTTCGTGATTGGGCTTCCCAACGTCGCACAATGTTTATCGATCCCGCAATGTCGTTGCGTGAAGCATTGACTGTGAACGATGACGGAGTCGCTAGTACGTCTGCAATTACGACGGCAGCTGAAGTGGGAAAGGATATCGGTCTCTTCCCGCATCAGGTTGCTGGAGCAGCATTCATGGCAACAACCGAATCGTGCGGTATCTTCGACGAGACCGGTACCGGTAAGAGTGCCCAGACAATCGCTGCACTTCGAACGATGCATCGTCTCGGTAAAGACGTGTTTCCGGTTCTCGTCGTCGCACCGGCAACAGTCAAGACATCATGGGAACGCGAGTTTAATCACTGGTGGCCGGGACTCACGGTTATCAAACTCGAAGGTGGCGTAGCGCAACGACGGAAACTGCTGCAATCGCCCGCACACGTAGTGATCGTGAACTGGGAACAACTTCATCGTCACTCTCGTCTCGCATCGTACGGAAATATGGCGCTTCGCCGGTGTATCGAATGTGGTGGTGAAGACGAGTCGATCACTCCGGCGAAATGCGATGTGCACGAGCGTGAACTCAATCAGATCACATTCCAGACACTCGTAGCCGACGAAGCTCAGCGTATTTGTGCGCCGAGAAATCAGCAGACTCGAGCGTTGTGGTGGATCGGCGACAGTACGAAATACCGATTCGCACTCTCCGGTACACCGGTTCAGGACAACGTGGACGATATATGGTCGATTCTTCGCTTCATCGATCCGAAAAGCTTTCCGGCAAAGGGCAAGTTCACGGATCGATACGCGGAATGGGGCTACAACAACTGGGGCATCCGCGTTTTGTTCGGACTGTCGCAGGGTAACGCCGAAGAATTCCACAAGATCATGGCGCCGCTTCATCGACGGATGTTGAAGGACGTCGTACTGCCATTTCTTCCTCCGGTCGTTCACGAAACGCGAACGGTTCACATGACCGGAGCTCAGGCGAAAGCCTACAAGGAAATGCTCAAGAATTCCGTCACAGAACTCGGCGACGAGTCTGTCACGATCACGTCTCCGCTCGTTCGGGCGACACGACTGCTCCAGTTCGCATCTTCGTATGCTGAAGTCGTAAAAGACGCTGAGCGCGATTCTGAGACGTCAAGCGATCCGTCCATATTTTCCCATTACACCGGCTATGAAAGTGTCTCTGGTGACGACTCAGACGTCGCAATTTCGGACACAGACGACGACTTCTCCGGATCGTATCACATTCGCCTCGCAATGCCATCGAACAAGATCAGTGCATTCATGGACGATTTGGCGGGCGGAGATTTCGGCGATTCGAGCATTGTCGTCGCGGCTCAGTCGCGTCAGCTGATCGAGTTGCTTGCGAACGAGTTGACGAAGAAGGATTACAAGTTCGGTATGATCACCGGCGGTCAATCCGTCGAGGAACGTCAGCAGTCCATCGATGACTTCCAGTCCGGCAAGACGAAACTGGTGCTACTGACGATCGCCGCCGGCGGTGTCGGTTTGACATTGACTGCAGCCGATACGCTCGTCGTTCTTCAGTCGTCGTGGTCGAGTACGCAGATGAAGCAGCTTTACGCTCGTGTGCACCGAATCGGTTCGGAAAAGCACGAATCCGTCACCGTGATCACGTATCGTACCGAGAATACGATCGAAGACAAACAAGCGCAAGCGCTCGAAGGTAAGTACGAGCGAATCGAGGACATCTTGCGTGACCGCGAACTTTTGCGAAAATTCTTGACCGAAGACTGACATCGACACGATATCCGTTCATATTCCCGCGTCGCTGGGACGCTGACATCGAGAGATGCAAATGACATCGGAAAAGAAACGCACACCGCAGCGAGGCGAGTCGGTTGCAATCGGTTTTCGCGACGGTCCGATTCTGAAACAAACAGAGGTCGACTTCGAAGAGATGTTCTGCAGGGACGACGGTGAACCGACCGCAGTTCTTGTCAGTTACGTCACGACGGACGAAAAACTTCACGATAAACGAGTCAACGTTTTGTTCAACTGGAGAGATATCGTCTCGATCACGTGGGACGCTGAGTCGAATAAATCGGCGGATTCCAAATCCCATCGTGTTGGTATGGCCAGCGAAAGTGATGCCGCGACGGGTACAGTGAAAGACGAGGACAAAGCTTCGACTATCGCGCGTCGTTTCATGGATGGCTTCATGACAGGCGTCGCGAAAGAATTATCGACTGAGGAGGGCGCTGAAGCTCTCAACAAACTTCGTGAATACGCTAAGCGTGTTGGTCAAGTCGGAAAAGGTGACGGCGAGTGACTATTCTCGGACTCGAGTCCATGCATCCGCGGACCGAAGACGGTGCGATCATTGTGTCGCAGAGCGATCTCGGTGCCTTCAAGACTGATCGGCGAACGTGGTTACTCGGTACGTATCTCGGTCTCAAGTCACGCGAACCGCTGATTCTTGGACCTTTGCGTCTCGGAACACGCGTACATCACGCTCTCGAATATTACTACGGTTACAGTGAAGATCTTCTCGAAGCCTACAAAAAATTGGTAGACAGCGAGTATCAGGATCTGATCGAGTCACGTGTCGTGTTCGATGAACGCGCGTGGCAGAAAGAAATCGAACTCGGTCGTGTCATGCTCGAGGGATACAGCGAATATCTCGAAGAAACCGGCGCGGACGAGTATCTCGAGATTCTCGGCGCTGAGAAGGTACTGTCTCACACGTTCGATATCGAGGGAACACCAGTCGTTCTGCGCGGTAAGGTCGACTGTCGAGCTCGCAACACGTTCACGAACATGAACTTGGTGATCGACTTCAAGACCACCGCATCGTTCGAACGTCTGATTCCGCTGGCGCCGCACAGCGAGCAGCTGTTGACGTACTGCGTACTCGAAAAGCTTCACGCCAAAGAGACCGGCGACACCGAGCACATGCTGCAAGGTGCGATGTTCATCATGTTGCGAAAGGTCTTGCGCGGCACGAACTCTCGCCCACCGTACTATCAGCGGATCGAAGTTCATCATTCGGAGAAACGGCTGCGATCGTTCTATACGCAGCTGTACGGAACGCTTCGTGATTATCTCGCTGTCGTGAAAGCGCTGGATGCGGGAGTCGATCACCGAATCGTCGCGTATCCGAATCCAGGATGGCATACCAGATGGTCGCCGTTCAAGCACGTCATGGAAATGATGGATGATGGTTCGCGTGTCGAAGACATGATCGCCGATTTGTATGTGCAATCGGATCCTCACGAACGATACCGGCAAGAAAAAACGGATCTTCTGTCGCAGTTCGAGTAATTAAAAAATGACATTCGAATATTACGTAAGCCATTCTTGACTTTCGTATGTCGCGTTTAAAGAATGCGAACTACAAAACGTTGAAAAACATCATGCATTCGGTATACGCTTAACGAAAGAAACGTGATACGATAAATCTCGCCGCGGAATTATGGTGGCGAATTCCCGAATTGTTGCTGCGGCAACACGATGAGTAAAGTGGGGTGATGCCAAATCATGAACCGTGCAATTTCTATCCTCGTCCACGGTCATGCTTGAACGGCTAAAACCGGGAAAAGCACATTCGCTGCAACGTCACCAGGACCTCGACTTCTTCTCGACGTAGAAGCAGGTTCGCGATTCTTGAACGTCACTTCGACACCTTGGGATCCGAATACTCAAGCGCCACCGGCAGACGACGGTTCATGGGACACATGTATTGTTACGGTACGTCATTACGATGACGTTATTCGCGCTTATGAATGGCTGCGTTCGGGTAAGCATCCGTTCAATAGCGTAATTGTCGACTCCGTCTCGGAATTGCAGCAACGACTCGTCGAAAAAGTCACGAATCGTATGGCTGCACAACAGCAGGACTGGGGTGAAATTCTCCGGCAGTTCATGGGAATTATGCGCGATTTTCGTGACCTGACAGAGAATCCGGTCAAACCGCTCACCGCAGTCGTTCTCGTTGCGATGTCGGTACCGGGACAGGACGGAAAATATCGTCCGTTCGCGCAGGGACAGTCGCGGATCATGCTTCCGTATCTGTTCGATATTCTCGCCGCGTCGAATGTATTGACGTGGGTGGACGACGCGGGAAATCAGCAGACGCTGTATCGTTTGCTGTTCCAGAGTCCCCAGTATGAAACCGGCGAACGTGTTGGTGGACGTGTAGGTCAATTCATGGACAACGCCACCGTTCCAATGATTCTGGATGCTGTATTCGGACCGCTTCCAGACGAAGTTACCGCGTAACTGTTCAACAAGAAAGAGGATGTGACTAATGCCACTGCAGAGTTGGAATCAGCTGGTTCAAGAAGCTGGCGATATCAGCGGTGATTTCGAGGTTCTGCCTGCGGCAGATTACGATCTCGAAGTCGTCAAGGCCGAGCCAAAGCAAGCCCGTTCCGGCAAGCTGATGTACTCGTGCATGTACAAGGTCATCTCGGGTCCGTCCAAGGGACGGACGTTGTTCGATCAGCTTGTTCTGACGACTGACAACCCGAACGCGTTGCGTATGTTCTTCGTCAAGATGGCGGCAATCGGTATCGACAAAGGTTTCTTCGCTCAGAATCCGAGCGATCAGCAGGTCGCCGAGCAGCTCGTCGGCAAGCAGTTCCGCGCACAGGTCGGTATTCGTAAGTACAACGGCGAGGACAAGAACGAGGTCAAATCCTACTCTCGTCTGAACCGGACGCCCACAAGCGGACCGCAGGGCATGCCCGCGCCGATCGTTGCGTCACCGTCGCCGCTGTCTTCGCCGCCCGTCAAGTCGTCGCCGGCTCCGTCGCCCGCTCCGGTGAGCGCACCTCCCGCCGCTGCTGCGACTCCGGCACAGACTGCAGCTCCCGCTGCGCCCGCTGCAGAGCCGATCAAACAGGCGGACGTTCCGCCGATCAACGAGCCGGTCAAGACGCCCGACGCCCAGCCGGTATCTGTCGCTCCGGCTGCTCCGGACGATCCGTTCTGATTTAGCGACTGGGAGCGAAGTTCCTGATATGATCTTGGTGGCCTCCGCAGAACACGGGGACTCAGCCCGTTCGAGCCGGGCCGGAGGCCACCTTTCGCTGGGACTTCTATCGTTATTGGCGTGCACGCGCTATTCGACTGAGATACGACAGGATGAATCACACAGTGGCCCCACGAGCGATCGTGTCCGGATTCACTGCCGAACAGACAAACGGCAGTCCTAGAACCGGATATCCCGCATTGTCGCCAGGTATCAAACTGGCGTTGGAAACAATGGGATACGAAACACGAATGGCACCGATGCGCGTCGATACGGTAGACGAATGGCTATCGGAATCAGACGTTCTCGTCATGGGAATTTCTCCGATTATCGCCGTCGGGTCACGATATTTATATGGAGCCCTCGAAGCTATCCGGAAAGCGCGCCGTCACAACTGCGCGCTTGTGTTTTATATTTCGGATTGGCAGGTACCGCTTCTCACGTCGTCTGTCACGACAATTCTCAATGGACCGCACCGTCTGACTAAATATTTCATGCGTCATCGGACAGACTTCTTCTGGGCGAATCATCACGTTGATGAACTTCTCACCGTCGTACAGGCGTTGAAGGATCGTCCGTGGCCCGGTACGCTCATTCCGTCGCATCCGTGGCGTAACGATATGCCGAAAATCAGCAGATACGTTCCGGCGCGGCGACTGTATTTCTTCGATCCGACAATCGTAACGTCCGGTCAATGGGCGCCGCATTCTGTGCAGGCGACTCCGGACGAACGCAAGCGTGAATGGGTCATGGCAGCTCTCGGCGACTACGACGCATGGTTGCAGCAACAATGCGTGACATGGCCTGTTCGGTCGTTCGGCGGTAAAACGAACTTGATCGATGAGAACGGCAACAAAATCGTCAATCCACGCGTTCAAGAACCTGTCATTCACGAGAACTACGCGCAAGTGTGGGGTGGTCTCGGTCCGAAACACGGCGCGGACGGTATGGGATGGTGGCGCAGTCGCTGGGACTTCATCCTGAAGAACGGCGGAATTATCTTCGGCAGCAACGAAGAGATGTCGCTGATGGGTGGTCCGTTCGTCAATCGGTTATCCGATATCGAATCGATGACGACACCGCAATTGGTCGAACTGCAGAACGCTCAGCGTGCGGCCCATCGCGTCGAAACGATGGAACAAGTCACCGAAACGTTCCGGCAAGCCATCGCGGACGCGAGGGCAGAACTGTGAAGAACGCTATCGGGTTATGGATTTGTGCGCTTGGATTTCACAAAAAGTCTGAATGGTCCGACTTCGGAGAATTGACGACGACAAAATCAGAAGACTGCGATGACGATATCTTTCACGAATTCTCCGTAATACAGAAACAATGCCCGCGCTGCGGAATGGAGAAGACTCGTTTGGAATGGAGGCGAGTATATTGAAAATATTGCTCACCGGTGGCACATCGTCGCAGACTCACGAAACGACCAAACGTCAACCAGAGACGCTGGTTGGTCTCATGGCACGCGCACTACGCGATCGTGGACACGAGGTTTACACTCGTGCATTCTCAGTTCGTGATATCGAAACTGACGACACGGGATGGGATAACGCATTCGATTTCGCGTTCGTCGGACAATCGCCATTACGAGGACTCGGATCATCGTACTGCTACGGCGCTCTCGCCGCGCAGCATCGTTTCCGCGGTAAATGTGCGATTTTCACAGACGACACGGACACGAAGAAAATGCGCGCCGAATGGTTGATGGCGCTCAAGAAACCCGCTGATTTCGTCAAACCGTTCTGGCATTACAAGCGTGACTGGGAAACTGCACGATCGCGCGCCGTGCTTCCGCGACTTCTCGAGCAGATCGAGTGGTTGATCGGCGACGATGCATCCACATACCCGCAGACATTCGTACCGGGTTGGACGTATAACTTGGCGTTTCGTTCGGGCGTCCAGTTATCGCCACACGCGCGTTTGAGCGTTCGCGCGGCCGATCCATCGAAATGGACGCAGGCGACCGTGACACGTACAATCCCAGACGAGAACGAACGTTATTGGGCGTCGTGTTGGCGCGCGAACGCGCGTGAAGTACAAAAAATGGGAATGCAAAGCTGGGCGTTCCAGGAGATCAATCGTCTCACCTGGAAAGAACTGGGATCCGCTTCCGGACTTCTCGCTCCGTCTGCTGCATGGTCACCAGAAGTTCGTCTCGCCGTCGAATCAGGAGTTCCCGTCGCGACCGAATGGCGCGTGATGGGCCCTCAATTCGGTGAGCCGTTCGAGTCACTGGCCGCCAATATGGAAGAAATGAAACAGAATGAGCTTGACGATCTCGCCGCGCAACAAAAAGCGGCGTTGACCGATAAGGGATTCGAGAAAGACGAATTCCCGAACGTACTCGAAGACATGATCAACAAGACTCTGGAGGCGCAGTGACCGACGATTGGAAGTGGCTGGAATCCACCCGTCAGCTTCAGATCGAAGCTTACGGTAAGGATCCAGGCGAACTTGTCGGGGACGAGCGCGGTAATTACTGGACAACCATGATGTTCGCGGCTAGTGATGAGATCTCCGAATTCGGTAATGAGATCCACTGGAAGCCGTGGGGGAAAAACCGCGGAGAAATTATCAATAAATCTGCGGCACTTGGTGAACTTGTCGATGTCCAACATTTTGTTGCAAATTTACTGCTCTCGATTGGCGTCACCGAAGACGAATTCTGGGCTGCGTATCGTGAAAAGCAAGAACGTAACAAAGCTCGTCAACAAACCGGCGGTGGCTACGACAGCAAGAAAACGAAATGTCCGAATTGTAAGCGTGAACTCGACAAGCCCGGTTCGTACCGTTCGCTCAGGGTGAGAGTCGGTACCGGTGCGGGTACTCAGGAAGACGTGGAAAGCGGTATTCTGACGCATTCGTTACAGTGCGTCTCATGTTTCCATCAGTTCGATTACGAGCTCAAGACGGGAGAAAAACTTCCATGAGCCCCAAGATCGCGTGTCTTTTGACGTCGCCCAAGTATTTCGGTGGTGCTGAGACAGCACTCATGTTTACTGTCGACGGTCTTCGCGAAATCGGATGCGACGTCACGGTTATCGCGTCGTCGGCGACCAATGGTAAGGGCTGGACGCAACAGTCGCTCGACGTCGTAGATCGGATCACCAGTCCACGGAAAGAATCGCTGGAAGACGTTCTGTCCGCAGAAAACTTTGACGGAATCGTTCTCAGCAACGTATTTTTTCCGGACGAGTCGATGGCACAAGTCTTCTACGAATCCGACACGATCGCCCCGTGGACGTCGGGATGGCACAACAACATCGTTCTGAACAACATCTCAGTCGACAAGATCAAATCGGCGCCGAAGTGGTGCGGTTCGTTCCTGGCGTTCTGGCCGACCGTCAAGGACGCCATCGATATCGATTCGTGGGTCGAGTCCATCTTGCCGTACCGGTCAAATCCGGCGTTGACATCGATCAATCGTGACAAACTGTCGCCCGAATACGACTTCGGATTTATCGGGCGCGCCGACCCGAAGAAGGGTGTACTGACGTTCGTCGCCGCGATGGAATGGGCATCACGTCATGCGGATGATCAATCGTTCACAGCGTTGATCGCCGGTGCGCCGAGCGACGTTGCGGGTGGTCCTCACATTTGGCACATCTCGCGCTTTATGGAGAATCTCGATTGGGAGATCACGCGTCACGGTCCGAAAATGAAAAGCAACTGGACGGCCGTACATCCGAAGACCGGAAGTCGCGTCGACTACACCGGACCGTACAACTACAGTGACCTTCCGCGACTGTTCTCGAATATCAAATGCGTCGTCAACTTCACGTCCGATCGTTGCGCGAACTCACATCTCGAATACTCCGCGCTCGAGGCATTGGAAGCCGGATGCGTTTTGTCCGCGCGAGCTGACTGGCCCGATTATCATTATCCGACTGCTCCCGCTATTTTTGGTACGCCTATAGCCGCGCATCGCGTCATGAGCAAAAATCGAATCATTTACAATTCGTTCAAGCCGGAAAATATCGATACCGTTTACGCAGAGGCGGGCGCGCATTTTGCCGGACTGGTTCCGAAGATTCGCGCAATTGACGTTCAGGGTTCGTCACGGGACAAGTATCTGCTAAGCGTTGCAAGAAATCGTCAGGTCGTCGCCGACGCGCACGATCCGAAAATCGCGGCGAAAGCATATTTGACATCGCTCGGTCTTGAATTGAATCAGTAAGATGACCGGATACTGGATTTGGGATGAGTCTAAAGAGATTACCGCATACGCTCGTATGAGATTGAATATTGCGTATATCGGTGTCACTTCTAATCCGAATAAACGTTTCCGCGATCATCTACGAGATTTTCCGGATAGCGTCATTATTGTTCTCGAAACCGGTATTAAACCAATCAATGCGTGGGATAAAGAACGATATTGGCATACTTTTTTCGAAGATCTTGATATGATTATTGAGTCACATACTCAATACGATGTATCAGATATAGGCCATAAAGCTCGAAATTACGGTCCGCTTTCTGATGAACAGAAACAGCAAATTTCTTTGACTCTTAAAGGACGTTCATCGATTTTTAAGGACGTTCCAAAAACCGAAGAGCACAAGAAAAAGCTTTCTGACACCAGTAAACGAAACGATTCGGGCAAACGATTTGGCGAGCATAGCAAACGATCGCGGGCTATGTGCATCGAATGCAACTTTGAATCCAATCCAGCAGGAATCGTCAAGCACCAGAAGAACTCTGGACATAGCGGAATTAGGAAGTGGTTAAATGATCCCGTTTGCTAGCGTTCAGGGTTTGGGGGGCGGGATGGAGCTTGGAATCATCCAATCGGGTAGTTTTGAGCTTGTACATCGTACTGGTGGATTGGATCTCGGCGCGCCACTCGTAGAGCAAAATCGTAAATTATACGGTTGGAATTGGACGTCCAATTTTACGAGTAATCAACGAAAATGGCAACAAGTAGACGTTGCGTTTGTATCTAGTAACGCTCCTTGTTCAGCTTTTTCTACATTGACGTCGAAAACTCTTCGCGGAACATCGGCGAAAGTGTTGCAGTATACAGACGAGGTATTCGACTTCGTCGCGATGCAGAAGAAAACACCGCTGCTCGTCTCGATCGAGTCCGTTCAGCAGGCGTTCTCGCTCGGTCGTCCATATTTCCAGCAGAAACGTCTCGAGCTCGAAGAGAAGACCGGCAAACAGTGGGATCTCATTTGGGTATTCCAGTCGAATCAGTCGCTCGGTGGCGCGTCCGTTCGTCGTCGCGTATTCATCACGCTCTCACAGATTCCATTCGGTGTCGAGTACGCGCAGCCCGCTCGTATCGCACGATTCGGTGACGCGGTTCGCGATCTGCAAGGTCTCGAATTAACCACAACGTTGCAGCCGTACCGTCGCCCGTCAACGTGGTGGTCGACATCTAGACGCGCTGCTGACGGCGTGGACGGTCATTTCAACGATCCGCGATGGAATAACGAGTTCGCCGAATTAATCGCCATGTCGGACGCTATGGGGCAACGATGGGCCGCTGGGGAGTCGTTAGAAACAGTGCTTCGGCGAGTGTGGGCGCACTATCAGCGTTTACCGCACGAATGGCAGCGAAACGTTCACAAGCACGAACCGCGCAATTTCGGTATGGGAATCAATCAGACGTCGTGCTGGGATCCGGACGCTCTTGGACGTGTCGTTACGGGCGCGGGTCCTATGATGTCCGTGCATTGGGCCGAACCACGATTGCTGACATATCGTGAAGTCTTTCGTTTGCAGGGATTCCCGGACACGTATCGGCTTTACGGTTCACGTGACTATAAAAAAGCATCAACAGTGGCTGGAAAGGGAGTTCCAGTCGATGCGGGACGCTGGCTCGGCGAATGGGTGGGCAAAGCGTTCAACGGTGAGCCGGGTACGATTCTCGGTGAGAAAATCGGCGATCGTGAACGCAAGATCGATCTTACGCACGCGTGGAAGAACACGTACGAGTTCGAAGCACCATGGCGGTACGCGAAACACAGTCTGCACGAACAAATCGGTAATCCGGATTGGGATCACATGCAGCATACGGCATAGCATCGCTCAACAAAAGGAAGTGACAATATGACAACGATTGAGACGATCCAGAATTCCGAACTTGCTCGTGCGTTCGCTGACACGTTTGGCAATGCCGAGTTGACCGCGCTGTACAAGTGTGGAGAACATCGTGTCGACAAGACCGAGACCGACGATGCGTTTCTCGACGCGTTATATGTCGCAATCGCATACCAGTGCTTGACGACGTTTCACGATTCTCACGGATTTGTGGCGACGTCGAGCGACATCACCTCGTGGATACGAAACAACGTCGATATCGCGTTATTCGATCGCTATAGAGACAAAGACGATATGCGGAAAGTCTTTTCGAAGTTGTTCGACGCGCTGTATGCAAGCTGACTGGAGCGATAGTTGTCAACGGGATCGAAAGACCCCGACTTCACGAGAGCTGTATGCAGGACGTCTTCTAAGCCGTACTGGGATCTAGAAGTCGAGGGCGAAAAAAAGCACCAACGAGTTCATCGTCATCTTCGAGCTAAAATGTTGTGCGAGACGTGTCCTATTCTCGTAGAATGTAGAATATGGGCGGACGAAAACTCGTCGGAAGCGGAACGTCTCGACGGTATCTGGGGCGCCAAGGTCCGCGCGCCCGACGATTTCAAATATCCTCGTTGCAAACGATGCGATCGGCCGTTGGCCGTAACGATGACGGCCGTCGCACATCTTTTGTTCGGATACGCATTACCGCATCCGTACGATCTGACGGTCTGCGTCGAATGCGGAGAATTTCTCGGATATGGCACGATCGCTGACGAGCAAAGGATCGACGGCGTCAAGCAAATCGTCGCCGATCCCGGTCGATACGTACTTACCAGCACCATCGTTGTGCTCGAAGAACCGCGATTTCCGAAACGTCGGCACCCGCAACAGGGTCGTTACACGCATCTAGAGACGAACGAAGACGACGTTTACTGATTTACTAACTCCGTAGTATGTGATATAGTTGTTCTTGAAGACAGCGAAATCGAGACCGACGGAGACACGTACGAATGACAGCTCCCGATCCCGAAGTGGTGGGCGAAGAGCGAGTACCATCGCTCGACGAGCTCAGCACCAAGATCAAACCGATCGCCTTCGAACCCGAACCGGACCCGCCGACAGCGGAACCGATATCCGACTTCGAACGAGCGCGACTCGATCCCTTACGTCGCCGTCGCCATCGTAGTGTGGCGGACGCGTCGACCACGCTTCCACCGGTACCACCGACCTCTTCTGCGGCGTCTGCTTCGACTAGTATCGTGATACCGATACCGGAGTCCGTCGCTAGTCACATAAATCGTGATTGGTACACGCCTTTATCGAAAACGGAACGTGAAAACGTTCTCGGTACCGAACTGATAGACGATACAATGGTCTCCGGTTCTCCTACGGTCACGTTTACGGCTGATTCGGTGTCCATCAACATGACGGAACCGAATCGCGGTGATATCGTCGTAATGAACGACGGAACTTCGATCACCAAGATGACCACCGTATATGCCACGATTGCGCACAATTTGCAGATGGTGCGTGCACGTGATCCGAAGAAAGAATTTCTTGCCGGCACGCCTGTCGATGCGATTTTAGGTTGCGTCACCGACAGTTGCAAATACGATTCCAATCTCGACTACGCACGCTATCTGTTCGCTGCGTACACCGGTTCGATCTTTGCCGAGAACGAGCACAAACCGCAGTTCGTACCGGAATCTCCGGAGAAATACACCGCCGTCAAAATCCAGAAGAAGACAAACGGAGATTCAGTGTCGACCACGTCCGAAAACTCAGGTGCGCCGATCACTCGTCCGAACGGTGAAATCTATCATCCACGACGGATTCCGGTGACATCTTCGGACGTCGACAAACGCGGTATGTACGATGTTCATTTCGTCCGACTGGCGCGTGAGAACGGAATGAGCGTTCTTGCGTTCGGCGATCCCGGTACCGGTAAGACAGCGTTGTTCGAAGCTGCGTTCTCCGATATCATTACGTTGAGCGGTAACAGTGACATCGAAGCGTCCGATTTTTTTGGATCCTACGTACCGGACGGAGACAATGGATTCGTTTGGCGTGACGGACCGCTTCTCACCGCGGCGAAGGAGGGACGACCGTTTGTTATCGAAGAGATCAATCTGATCGATTCGCGTGTTCTCGCACTTGTCTATCCAGCGATGGACGGTCGTGGTGAGGTCGAAGTCACGATCAATCCGACGATCGGAACCGTGAAGGTCGCGGACGGATTCTACGTCGTCGCAACCTGCAATCCGGATGCGCCCGGTTCGATCATGTCTGACGCGATGATGTCGCGTTTCGCGATTCATCTCGAAGTCACCACCGATTACGAACTGATGCGTATTCTCGGCGTACCGAACAGTATCGTCACCGCGGCGCAGAATCTCGATACAAAGCGTCAAAACGGTGAAGTCATGCGGTCGCCTCAAGCTCGTGAGCTTATCGCATATCGCAATATCAATAGCGTATTCGGTCAACGTGCTGCGTTGGCCAATCTGATCTCGCAGGCTCATCCCGGCGATCGTGACGAATATTCTCGAGTTCTCAAGACCACGTTCGGTCAACAGAGCGTCACTTCGCTTCGAGTCTGAACGGAAAGTTGGACAACATGACATCGACATCTTATGACGATCTGACATTCTGGTATCCGCGCGAAATGCTGACATCCGGACTGGATGCGGCTACACCGTTCGCGTTTCAGCGTCCTCCACAACTGAATCCCAAGAAAATTTTGCATCAGCGCGCGAGTGGACTGTACTTCGAAGAATTCACGTGCATCGCACCGTGGAACGTGACTACGAATCCGCAGCAGGTCAATCTGGTTGACGGTATCATCAACGTCAATCGCTATATGGCGGTGGGTCCGTACGTTTTGCAGTGCGTCGATCAATTCAAGTTGGAATGGAATCTGCTGACATCCGATAAACCGATCGTCCAGAAGTATAAAGAACGTGTCGCTGAAACCTGCGAGAACATCGTCGAATATGCCACGATGCATATCACGTCGAATATCTACGACGAATGGAAAAAGTACGAAGAATACGACGGAAACAGCGTAGAAGACGCGTTCGTTTTCTTTTTCACGCAATGGGAGCAGTTCACGAAACGCAAACCGATCGAGCGTGTTATCAACGCGGATGATGGTGACTCGTCGTATATTCGTGTCAATGCGTGCGTATCGTCGGATCCCGTTCTCGTCCCACTGACGGATAGTGACATTCAATCTGCCAAAAATGGTTCAGACTTTATCACCGCGAATCTCGTCAGTATCGGCGTCGAAATGTGGAACGGTATCGCGGAAATGTGCGAACCACTGTCGCCGATACCCGGCAAATACCGGATACCGAATCTCGCGATGCACAATACGTCCGAGGTCGTCTCACGTGACGGCGCGATCTGGCACGTTCTGAAGTCGCTCTCTTTTGTCAAGGAGAGCAGTCAATTCAGCGAAGACACTGACGACGGTCTCACTTATACGGAGATTCTACCGACCGATATGGACGTCGAAGTCACGATCAAACGAGCGCTCATACAAGCGAGTTAGGTGACACCGCATGTCGATTATGGAGTCCAAACCGGACACACCAGACTCACTGCTCAATCTGTCGAGCGTTCTTACTCGATTCGTATCGACGTACGATTTAACGCCAACGCGTGACTCGGTCGTATTCTGCGCGGGATCGGAAACACCGGAATGGGAATCGGATCCCGCCGCGTGGTACAACTTGCATACACACGACATCGTATTGAATATTGGTAAAGCGTGTCAATCGATCGGAAAACGAAAGATTCTCACGTCGTCCGGTATGATCGCGGACGCTGAATTCGGTTCCAGTATCCCTGACGACGGTAGTATTTCGGAATCGATTGTCGCGGAGATGTCGCGTCTGATCGAACGACGTAGTCAAGCCAATAGTCGTGATAAGTACCATACGTTTGTTCCGGACGAGTTTTCGATCAATACGATACCCGTCATCGACATTCATCATTCGTTGAAAACTGCACTCAACGCGCCAGCACGACGTACGTCAGCAGCAGACGTGATAGCTTGTACTGCACTGGCTATGGCGATTCACGAAACCGGTCACGCGGTATTCTCGCGATTCATGGGCGAAACCGACGGCTGGATCAGCGAACTGTCCTGGTACGAACGTCGAATTTTGACCGTTTTCGAAGAACTACGGTCCGAACGGCAGCAGTTGAAACGACTCGGATTCGGCGCATCGCTTCTGCGATTCGCTGCGGACGTGATTGTATCACCGAAAGAGATCGAAGAAAGTATCAGCAAGTCGCGTGAAGATGGCGAAATCAGTATTCCCAGTTACGCGCTGAACGTCACGCTGTGTCTCGGTCGTATTCATTACGACGTTTTCCGTGAGGACGAGACACGATCTGTTCGAAATCTCACTAAGCATCTGCTCGGTGAGAATCGACTCAATGAGATGTTCGATATTTACAAGTCGTATAGTTCGATCCGACTTGCCGATGAAAAATCGATGACCGAATGTGTCAAACGATGGGTGGAACTGTTTCCGGAACCCGAAAATCCGCATAAAAGTATCGTCATTCTTTCGGTTCCTCCAATTCCAGGTGACAGTTCTGAGAGTTCAGGCGACGGCGAACCATCGGATAGTTCGTCTACTCCATCGCCGGGTGGTAAGTCGGAAACGATCGATCTTCCCGGTCTTCCGACCGAAATCGGAGAAGCGCTCGATAAAGCCGTCACAGAAGCCGAAGTTGCTCCAGATGCTATAGGTGGCAGTACTACGCCTGCGCACAAACCGACGCCATCGGATGCGGCGTATAAAAAGGCAGTTCATGCTGATCAACGCAACTCGCTGACGTCGAAACCGACCGCGGAGGATCGAGTACTCGCACGACGTCTCGGTCACGAACTGCAGAATATCGATTTATCGGATCGTGTCAAGGAACTTCGCCCCAGCGATATGCCTCCGGGACGTCTGGACAGTCGCGCCGCAGTACAGCGTCAAGCCGAACTTGCGGAACGACGGATTCCGCAATCACAACCGTTCAAGCGTGTGATACATTCCGCGTCGAATCACAGTCGCCTCGTCGTCGGCGTTCTCACCGATACGTCGGGATCTCACGGTTGGGCGGAGACGTTCAACGCACGTATGACGTACATTATCGGAAACGCGGTACACCAGATCAACGGTCGCTTCGCTGGCGTGACGTACGGTGACCAGGCGATTATCACCGTCGGTCCGACCGAACGTCCGAACGCCATCACGACGATTCGGGCGAACGGAAGTCAAGAAGAATTCGATCTTGCATGTGGTGCACTCGATCACATGTTGAAACTCACCGTGCCGATGCGGGGAGAGACGCGCATTCTGTTCGTCATCGGTGATGGACAGATGGTCAAGCAATACGAGATGAAGAAAACAGCGGATTGGGTACAGCGAATGCGAGTATCCGGTTGCGCGATCGTGTGGATCACCACGTATACGCCGGACCATTACTATGACGGTATGCCGATGACTCCGAAGGGAGCAACGTCAATGATCATCAATCAGCAAGCCGTCAAACAAAATCCGACGTCCGCCATCGCTGAAGTAGCGAATCATGTAAAGAAGGCGATTCGTCACAAGACTCGGTAGTCGTCCGAGATGGATAAGGAGAGATCATGGCACGTACCAAGAAGCAGGAAAATCAGCAGAAGAAAGCTGATCTGGGACTGCGACAGATGTTTTCGCGTCTCACCACCGCGCGTCAGCATGCGGGCGAGTGGAAGGCTATCGCTGATGCGACTCGCGACGCTATTGTCGAAGCCGCAGGTGACGTGAAAGACGTGACGTTCATCGCACCGGACGGATCCGAAGTCGGTTCGATCGGCGAGAGTGAGCCGAGACAGCGTATCGACTACAAGAGCATCTTCGAGGACGCGTACTTTCAGCAGTTGATCTCCGAAGATCCGAAACTCGCTGCGATTGTCGAATCGGCTAAGGGAGAGTTTACTACCACTGTCACAGTGCGCTCGAAATGGATCGAACCAGACCCGCAAACGCGTAGCGGTATCCAGGTGATCGACTCGTCGCCGAAGAAGCTCGGACGATAGATTCTATCGACTCCGTCTCATTCGGACGTCTACGCGCGACTCGGCGCCCCAATTTTTCTGGGGCGCCGAGTTTTTGCGTCAGTTACCGTTGGGCTGACTGAGAACGAACGTGACTTCGCTATAGTTCGAGTTCGGACCTGAGATCAACGTACCTGATCCGCGACGAAGTGTCATATCGAAGAAGTCGAGTACGTAAGCGTTCGTCACAGCGACTGCACGAGCCGGAGCGATCGTTCCGACAAACGTCGCCGTGTTCGGTTCGACTACAGCGAGATCAGTGAGCGCGGTGTGCAACGTTCCGGCGATTTCCGCGATCCAGAACGGTCCGTGAGGTTGCGCTTCGAAACCCTGCCATGATGCGTGACCGTCGCCATTGACACCGTTCGGGGTCGACAACAGGAATACCGGTTGTTTGTTCGGCAATCCGCCGTTCTGTGCGCTGCTGGTTGTATTCGGCCAGCCGCATGGTGCGTCGAGACACAGTACCGAAGTCGCTCTAGTATCGCTGTACGCAATCTGCATAGCGGTGTAGCCGCCGTACGAGTGACCAGCGAGACCGACGCGTGACGTATCGATGATCGCTCCGATATTACCGTTAGCTCCCAGCGATGACAGCTGATTGAGCACGAACGTCATGTCCTGTACTCGAGCGTCCAGACATTTCTGCCATTGATTGTTCACCGCGTTGACGTTCTGCGCAGCCACGCCGGACGATGTCTCAGTGGCGATAGACTCCCACGTAACAGACAAGATCAGAGCGACGAATCCCTGCGACGCCAGCTCCTGCGCAACAGCGGTGTGAAATGAACCACCGACACCGAATCCGGGTGAAAGAATAACGACTGGAAGCTTACCGAGATCGGTACGGGGAGCAGCATTCGTGATCGCTTGAATCGGAATCGCGTGAATACGTGGATACATCGTGCTACTCTGGCTGAAGTAGTAGTTGAACGTACCGTCGAAACCTTGCGCATTATCCGCGGCCATTGTTGTATCTTTGCTCGTATTATCCGAGAGATACTTTGCCGACGTGCCGGTAGTCGATGTTGGATAGAACGCATTGACTGTAACGGCGCGTGTCGCGGATCCCGTCAACGGATCTTTAGCTTGATTGGTGAGAAAGAGATGTTGGACACCAACCGCGTAGGAACCAGTTGGATTGGGAATGTAGTTGGTCACAACGGACCTTTCTGAGTTTCTGTGTACGTGGAGTGTCCCGTCTTATCGTATCGTTTCTTGTCAGTTTATTGATACAGTAGCAAGTTTTACGGATCGTACATCGTGAACGAATCAAGGTTTTTCGAATACACCTGTGCGCCAGCTGGTTTGTTACCTTGTAAAATGAATCCGCCGTACAAATGACTTGAGTCGCGTGGCACGATGTTCGTTGAATCTGTCCACGATCCGAGAAGCGATCCGTTGTAGTAGCCGGAATAGACGCCGCTGATTTGTTCGAACGTGACGATGCCACCAGCGTTGAATGTGGGACTGTTCCACAACGCTCGCTGTGTGAATGTACTACCACTCACGGTATACATGGCCATGCCTTGTGTAGCGTTATAGAACAATAAAGCGGCACAAACGCCGCTAGCTGGTGTACCTGTGTTATTGAGAATCAGAATAGATCCATAAGTAGTGGAACCGTCAGATGCCGGATTAGCGACAACGATTTCTACGTGTTGACGTGTTGGACTCGCGAATGTAAAGGCGTTACAAATGCCCCAACTAACTGGTGAACCGCTCGCTGCAGCGGCACATTGAGCCGCGTTGCTTGCGATAACTGGCGGTGTCGCATTGACTGTCCAATTCGAACCGATCGAACCGTTCGCTCTATTGAAATCGTCGGTAAAACCGTATTGATAGAGCAAACCGAGACCAAGTCCCGATACCTTTTTGATTTGGCCGAGACTCATGCCACTGATCTTCTGGATTTGTCCAAGACTGAGTCCACTGATCTTGGGCATTATGCACTCCTGAAGTAAATCGTATTCGGGTCCTCAGAGGCGCCGCTAGACGTCGCCGTATTGTATTGCGCTTCAGTTCCGACCCATAATGTAATGGTAGTGGCTGTTCCGTTCTTGGAACCCTTGACCGTACCTGTAGCTAATTTCGTAAGAGCGATTGCAGCGGAACCATTGATGTCCGCATCCACGATCGAGCCATCGACAATTTTCGCAGATGTGACCGTATTATCTGTCGGTGTTCGGGTATCAGAAAGACGTGAATCGTTTCCCTGGCACGCAGTACCAGCTGTTGTTCCGAAACTAACAGCCAGCGTTCGATCGCTACTGAGATCGCCACCACCGGTGAGTCCAGTGCCGGACGAAATCAATCGAGATGTTTGTACAGCTCCAGTGATTCGGGAGTCGTTTCCCTGTGCTGCAGTTCCCGCCGTAGTACCGTACGAAACAGCTAACGAGACGTTGGATGATAACGCGCCGCCGCCTGTCAAACCTGTTCCAGCTGAAACAGTGCGCGTATTCGGTACAGCAGACGTAATACGAGAATCGTTGCCTTGTGCTGCGGTTCCCGCCGTGGTGCCGTAAGCTACCGATAACGTTTGATTACTCGATAATGGACCACCGCCGGAAAGACCGGTACCGGCGATTACCTGCGTGGTTTGCGCTACATATCGTGCATCGAGTCCAGATAACGGTACGTCAGTAGATTGAACGTACCAGATCGCCGCTGATGCATTGTATTGAGCAATCAACGCTTGATTTTGTAACGTCAGCGTACCAGTCGTAGAACCACCGGCCACATTGAATACGTCGGAGCCTCCGAGTGCGAGACTTATCGTATTAGTGGAAGAATCAACTTTCTTGACCGCGACTCGTGTCTTGTCTGCAGGTGCGGTGGGAAACGTGACAGTAAACGTACCGCCAGAAGCATTGGCGGCGACGAAGTCGTTAACCGCCATCGTATAGTTAGCCGTTTTAGTCACTACAGTGAATTTATCGGCTTTGTTCGTGAGACCAGGGACGGTCACCGCGGTCGCGGAACCACCGAGATCTCCGCCGCCGAGTTGAATCGTACCTTGTGTGGATGATGTGGCTTGTGGTGCTGGTGGTCCGACGATATTCTCAGCGATCGAACCCCAGGCACCGGACGTTTTCGGACCGTAGATATCGCCGGTAGCGACGTTCAAATACATGTCGCCGTTGTTGCCAAGTCCTGCAGCCGGAGCCGTCGTTCCCGTCCGCCATACGGACGATGCTCCGGTCGCTCCTGTCGGACCGATGATCGAGTTATTCAGCGACCACGTCGTACCGTTATATGTGTAGACATTTCCGTTACCCGATGTGTCGAGATAGAAATCGCCAGACAAAGCACCCGCGACTGTTCCAGGCGCACCAGAACCAGTGAACCATTTACTTCCACGTTGGCCGGTATTGCCTTGAACGCCTTGAATACCTTGATCACCTTGATCGCCTTTATCGCCCTTGGGAAGGACAAAACTCAGCGATTGATTCGGGGCAGTACCACCAACCGTCACAGATGCCGTTGTACCGGATGTTACTGTTCCGATAGACAATGTATTGGCGGGACCGATATCACCGGTGTCGCCTTTGGCACCGGGTGCGCCAGGTGGACCTGGATCGCCTTTCGGTCCCTGCACTGTCGGTTTTTGCGTCAATGGATCCGCCACAATTTCCGGCAGCGTGAAAAGTTCGTATGTACCGGATGGAGGAACGACGAAATCATACGTTCGCCGCCAATTTCCGATACAAATTTGAGCGCGTGCAGGTCCAGGATCGAGCGATGGTGATGTCATTACTCCGCCGACGAGAACAGCGGTCACCGGTGTCTGTGTAATGACCGCAGTGCCTGTGCTGTTTCGTCGCGGATTGAAGCAGAAAAACTCGACATAACCGGAGTCTTGGTCACCGGAGATGTCCTGGAAATTCTCTGTGATGACCGTCATGTGCTACTCCAAGGATCGTCGTCATCGTCGCGTTCGCGGATCTCATCGTTCAACGCGTCCAATTTCGCCCGAGATCGAGAAACTTGCTCATCGAATTCAGACCGACGAATTGCGACTTCTTGTTCGGCAATTTGTAACATGTGATGGGAAACCATGAGCCGTTGAGTGGCCTCAGCGAGCCGCAGCCGCGCCATTTCGGCTGCGGCTTGCGGATCCATGCTGTTATAGTCAATCGGTTTCGACGGCATTCAGAGCTCCTGTCACGTATGTACGGTCCCTGATAACACGAATGCGAGCGTTCCAGCTACACTCGCTCTTCCAGCGATAAAATCACCGGGACCAAGCATGTGACCGCCGATATAGTCACCGAGACGAACGGTGGTATCGGCTGCGACCGTCATATTGTTGATCACACGGTGCGTCGAATCTAATGCGCCACCAGATTTTGTGATCGACAACGAAAATGTCGCGGATACTGCGAATGACGATGTCGTGGGCGGAGAAACGGTCGTTCCCGCTGCTCCAGTGTCTGTGACAGTCGTCGTAGGCGCGGATACGGTCGCGATGAGTTTATTCTCACCGCCCGTGGTCGTGCCACGATAGAGTCTATACGAGACAGCTGCGGTGATCGAATTCCACGTGAATACGACCGAACCGTTCGCAGTTACTGTCCCAGTGACTTCGTTAGATGCCAGTGTCTCACCGGCGGACGATACCGCGGTGAGAACCCAGTAATACGTACCAGCAGTGAACGTACCGCCACCCGACGTATTGGTTCCCGGCGGCGTAGCGGATCCACTTGATGTACCGGTATCCAGATACGAGACCGTACTTCCGGACGAAATTGTTGTAACGAGTACGTTTTCACCGCTCGCCGACGTACCGCGATAGACTTTGTAGCCAGACGCACCGCCGACGATTCCCCAGTTAAGCTGCTGCGTTCCGTTCGCAACGATCGCATGTGTGACTTCGTTCGATACAGTCGTCTCACCGACTGATGTGGTCGCTGTCACGACCCAGTAATACGTTCCCGCGGAAAACGTACCGCCGGACGATCCTGTCGTTCCTAGCGTCACTGCGGGCGCAGTGGATTGCGCATTCGTCTGACTCAAAGCCAGTGTCGGCGCTCCTTGCGCGGATGACGAATTGCATACGCTCGCTTGAAACAATCGTGCTGACTGGTTTGTCGGTACTGTGTACAAAACGGTATCCGCGAGCGGAAGCTGTTGCGAATACAGAACCTGAGGTGAAACTGTACTCGCGTGAAGAATATCGTTTCCGGTCACGTGTCATCCTCCCAGAATGAATGCGAGTGCCGCGCCCACAGTCGGTGTCGGAAGCGGCTGCCACGAACCGTAACCAGCACTGTCACTTGTCAAAACGTTTCCTGCCGCAATAGTACCGGCCTGGATAAGCACCGATGGAAGCGTTGTAGTTCCCACAAACGTCGGCGAATTGATCGGCGCTTTGCCGGCAAGCGCGGGAACCGTAGGAGTCGTAGCGGTTCCACCGAGATCGCCGGTGAGTTGCACTAGACCGGGCACAGAAGACGTCGCGTTCGGAACGGTCGTTCCAGCTTGCCATGTCGCATTGCCGCTCGAGTCGCTTGTCAGAACGTTGCCCGCAGCTGGCGTACCGCCGGTGACCTTCAACGCCGGAGTAGTCACGGTTCCAGTAAACGTTGGATTCGCGACTGGCGCTTTAGAAGATAATGCGGGAACAGTCGGATTAGTGGCAGTTCCGCCGAGATCACCGCTCAACTGTACGAGACCGGGTGCGCTCGTCGTTGCAGGACCAACGCCGGCGACGCCTTCCGCAACGGCTGCGCTTTGCGCTGCTGCGGTCGCTGCAGATGCAGCAGCTGTCGCACTGTATTGTGCGACGTCACGCGCGGCTTCAGCTGCTCGTTCTGCTGTCCACGCGGACGATACGACACTTGCCGGATATTGCTTGTATTGCTCAAGCAATTGCATTAAATCGATGGGACCGCTGTTCGGTACCATGATGTCGTATGTATCGCGCCAGTTGCCGATCTGCATACGAACACGTGCCGGTCCGGGATCGAGCGATGGCGTAGTCATACTGCCGTTCACAATCGAGACGGTGACCACCGTTGGAGTGATCACGCTCGCACCGGACGAGCTAATACGAACGGGATCGGACCAGAATTCGACGGAACCGCTATCTGCGCCGCTTGCGATAGTATCAAAGTTTGCGGTGATAATCGTCATCTCGGCGACTCCTTTCCGTCCGTTTCCCATGTCTTATTATCGTCGGGCATTTGTTTCATTGCGTTCTCCCGTGCCATCGCTTCAGCGAGCTTTCTTTCGAGGTCACGGATTTGTCTACGTTGATCTTCTTGTCCACGATAAAGAACGTAAGTAATATGAACTTCGGTGAGAATAAATACCGCATAAACGACAAATTTAATAATGAATTCGCCAGGAACCGGTGAGATCATATGAATGATCGATAACGAAGCTGACACTAGTATAACGCCAGTGAACGCGACCGTCAGATACATCAACGCGCGACCTTGCGGTGTCGCTTTCCAATTCGAGCGTGTACCGTAGAGCGTTACGAAAATCGCCGATAATATCGACATCGTCAATACGAGAAGCGTATCGCCGCTTTTGATATCATCCCAGAAAAGTCCGAGCACTGCACCGAGATAGCACATCGTAAAGACATATGCAGTTGGAAGGGCATGCTTTTCTCTGCATCGAAAAATACGCCTTTTTCGTGACTTAGCAGCCATCTCACATCCGAGATGGCGTCGATCGCCCTTCTCGCGATTGTGCTTGTCTCTTGCTTCTGTGCCCCTCACTCCTGCTCCCTCAACCTCGCACGACGAGCCCAACTGACCGCTAGAGCTTCGGCGAAATGATTGGCGACACGTTCCTCTTCGAGCGCATTAGCAATCGCTTCCACTTCGTTTGTTCTTTCGCGCGTTATCTCGAGCATTTCTTGAGCACGTTCACGTTCTTCACGTGCTCGCTCGAGAGCTTTCGATGGCTCTCGTGTGTTTGTCTTACCCCATCTCATCAATTTCACCGTCGCCGTCGCTGTCATCGTCGTTGTCAGGGAAGGGATCGTCGAGACCGAAATCGAACTCAGCTGATCTCGTCCGTTTTCGAGGCTGTTTTACGGGTTGCGATTTTGAAGCAGCTTTTTTCGCAGATCGTCGCGGTTTTTCGGCTGCTGTCCGTGAAATTGCGCGTTGTTCCGGTGCCGCTGGTTGAAGTGCAGCGTGACGATCGTAAAGTTGCGATTCCACGTTCGCTCGTGTATCGGCTGCTATATCTCTAGCCCAAGTTTCTTCCACGCTGGATCGATGTTCGATTTCTCGAGCCACTTCTTGCTGCATGGAATGAATTAAGTGCGTTGTCGTACGTGAGGCGTCCAGCAGACGTGTAATCTGGATGGCTTGTTCTCGGTTACGTTCGAGATCTGCTACGTGCGTCTTTCGCCATTCTTCGATTTGATCGTCTTTGTCCTTCAGCATTCGCTTGTGCAACGCTCCAGGCACCAGACCGCCGGTCACGACAAGGATGACAAGCACGACGGCTAGACCGCCGAAGCCCAGGTTTCCAGTCCCGAGCATTTTGAATAGCTCTGTCATTTTTCTCTCGCCGTAGTCGGTATTGCTGTTGTCGATATCGTGGCGTGTCGGCGAGTGTCGTAATGTCAAGAAAGAGCGCTGTGTCGTCCGGCTGATTCGGACGGCGCGACAGGCGAGCCAGGCGCAGTTAATACAGATGTCAATACAGAATCAGTCAAACCGTTTTTGGTCGACTTGATACCGAGAACACTACCGATGAACATAACGACACCGGCTGCGATTTGAAACCAGTGTGGAAGACCGATATCCGTTGTCACGATCCATCCGGCGAGTACGACGAGTCCGGAGATAATGGCTGTAATCGTATTGGAGTATTTCTTCCACAATGGCTGATTTTGAAGCTCACTCAGCAGATTGCTCACAACGGCATGAAACGCGTCGATTTCCATCTGTCTGACGCTGGGCGTATGCGCGATACTTGCGACCGCGTCAGCCGTCGCTTTCACGATGATAGGTTTGGTCGTTTCCACGGTCGCCGCAAGTTGTGTCGCGGCGTCGGCAGCCCATTGCGCTGCTTCTTCAGCGAAGTCGTATGGGACGATACCTCCGGCTGACGGTGGTGTAGTCATCGATCAACTTCCGTTCTTTTTCGTCAACGCATCGATTTTAGCTTCGATTCGCTGAAGTGTTTGCGCATTCGATTGCACCTGTACAAGAATCGCACGACCGAATCCTGCTGCGCGTGCTGCATGACCAAGAACCGTATCGACGGCGTCTGCGGTCTTCGCAGTCGGCGGATATTCTTTGATCCAGAACGTAGCTTCGAACAGAATTCGTTGAATCGCCTGTCGCATCGACAACGGCTGAGATTGCTTGTTCGAACTATTTGGATCGCCACCGGCGTCCGCAATAAGCTGAACGTCACCAGCCGGAGCCATTTGCGCTGCTACATCATCTGCTGCACCCATTATATTGCCTTTCCTTATCGGTTGATTATAGCCGCTATATCGTTTTCCGAAGAAACGATGATAGACACTGATATAAACGCGTCACAGTCGTATCATGCGGAGAATTGCGATCGAATCGCCGTCCACGCGGATTCGCTATTGTCGAGCGAAATACCCAATGCTTCAGCGAATTCTTCGGCGCTGAGTCCGTCTGCAGAATTCATGTCACAGTTACCGAACGGCGGGCATCCTTCGGGAAGACCGCCACCGTATCCTTGCCCATCGGTGTATTGATGCGCGATTTGACCGGAAATATTCGGATTAGTGCCATATCCCGCTGCTATGATACGTATTCCATCAGGACGTGACGGCCACATGTTTTTCGCGTCGGGTTGATTGACATAGCCACAAATACGCCGACGATCGCCGATCCAATCGGCAAGTTTCCAATACGAGCGATTGATTCCGTCACTCTGATCGCCACCTGGATTACCGCCGGATTCAACATCGATCATGACGGCCATTCGCGGATGCGGCCCACCAGCCTGTGTGACCATATCGATTAGCGTATTGACAGATTCTTCCCAGTTCGGACGCCAATAGAAGTAGACGATAAAAAACGCCAAACGTCCGGAATTGATCGCATCGTTCGCCCACCGATAGTTCTGCCAAAAATTGGAATCCCGATAGGTGCCGTCGTTCGAACGGAACGACAGAACCGGATATGGATAGAGATCGTTGACCGGACTCTGAAATTCTGATACGTCGGCGAATAGTGTATCCACGACTGTCTCCTTATCGTTCGTCACCAAAGCGTCTTCAGGCCATTCGGCGTCAGCCAGCCACGGTAACGGATTAATCTTCTTTCTTTCGTCGTAGCCGTACGGCATTACAGTGAGATGCAGATGTGGACCACTCGATTCGCCGTTGGATCCGACGTAACCGAGAAGTTGTCCCCGAGCGACCGTATCGTTCTGTTTCAGACCGGTTGCGAAAGCGTTCCACATATGACCGTACGTTGTGACACCACCGCCTTCCTCATCGGGATGATCGATGACGATCCATTGACCGTAGCCTTGTGCCGGACCGATGTATTTGACCGTTCCGCCAGCACATGCATAGAACGGCGTACCGTCGTCAGCTTCGAAATCTTGTCCGTAATGAAATCCGCCGTCACGCATACCGTACGGTGATCCGAGACGGTATGATTCCTTTTTCATCGGCCACTGTCTGGTCACGATCACTCCTAAGCGGAATAGATGGTCACGTCGTTCCATGAGTTCGAGTCATTGAAGCTGGCACGTTCGACGCGAAGTCCGGCATACGAGTTGGACGCTGGAGTTGTCGCGTTAGCCGCACCCGAGTAAAGCGTACGTGATCCGTTGATATCGATATAGCAAAGTCCGTCATAGACAGTAAATCCAACTACGTCACCGGTATTGACCGTAACACCGGACGTCTTCGACGTTTGATCGGTGAACGTCGGACTGGATCCGCCGATCGAACTCGACAAATCGGAGATATAGATCTTGCTGTTGAAGATGTTAGCGCACAATGCTTGGGTTCCAGCCGAATTACTGCACAGCACCAAACTGGAATCAGCAGTACCGTTGATACCCGCAGCTCCACCGACGGTCGCCGTGATCCGCATTCGACCGTTTGTGATACCGGTATTACGAATAAGACCGCGGGATCCGTCGGTTGTTCCGTTCGTAGCCCACGAATCACTGGCTACACCGGCATTAGTACCGATCTGCGTCCATCCATTGACGCCGTTCTGATTGCCAGATCGTCCGTTGAAGTTGTCATAAAAAATTTGCGTCCATGCAGTATCCGCCGGAAAGCTACCGATTCGATCGTAGTGATAGATCCAACGAATGTACGCATCCGACAAAGAGTTATTGAAAATTCGCAGACATCGTCGTCCTGGACCGAATTTAAATCCCGATTCGATCGTTGCAGACCCCATATATGTGCCGTTGAACCACAATCGACACCATTGATCGTCATCGATCCACATGCGGAATGTAACTGTTGTATTGTTGACTGGCGAAGGAGGCACAAACGTAGAAAGAAGTGTACCGATGCCCATGATTGACGGATACTCGGCGATATAGATATTCTGTGAAAGTGGAGAAGTTCGGTAGTAGAATCGAATACCAGCACAGTTGACGAATGCCGCACCGATATCAGCCCATGTGTTCGTGAACAAGAAATCGAACGCTTGAGCGCTTGCGCCGCCAGCGGGCCAAAAGAATTCAGCCTCGAAACCCCAATTTGGCGTAAACGGCATAAATTCGTAACTTTCACCACCACCGTTTGTGGTGGTGGGATTTTGTCGTATATGCAATTCACCGAGATTATTGAAATCGGCCGGTGTACCGTCACCGAGATGAACCCACGGCCATTGAAGCGGAGAAACGCCGTACTCTTCGAAAGAGTCGTACCAGCCGCCCCACGCCCACGGCAGATTACGTCGTAATAGAAAACTCATGACGTTATCGGATCTCCCGTATTAGCGGCAGTTCCCGGATCGCCAGTCGTTGAAGAATCTGGAGTCGTCGTGGTATCAGTGACTTGTTCAGCGACGGCAGCCTGTGTTGCAGCGTCATCGACAACACCACTGATCGATGCGTCCGAGTGTTCTGCGAGAGTCCGACGCATTTGTTCGAAAACCATTCGATTTCCACGAAGACCGATCGGATCGTTCGCATCGAGTAACGGACGTAGATTATCCGGTTCGTGATTGAACATATTGATCGCTTGATCGAGTACTTTGATCGCGTTCGCAGATGTTTCCAAGTCGAAAAGATTGTCCAACGTGTCGACGCCAAGTGCTTTCGCCCAGAGCGCTTCTTGATACGGATGCACCTGTACGGTTTCTTGACCGACACCGCCACCGTACCGAGTTTCGAAGAATCTCATGCCGCGACTCCTTTACCCCGAACCGTTAAGTGTTTAGCATTACCGATTGCGATAACATTCCAAGTAATGCGGTCATTTTCGTCGATCTTAAGATCAAGACCTTCGATTTTATGACGTGTGACGTTCGAATCAATCGTAGTTGTGTGTAATGTCGATACTCGATCATCCGAATTGAGAGACATTTTTTGTGTCTCGATAAGCGCTCCGCCAATTTGCGTGTCAAATTCGAAAACGAGTTCGTTGATGATACACGGGTTTTTTGGCTTGATACCGATCAGCAGTTCGTTCGTGCCCAAATAAACGTCGTCCGAACTGATAGTTACTGCAAAATCAAGTATTCTCATTGCATTACTCCGAAGAAAAGAATTTGAAGATCGACAGGAGGCGTCGAACCGATAATGGACGTGACGTTGATGAACACTCGCTCGCGGGACGACATGGAAAAGCCGAGATTAGCCCAGTTCGCACGAGTCACATTCGCTGCGAGTGTGTAAGTACCGAGTAATGTATTAGTGACACCGGTTGAGTCCCATTTGTGAAGTTCGAACGTCATGCCAGCCGGTTGGGACTCGAGTGCGACGTGCATATCGGTAAGCGTTCGTGCAAGACCAACGGGTACGTTCTGACACAGACCGATACGGACTTCGTTGATACCAAGAACGACGGCAGCGCTGGCCGCGACGAATTCTGTTTCCCAGTACGATGCGCGACTTGACGCGCTAGCAGCAGTCGACTGTGCAGTTGCCGCCTGATTCGCTGCTGCAGACGCTTGGGTTACAGCGGCACTTGCTGCGGTATTCGCTGTACCCGCAAGCGTGTACGCGCTGTTTGCAGTGGTATTTGCAGAGTTTGCGACGGATGATGCCGTTGTCGCGGTCGCGCTCGTCTCGTGCAAGAAACCGGTCAAGTCGATAAATCCACCGGTGACGTTTTTGAGCGCATAGACCAGATCACTGATGAACTGATTGATGGCGTTCGCGATCATCGCCGGGATACTCGCGAAACCACCGAGCAATCCGTTGAAGAACGATGCTTCTAACTCGTTCAGATTTGCGATGAGATCGGATACTGCCGCTTGAGCGATAGATTCTTTCGTGACGCTCTGAAGTTTGTTCACCGTATTCGTGGTGACTGCTCCGTCCGGCATCTGGCTGACGCCGAACATATCGGGAGAGGTCATTGCTCACCGTCGCTCTCGTCGGTCTGCGTTGCATTTTGTGCTTCTGCAGCGCGTTTGAGATCTTCCATTCGTCGCTTCGCTTCGTTTGTCAGACCGCTTGTCGAGGGCGCGGATGCGGGATCCGGTTCGGTGAACAATTTGGCGAGACGTTCACGGACGACCGTTTGTTCATCGGGTTTCACGTTTTTGGCGTCTTCAGCGACGACCGGTGTCCGCGACGGTGGCGGAGTCGATAAAACCGGACGTGTACTGATCATTCGAGCTTCGTTCTTGATCGTCCACGGATCACGATCATCGTCAGATTGAATTCTGACGTTTTGACTCTTCTCGATCGCCGCCACACGTTCGATCGTTGCGTCTGCCGCACGATCGTCTGTGATTCGCATTTCTGATTGTTCGACCATCTTTGCGCGTGCTTCAGCGCGCCGCAGACCTTCGCGCATCGCGGCGAGTTGAGCTGGCGTTAGACCTGAGAAGTCGGGAATTTCCGGAGGTGCTTCGTAATGTTGTGGTTCTGGCTCGCTTACTGGATGCCAAGTACCGGGATTGATTGGAATATCGGGGCCTTCGGCGGGCGCACGATGTCGAATCAATTGCTGCGGTAATTGATTGACATGAATCCAACCATGCTCGTTCGCCATAGCTCGAACGTCACTGACATGAATCAGACCGACACGTTCCGCATGAATCGCGACGAGTTGTTGAGCGTCAGTCGGCAGATTCATCGACGGTTTATCGGTCTCGTGCAGTTCGTTCATCGGTACGCCGCGGAAATATCGCATATACGGATGAGGAATCGGGTACTTCTTGATACTTTTCAACGCCGACTTCGTCACTGACGGCTTAGGAATGTCCGCGAACAATGCGGGATCCGGTGGATCGCCATTTCCGGATCCGCCAGAAGAACCGTCTTCGTCAGTTTCTTCTTTTTCGGCTTTTTTCTGCGTAGGAGTAACGAACTCCCACGTTTGTGATTGCTGTTGCCGAGCGTTATCGGCTTCTTCTTTGATTGACTCGGGGGATGAATGACCCCGATTATAGTCAGGAGATACCGTCATGACGCCTCCATGTCTTGTCGTATCACGTTGCTGAATGAGCGACGGATTAATCGTGTCGATGTCGGCGTCAAATCGTCTAACTTAATTGGCATCTTACGTCACGAATCTACTCCCAAGCCTTGCACGATCGCTCGTACTTGCGCGAGCTGTCGCGACAAAATAGAACCCGGTGGTTCTTCGGCTTGACCGCTTCCGATCGTAATTTCCCATTGCGGATCTTGTGTTCGCGACCACGTCAATTTCAACACATAGACTTGGTCGACGTACAAAATGCCTGTGTCGCCAATTTCCGCACTGACACGGTCGCCGAGATCGAAATGTCTTCCGACCCAATACGGCGCGCCATTGATGACACTGACCTTGAATGATGTATAGGCACGTGTATCCCAGAATCCGTTTCTGATCGCTTGCAGCGCGGATAACGAGAAGCCGGTATTAGCGCCTTCGGCCCAGTGTTCACCGTACCGATTCGAACCCATGAGATCGGCGCGAATCGGATTTGTGACCTTGTGGAACGCCAGAACGACGTCTTCGACTTGATCATCGAAGATACCGAGCGCGAGACCCGGATTACCGATCAACGCGCCAATATAGCCGAGTACACCGTTGAGCAGCAGTTTGATACCGTTGTTGACCCAACCCGGTGATTTACCGCCGGTGACGACCGAACAGGCGAGCGCCTTGTGGATCGTCATCTCCCATGTCTGAATGCCACTCAGACCGGTTCGCATGCCGTTTCGCCACGATACCCACGGCGAATCCTGTACGGTTCCGAAGAACGTCGGATTTTGGTAGTTCGGCGACGGTGTTTGACCGTAGACCTGTTGTATTTCCGATACACCGTCGCTCAAAATGGTGGATACGGTTTTGAGTAAGCCGTCGACAACCGTTCCGGTCGGACCACGGAATCCGGATTTGTCGACAACGTCAATGACCAGTGTCGGTTGCGTCAGATTGAAGTGCGTGGATGCCGGCTGCGGATCGCCAGGAAGCCACCGTTGCGCGATGACCTGAAGTCCTGCGTCCTTCAAGACCGGAGTAATGACGTCATGCAGATTACCGAAACGCGTGGTCATAACGGTCCACGCCGACGTATCTCCGAAGAAGTCTCCGGGTATGCAGATGATCGGCCAATTTGCCGGATTCAGATTTGCGAGCCACGATGCCGGATCGAAAATATCTTCGGGAAGCGCCCATAGCGGTAGGAATCGCCGCATGAGATTCAGGAAGATCATCGTTTTGATGCCGAATATGGACGGCCCAGCCCACATATAGATCTTCGGATACTGGAATTCCGGCGGAAGCAACGGATTCGAGTAACAGACGACCTTCTTCATGTGCTCGTATTCGTGCAGGAATTCGAGTACGATGAACGTGAAGCCCTTGTCATCGCCCTTGTAGGTGATCGTCTGTGCTTTGCCGGACCATCGCTTGTAGCCCGTGTCCACAGTGATATGGACGTCTTCTTCTTGCTTCAGTTCGGAAATAAGCCAGTTCTGGAGCTTGTGTTTGCCGAACAGCGTTAGTGTTCCCGTACCGGTTTCGTTCAGCTTCTCCTCGAAGCTGGCATCGATTTCACCGAACAGAACCGATTTGAGTTCCCAATTTTTGTTCCAGATACGAATAAACGGGCGCTGACGTGACTGTTTTACGAAGTTGTATTGTTCGCGCAGGAGCTCGTTGCGCACGTCGTCGCATGTCAGCATAGCGTACGTCCTCCCACTTGCGTATCGTTTCTATCGTCATCGACGAGAAAGTCGCTCAGCGTTCGACTCAGCGCGTAGTTTTTCGTCATACCGACCACGGCCTGTCCCAACGTTGCGTCATATAGGCTGTGAGCGTTGTACTCGTCGTTCCGCCGGTGACCTTGACGGGAACCTGTGTCGGAGGCGTTCGTGGCGGAAGCGAGTACAGAAATGCTTCGGCGTTCATACGCGCCCATGCCTGTGAACCGTCGCGGACCATCAGCGTCGGATTCAGCGGGTACGTATCGACTAAGAATTCCTGACCAACGCCGAGACTCGGCAGCGTATGTGTGACATTCGTACCGGAAATGTCGTGACCGTTCGCATCGGTAGATCCCGCCGGCCAAAGCGCGACGCCATCGGGAAGCGTCCACACCTGCGTTCCGCTGACGATTTGATTGCAGGAATATTGAACCCAGCATTCGACGTCAGCGGGATTCTGCAGAGTGATGTATCCAGTTCCACTGCCGCTCGTATTCGTCCAAGACGACGTCAGTGTGGCTGAGTAATACCACGGGTCACTGGCGACAAGCGTCATTTCCCAGATCATGAGATTCTGGGACGCCGTATCGAATGTCATGCTGTCTTTGGGTTTGCGATCGAGTCGCACCTTCAGTTCGCGCGGTGGCGAAAGCATGGATTCGATCCGTAGAATACAATCGCGGTCGAATCGCAGAACTTCCCATAATTGGGAATCAACGCGCTCCCAGTCGAGTTGCGTAACACCCTGTGTACTCAAACGGATATCGATCGTTCGTTCTTCGACACGCGGAAAATCGGACGGCGTCGAGCCTTCCTGATAGGCCCAGGATTGACGAACCGGCGTACGAGGCGCGTGATAAATACCAGCGAACGTTTGCAACATACAAACGCCTTGTGCGCCCTTATTCGGACCGAGAATATCCAGTACGATTTGATCGTTACCGTATGTTGGACTGTTCGGGTCGAGATCGCGTTTGATCAGCTGATAGACCCGACCATCCGGATTGATGTCCGGCGAACGTCCGCGCATTGTCTGGAACGGCACTGTCACGGTCGCTCATTCCCTTCGATTACGTCTGTTTCGTGTCTCATCCGCGGAACCTGCTCGTGTATTGACCACTCGACAGTTCGCGACGCAATTCCTCCATCGCTTTCTGCGGATCCATTCCGTTGAAGATGATCGTGTCCGCGATTTTGTACGGATCGACGCCCATTTGCGTGGCTTGATTCGCGTAATCCACGACCTTGCCACCCTGCTGAATGCCCTGGTACGCGGAATCCACAATCTTGTCGGACCACTTTTCGAGTCCGATCGGCTGCAGGAATTCGCCGAGAATCTCGGATCCCGCGCTCTTCGCCCATCCGGTGAACTGATCTGATACGGTCGTTCCCGCATTGATTCCAGTGTTCTGTTCGGCTTCACCGAGCGACGAATGCGGAATTTCGACTGGCGCGTTGTTGATCGTGTTCTGATCTTGCGGATTGAGCGAATTGTCATCTTGCGGACCACCGGACGGTTTACCGATCGGCGGAGCAGGCGTGTTCAAAATGCCCTGCGGCGAATTAACGGTCGGAATCTTTGCAATGCCGACAGCCAACGCGATTGCCTGCATGACTGATTGCCATTGCTGCGGATTGAGCAGCGCTTCCGGCTTGTTGAGACCGTTGAAGACCTGCGTCATACCTGGCTTGATAACTCCGCCGGTGTCGTACCAGTGCGGATCGTTACTTTGCCAGAAATTCCACGCTTTGATCGGATCGCCGTAACGATCGCGGATATAGCGTGCACCGGCGTCGGCTTGAACCGTGGGATTCGCGTTCTCGTCGGGAAGATACGCGTCTTTAGTCGAACCAAGGAATTGGAACAGACCGAATGCACCGGACGATGGGTTACGTGCAGTCGGATTCCACGAGGATTCGCCGTTGATCAGATTGACAGCGGCGTCCCATTCGGCGCCCTTGTCCCAACCGTAGTTCGCGAAAATAGTACGGACTTGATCCTGTACGGGTCCGGTACCAGGTGCGATCGAGCCAGGACGATAACTGCTTCCCGATGCTTTGTCTTTTTCGTCGGCCTTACCGCGGACGAAATCGATGGTCTTCTGCGAGACGAGATCGTACCATTTACGCGGCGTTTGACCGAGCGCGGACGGACCGAAATCGGGAATTGAATTTCCGATCGCCCGTATCGGCTTTTCGAACAGATCAGCGACTTTATCGCGTACCCAGTGCGTCGCGCCGCCGATCGCGTTTCCAATCGCACTGCCGATTTTGCCGAGTAGACTTTGGTCACGTTGACCTGGTTTGAACGAACCTCCGAAATCGGGAAGCGTGTAGTTGATTCCGAACAGCGGATCGTTCGAACCACGTGCGACTCCACCGAACTGAACGCCGTAATCACCGGACGATTCCGCGTTGACGCCATCGATGGTACCGGCCATGTGCGAGTTTTCGCCACCACCGCCGCGCATGATACCGACTGTGATGGCGCCGGACAGACCCGGTTTCCATCCCATGTCATCGAAGTCGGATTCGGTATTGAACAATCGGGGACCGTTGGCGGCTTCGCCACGGAGTACGTGAACGATACCGGACCACAGACCCGAGCAGTCCCAGCTGGGATCGCCGACGCCACCGTATTGATACGGCTTACCAGATTCGCCCTGCATGAACGATTTGGCGCGATTGATCGCATCTTCGACAGAACCACCAGCAGCGAACGCCGGAATGAACATTCCCTCGGCTGGTGTCGCTCCCGATTTCGTTTTCGGTAAACTTGCCAGACCGGGATCGCCTTTGACGAAACGATCCAGATTCTCCTTACCGACGCGCGAAACTGCCTCGGCGGGAAGAACGTACTCGCCGTTGGACAAACGAGCGAGAATCCTGTCGTCTTTTGGTCCGCCAGGTCCCGTGACGAAACCACCAGTAGCGAAACCGTCGATATGCGGCAGTTTCAGATTATCAAGTCCGATAAAGCCGGCAATCGCGTTCCACGCCTTGGCGATACCGTCGTTGTAAATCGTATTGACGACGAACGATACTGGTTTGCGGGTAATATCGATGATCTTGTTCCAGATCGTCTCGATACCTTTGACCATATTGTCGAAGAAGTCGTGCAATCCTTGCAACGCGGACTTGAATCCGTCGAGTGCTGGTTTGACGACATTGTCGACCACCCAGCTGATCGCTTTACCGAGCGCGTCCCAGATCGGCTTGACGATATTGACATACAACCAGTTGATCGTATCGGCAATAAAGTGAATAGCATCCACCATCGCGTCCCATGCGGGCTTGATGATGTTGTCCCATTCCCAAGAAATAACCTTGCCGATACCATCGAAGACTGGTTCGATGACTTCGTGCCACCACCACATGAAGATGCTGGCGACAAATTTGATTATGTCGACCACGAATCCGAAGACCGGTTTCGCGATGTTGTCCCACCACCACTGAATTACAGCGCCGATGACTTGGAACGCCGGTTCGATGACGTTGTGCCACCACCACAGAATGACCGGAACCAACGTGTCTTGAATAAAATGCCACAGCCATTCGAGGGCTGGTTTCAGTACATTGTTCCAGGCGAATTCGACCGCGGTCTGAATGCCCTTCCACGCGGCCTGTACGATCGCGCGGAATCGATCGCTGTGCTGATACGCCAAAACGACGGCTGCGATCAACGCGCCGATCGCCAATACGATAAGCGCAATCGGGTTGGCGTCCATGACAATATTGAAGGCAGCTTGTACAGCAGCCCACGCCTTGGTCGCAGCCGAAGCGATCGTTTGCGTAATCGTCCAGGTACGAATGGTCCCGATCAGACCGAGTACGGCGCTCTTCGCACCGTTGATGGTGCTCGCCATTTGCGCACGACCGAACGCAATCGCTTCGACGGTGGCAGTCTTGATACTGCTGCCGAGCGACGAGAACATTCCACCGAGACCGGTGAGCGCACTCTTGGCGCCGTCGAGTGCCGCGCTGCCAAGTTTCGTTGCGAAATCACCGGCCGCGCGTCCTGCGTCGGCGATTGCGCCACCGGCAGTTTTCGCGGCTCCAGCTGTCTTGTCGATGAACGCGGATCCGGCTTTTTGTCCGAGATCCACGATCGAACCGGCGGCATCCTTGATCGCTTCGCCGAGATCGACCATTCCCTTTTTGGCAGGCGCGATCCAGCCCGAGAATTTCTCGGCCATACTTGGTCCAGTGCCGATACCCTGTACGGCCGCAGCAAATCCACGCGCGCTGTCCGCCGCTCCGCCGAGCGCACTACCGATTTGACCGGGCAGCGCGACGAGAGTACTCAATCCGGACGTCGCCAGTTTCCAACCGACGAACGCCGCGCCGAGAGCGACGATTTCCGGCGCCAGCGGTTTGGCGATACCGAGCAGATCCTTGAGAACCGAAACGACCGGTGGAAGCACTTCGGCACCCAAGTGAATGAGTGCTTGTACGTACGGTTTGATGGCGTCCAGGAACGCTTTGATCGTGTCGACCAGCGGCGGAATGATTCCGCCGAGATCGGTGAAGATTT